CTTCAGATACAAGTAGCAGATGGTGTTATCACTGATGCCAAGTTCAAGACCTATGGCTGTGGTAGTGCAATTGCTTCTAGCTCACTTGTGACTGAATGGATAAAAGGCAGAACATTGGATCAAGCAACAGAGATCACTAACAGAGAGATTGCTAGTGAATTGGCTTTACCACCTGTTAAAATCCATTGTTCAATACTTGCAGAAGATGCAATTAAAGCGGCTGTTGCCGACTACAGAGGTAAAAATGCTGACACTAACTGCGGATGCTAGTGAGAAGATTAAAGATCTTATTGCTGAGGAAGGTAATCCTAATTTAAAAGTTAGATTGTTTATTGAAGGCGGTGGTTGTTCTGGATTTAATTATGGATTTACATTTGATGAACTTCAGAACGATGATGATTGGGAACTTGACGGCTTGCTTGTAGATGCAATATCGATGCAGTATTTAGAAGGTGCTACTATCAATTGGAAAAAAGAAATCATGGGTAGTAGTTTTGTAATTGACAATCCAAACGCTAAACAGACGTGTGGGTGTGGAAGTAGTTTTGCAGTGTAATGTTAGAGACATGTTCAGACCTCATGCGCGAGGCTTACAAGCGCAATTGGATTACGGCTAGAGACGGTAACATCTCTATTCGTTGGCACGATCGTGATCACTTTTGGATCACACCTTCTGCTATTCGCAAACCTGATCTTCAACCAGCAATGTGGAAGAAGATAGCAATTGAGGAAATCAATGGATACAAAGCAACGAGAGTCTTACCGTATTCCGAGCTTAGTAGCAATCTCAAGCCGAGTGGAGAACTCCCTCTACACTTTGGCCTGCAAAAAAATATACCACATGGCATCGACACTCGAGTCGTGGTGCACTTACATCCGACTTACACGATCGCAGCGATGCACAAAGGATTAAGTCTAGAAAATTTATCATTTGATTTTCCAGAGCTTCGCCGATATACAAGTGTAGGTAAATCTGTACCTGATGTATTACCAATCTCAGAAGAGCTTGGAGAAAAAAGTTGTAAAAATTTAGGATTGGATGATACAGGAGCCTTAAAGTATGATATAATAGGCATTAAAGGTCACGGTGTCGTAGCAGTTGATGAAACACCGTGGAGAGCCTTTGAACACATTGAACGCCTTGAACACATCTGTAAGATTGTATTAGCAAGTGGTAAATAAATGTAAGAGTTTTTGGAAGACGTGGCAATACGCCATTGGTTCCTTTGATGATGAAACGACCAAACCATATGACACTAAGGTCACGGTAATCAGAACATTCTGGGTTTTGCTACACATCACAACCTGTTTGTTCATTATAATTGGTAATGGTAGAACTTTAGGACTTTGGTAATGATTATTGGATTTACAGCATCGGCCTTTGACTTGTTGCACTCAGGCCACATCATGATGCTACGTGAAGCAAAGCAACAGTGCGACTATCTCATCTGTGGTTTACAAACAGATCCAACACTTGATAGACCTGATAAGAATAAACCTATTCAATCTATCGTAGAGCGACATACACAACTCGCTGCAGTTAGATATGTTGATGAGATTATTCCTTATGCCACTGAAGAGGATCTAGAGGACATCTTAGAGATGTATCCTATCAACGTACGTATCCTTGGTGAGGAATATAAAGATAAAGATTTCACTGGCCGTGACATCTGTAAGAGCCGAGAGATCAAGCTACACTTTAACGTAAGATACCATAGGTTCTCTACCAGTGAACTTCGTAAAAGAACTAAAAATAATGAAACCCTTTGAATTTCTAAACTCAATCAACTACAGTAAACAGAACTTAATCACTGATGATATCTCAGAGAAAGCATACAATGGTTTTATGGTTAACCGATCTCTATCGTATTTTCCGGACACTGTGCTTGCCGCTAATGAGATGAACATCAACCATCACTTGGACAACAAGCTCCAAAATGACTTTCTTCTTAATTTAATTAGAAAACGTAAACGTTTCTCTAAATGGGAAAAGAAAAAAAGTGATGCCGACATAGAGGTCATAAAAGAATTCTATAGTTATAGTAATATCAAAGCTGAGCAAGCACTATCACTTTTGGATGAATCTCAACTCGAAATCTTAAGAAAAAAGGTATTAAAGGGTGGTAGAAAAGTTTGATGAGTTGCCTATTGATATTCAACAAGAATATCTTAGTAAAGCTAAATTTTTGATTGAAAATTCTTATATTGAAGAAGATATTTTAGCACTAGCAATTAAAATTTACAATTCTCACCATATCTTATAGCCGTAAACGTTAAAATTTATAAATATGTTTAGTTATGAATTTCATAATGTTATAACAAGAATTACATAAGAAGGTGAGTAAAGGTGGAAGAAAGTAACTTGATTGAATGGACACCCAACAGCATGTTGGAAGTCACCTTAAACGAACCGGATGATTTTTTAAAGATCCGTGAAACCCTAACAAGAATCGGTGTAGCATCTCGCAAAGAGAAGAAGCTATATCAGTCATGCCATATCCTACACAAGCAAGGTCGGTACTTCATCGTACACTTTAAAGAGCTGTTCTTGCTTGACGGTAAGAAATCAAACTTAGAAGAGAACGATGTTGCTCGTCGCAACACTATCGCTCTGTTGATGAGTGACTGGGGTTTGCTATCGATCGACAATAAGTCAGCGGCACAACCAGTAGCGCCAATGCGTCAGATTAAGATCATTCCTTTTAAAGAGAAGAATGATTGGGAATTGTGCCCGAAATATAATATCGGTAATAAGTAGTTTACAACCACGTAAAATCGTGGTATAATATAAATACATTATGGATGCTGCAGTAGCAGGTCCATTTTCTACAACCTTGCTTAAATTAGGAGGTCTATTATGACAGCTTATAAATTTCCGCGTTCTGCGTTTATTGGGTTCGATAGTATCTTTGACGAGTTGGAGCGTATGGCTTCAACGGCTCAATCAGACAACTATCCCCCACATAATATTGTAAAACTATCCGACGACAAATACCAGATTGAAATCGCTGTAGTTGGGTTCAAAGAGAAAGATCTAGAACTCAAAGTACAGGATGGCATCTTGTACGTCAATGGTTCTAAGACCTATCCAGGTTCTGAGCCAGTGTACTTGCACAAAGGTATTTCGGGTCGCTCGTTTAGGCGTTCCTTTAGACTGTCTGAGCACGTAGAGGTAAAAGGAGCCGATCTAAGGGATGGATTGCTCGTTATTGGATTAGAGAGAATCGTCCCGGAAGAGAAGCGTCCACGAGTTATTCAAATTGGAACTAACACAGTGGAGAACACACATGACACAGGTAAAAAACTTCTTACAGAAAGTAATGCTTAAACTTGAAAACTGGGGCGGCGCTGTTGCCCAAGCTCAAGTCGAGCACTATTTGTCTCAATCTCAGAATCTTGTCGAACTTGAAAGACGGATGAAAGATATTGAGCAATGTAAAACTCGTTACATGCATTACATCTAGTATAAATAAAAGTTGCCGGACCTTTTCAAAACCGGCATTTCACAAACACACACAGGAGAGTAAAATGTTTTCACCTAAATTCTATATCGAGCAGTTCCAATACGCCAAGAAGTTGGTTGGCGACCAGATGTTCAAGGATCAACCTGAACTCAAAGAAGCCGCCGAGAAGTATCTCGATGCTCAAACTCAATACGCTGAAATGCTTGTCGACAACTTCATCACCATGATGAAGTACAGTGTCGACCAATTCTCGGCTTTTTCAAAAATGGTAGCTAAATAATGGAGACAACTATGAAGAACCCGTTTGAGATCCGCCAAGAAGTTTTAAAGATGGCCAAGGACTACATGGACCGCCAATGGGAAATGAACTACATGTTCGCTCAGCAATTGTTCGATCAGGGCAAGAAGACTGCTGAAGACATGCAAGAAGCTCTTAAGCCATATTCAACTGAAGAATTGATGAAGAAAGCTGCAGAGCTATATACGTTTGTCTCTAAGCGAGATTAATCAGAGGGGCTTCGGCCCCTATTTACTTTCTGTTGATTTTATGGTATAATAGACTTTATGTCATTCTACACATCTGTTTTTCGTTATGGTAACTCCATCATGTATCGAGGGTATGATGGAGCAGGTCACAGATACCAACGTAAGGAACCCTTTCAACCTACATACTTCGTACCGGCACAAAAAGATACTGGCTGGCGTGGCCTCGATGGTACACCCATTGGTCCAGTTAAGATGGACAACATGCGTGAAGGTAAGGAGTGGCTAGAGAAGTATAAAGATGTCTCTGGCTTTAACATCTATGGTAACCCAAACTATATTCATCAGTACATCACTGAAAAGTTTCCTGGTGATATTAAGTTTGAGCGTGATCAGATCAACGTAACTACGATCGATATTGAAACTGCGTATGAAGGCGGATTCCCCGATCCGGCCAAAGCAGAGAATGAGATCCTGGCTATCACAGTCAAGAACAACATCGATGGCGTCTACTATGTCTGGGGTTACGGTGACTATAACAAAGAAGAAGCACTTATTAAACCTGTGCACTATACAAAGTGCAAGGATGAGTACAACTTGCTTAAGTTATTCCTTGAACACTGGTCCAGTGAAAAGTTCTCGCCTGATGTCGTAACTGGCTGGAACTGCCGGTTCTTTGATATTCCATACCTTGTCAATCGCACGGCAAAAATCCTGGGTGTAGATGCAATCAAGAAGTTCTCACCTTGGAGTATGGTAAGCTATCATAAAGTAAACCGGCGTGGTAAGGAAGATGAGTCCTACACGCTTGAAGGCATTCAGATTCTCGATTATCTTGAGCTCTTTCAAAAGTTTGGCTACTCCTATGGCGCACAGGAATCTTACAAGCTCAATCACATCGCATACGTAGTACTCGGTGAACGTAAGCTCTCGTTTGAAGAGTCTGGTTCACTGAAGAACCTGTACAAAGACGACTACCAGCGTTACATTGACTATAACATGAAAGACGTGCAGCTTGTCGATCGTCTTGAGGACAAGATGGGTTTAATTACACTTGCTATGACTATAGCGTATAAAGGTGGTGTAAACTATACAGATACGTTTGGTGTGACTGCGATATGGGAATCAATCATCTATCGTAAGCTTAAGTCACAGAAGATCATGCCGCCGATCAAGGAGAACGATAGTCATAAGACTGCGTTTGCAGGTGGATATGTTAAGGATCCTCAGGTCGGTATGCATGAGTGGGTTGTGTCGTTTGACTTAAACTCGCTGTATCCTAACATTATTGTCCAGTACAACATGTCACCAGAAACACTTACGAATAAGTTTGTGAAGTCTGGTGTTGACTACTACCTGGATGGTAATAAGGCTGATGTAGATAACTACGCTGCAGCGGCCAATGGCTCTACATACTATAAAGAGTATCAAGGTGTAGTGCCAAACATCATTGTAGACTACTATGATGAACGTGCAGCGACTAAGAAGTTAATGCTCGCATCACAACAGGAATATGAACGAAACAAAACATATGAACTTGAGAAAGAAATCAACCGCTACGAGAATATTCAGATGGCGCTCAAGATTCTTCTCAATAGTCTTTATGGTGCTCTTGGTAATCAGTATTTTCGATACTTCGACCTGAGACTCGCCGAGGGTGTAACACTCACCGGCCAGCTCACCATTCAATGGGCAGAGAAGGCGATCAACGCCGAGATGAATAAGATCCTTAAGACTAAGAATAAGGATTACGTCATCGCGATTGATACCGATTCTTTATACGTTAACTTTGGTCCTATTATCGATACTATTGTATGGAAACCAAACGATGGACAGGACAAGAAAGTTGCGTTCCTGGACAAGATATGCCGCGAACACTTTGAACCTATCCTTAGTGCATCATACGATGAGCTGTTCAAAAACATGAATGCATACACCAATCGCATGGTGATGAAGCGTGAAGTAATCGCTGATCGTGGTATATGGACTGCAAAGAAACGGTACATCTTGAACGTACACAACTCAGAAGGCGTGCAGTATGCTCAACCTAAGCTCAAGATCATGGGTATTGAGGCTATCAAGTCTTCAACACCTGAGGTTGTGCGCAGCAAGTTTAAGGAAGCGTTTAAGATTATAATTGAAGGTGATGAAGAAAAGACGCGTAAGTTTATCAATGACTTTAAAGCTGAGTTCAAGTCTCTGCCACCTGAAGAGGTATCTTTTCCTCGATCTGTAACAAACATCACCGAGTGGTCAGATCGTAAGACGATCTATAAGAAGGCCACACCGATTCACGTTCGTGGTGCGCTGCTGTACAACAAGTACACAAAAGAAAACAAGCTCGATAAGAGATATGAACTCATAAATAATGGTGACAAGATCAAGTTTGCATATCTGAAGATGCCTAACATCATCAAAGAAAACGTTATATCTTTTCCTGACTACTTACCAAAAGAGTTAGGCCTTCACAGATACGTAGACTATGACACACAGTTTGAAAAGACTTTCCTTGAACCTCTGCAGTTCATTCTTGATGCAGTCGGCTGGTCTCTAGAAGAAAAACAAACCTTAGAGGATTTCTTTGTATGAAAGTTCTAGTCATTGGTTCTGGCATATCAGGTGTCATGGCCGCATACTTCCTTGCAAGAGACGGCCATGAAGTGACGATCGTTGAACAAGAGAGACACGCTGCCATGAAGACAAGCTATGCCAATGGTGGTCAGTTGTCTGTGTCAAACTCCGAGACCTGGAATACCTGGTCTAACGTATATCGTGGCATCAAGTGGCTATTCAAGAAGGATGCACCACTGCTGATTCGCATGAAGCCAGAGTGGGCGAAGATCAAGTGGCTAGCTCACTTCATGTATCATACGATCAAAGGTAGTTACAAGCCTGCGACTATACGATCGATTGAACTTGGCCTTGAGTCTCGTAAGCTGATCCAAGAGATCATCGAGAGAGAAGGAATTGACTTTAACTACTCTCAATGTGGATTGCTTCACTTCTATAAAGATGAGAAGTACTTTCAAAAAGCTGTAGACGCGACTGAACTTTACGAGTCAAATGGATGTGAGTGGAGACAGAAGACTGAAGCTGAGATCCTGGACATCGAGTCCTCACTGCAGTTCATGAAGGGTAAGTTGCTAGGTGGTGTGTGGACTGAGAGTGATAGTTCTGGTGACATCCACAAGTTTTGTACAGAGCTCGTCAAGGTAATGCAGAGTAAATATAACGTGTTTGTCACGTATAGTCTGACTGTCGAGTTTGATAAGTTTCCTTTTGACGAGTATGACACAGTAGTTGTATCAGCTGGCGTCGGTAGCACTAAGCTTGCAAAGTCACTCGGTGACACGATCAATGTATATCCGGTAAAAGGATACAGTATTACTATTAACAATGTAGACGCTGAGCACTTACCTAAAGCCACGTTACTTGACGATCAAGCTAAGATCGTAACGTCGACTCTTGGAAATCTATTTCGCGTTGCGGGTACTGCTGAACTTACAGGTGAGAACTACGATATCCCACGTGATCGTATTCAACCACTCCTAAACTGGGTTCACGATAACTTTCCACAGATCGACACGAGCGACTATAGTATGTGGACCTGTTTACGCCCCATGACTCCGAACATGTTACCCATCGTGAAACAGAGTGAGCGTAATACTAAAGTATTCTATCACACCGGGCATGGCCATCTTGGTTGGACATATAGTGCTGCCACTGCAGTCGAGTTAAAAGATTTGATTTACAGTGTACAAACCAAAAATAACTTGGTATAATATACATTGCAGAAAGGAAATATTATGAAAACATGGTTTACTGACATGAGACAGATGCACGGAAAGTACGGTGTATCTCAATGGATTCACAACGCAAGACAAGAAGATCGAGAGAAACTTCGTAAGTTCCTTGAGTTTCGCATGAACTTCCTCAAAGAAGAGTACGAAGAAACTCAGAAGGCTTACGCAGAGAAAGATGCAGAAGAGATCATCGACGGTCTCATCGATATCTGTGTTATCGCCATCGGTACTCTCGAAGCCTTTGGCGTCGACGGTGACAAAGCATGGCGTGAAGTTTATCGTGCAAACATGAACAAAGAAGTTGGCGTCAAACCTGAAAGACCAAACCCTCTTGGTCTGCCTGACCTGATTAAACCTGAAGGATGGACTGCACCAAGCCACAAGGACAATCATGGTTATATCGCTGACGCGTTTTAAGAGTGTATTCGATAACAAGACTCATAACTCATTGCAGTTTGAGTCTTTCGAACAGTTTCAGATGGCACTTCAGGCGCTGTCTGAAAAGGAGTGTGCGTCAAAGAAAGATGCATACTTGATCTCTCCAGCAACTTACATTGAAGGTACAACACGTGCAAATAAGAACGTAATCAACTGGGGAGGCTGGGCTGCAGTTGACGTAGATGAACACGATATTGAAGGAGACCTAAAAGATGGACTTTATAGTAGGTTTGGTCGCTGGCATTATATTTGTTATAGTACTGCTAGCAGCACAGAGTCTCGGCCGAAGTTCCGGCTTGTCTTCCCGCTTACACGACACGTACAACAAAATGAGATCAAGCATTTCTGGTGGGCACTTAACTCTGAGCTTGGCTCCATCGGAGATCGACAGACTAAGGATCTCAGCCGAATGTATTACATCCCTGCGAAGTATGCTGGCGCTTACAACTTTTTTCATGTTAACGCTGGTGTGCCTCTTGATGTCGATGGTCTATGCGCCAAGTGGGAGTACAGTGATCGATCTGATTCAGCAAACTTTATCGACAGACTCCCAGAAGAGTGGCAGCGACAGATCATTGAGCACAGAAAAGCCCAGCTTGAAAATACATCGTTTCAATGGTCAGGATACAGAGACTGCCCGTTCTGGCCAAAGAAGCTAGCGTCTGAGTATCAGACAATCAATAGCACCGGTTGGTATCACAAGATGTATCAGATCATGGTGGCTACAGCAAGTAAGGCTGTAAAGAGCCAGTATCCTATCACTGCAAATGAGATCACCGCATTATGCCGTGAATTTGATATTGATACTGGTAACTGGTACGAGAATCGTCCGATGAACAAGGAAGCTGATCGTGCTCTTGAATACGTATATAAAAATATATGAGCATGAGGAAAAGACGGACTCATATCTGAGCAAGACCATCACTGGAACGCTAGAGGTCATGAAATTGTAGCCGATGTATTCTATGAGAGATATCTAGAGATTTGTAATACTTAAGTACTATATGTACTTTTATCTAGAAACTGATTATAATAGCACTATTCATGTGAAATGAGAGGAATATATCATGAGTATTTTTGACAAATATCCACTAGTAACACGAGTAAATATTCCTAAGGATTCGATCGAAACATTAGGTCAAAGCACGTTTAACTCAGATGATGAGTATACACCATTGATCGAAGGCATACGTAAGATAATGCCTCAAGTGAAAGAAGTATATAAGAGTGAAATCTTAGCTGGTTTCAAACGATTCAAACGTAAGGATGCAGTTGAGTACTTTAACTCTCTTCCCATGTCTCAACGGTCGGTCGAGCTCAGTAAACAAATGGGAGACTCAATCAATAACTTGTTCGAAGAGTTACTCATCGAGTCTGGCATTAACTTACTCGTTGATCAGGGTGATGGATTCGACTGGGTCTACCAAAACAATCGTAAGACATACATCGAGGATAAAAATGCAATGTCACAGGATCTATCCAATCGTATGTGGGTAGGCAACTCTGGCTCCGGTCGTAAAGTAAGTATGCACCTTTTAAAAAGATTTGAATTAAATGAAAACTATGAGTTGGTTGGAGCTCACATCTCTTTAGTCAACCTAGATGATACGACTCAGTATTGGGTCAATACAGCAGGAGCTCGTAGCACTTTATCCTTTACAAAGAAGGACATTAGTGGTATAATTACTATCTACGGCTCATGGGAAGCAAAGACGAAAAACATTTTTCCACGTTGGGAGGCAATCTAATGAAGGAATCAATTAAAGTTTTACAAGAGTGTGCTGAGTTGCAAGACAAAAAGTCTCGTGATTATCAGAACCCTAACTCAAGAATCAAGCAGGCGGATTACTATCCACGTGGTGTATCGACTATCTTAGATACAGTTAACGCAAAAGTATTACGCATGTGGTCAGTGATCGAGGCAATGGAAAATGATCCGTACTATAAGCCTAACTTCGAGTCTATCGAAGACAGCGCTAAGGACATCATTAACTACTGCTCGTTCATTGTAGCGTACTGCCGTGGTAAGGTGCCAGGCCAAGATCCAAACAAAGACTTTCTCAATCGAGAGATCAAGCAACTAAAGAAGGAAAAAAGTGATGAAGTTTAAGATGGCCATTGTCGGTCACGGCTTTGTGGGTAAAGCCGTAGACTATGGGTTCAGTCACCCTAATGTAGAAAAGAATGTGATCGATCCGAACTACAATACCTCGATCAAAGATATTCCTATCGATGTCCAGCTCATCTTTATCTGTGTGCCTACACCGTTTGGTAACTTCGATATCTTTCGAGGAGTAATGAAAGAGCTTGACCAAGGAGGATTCTTTGGTAACAGCGTAGTAGTGATTAAGTCGACAGTTCCGCCCAACGTCTTGTCTGAGTTTAAAGACACCGGCGTTGTCTATAATCCTGAGTTCTTGACTGAGAAGTTTGCCAGTGAAGACTTCATCAATCCTCCTATGCACGTGTTTGGTGGTAACCTGCACAACACTGAACTTCTAGAGCGGTATTACAACGAGTACAGCCTGTGTAGTCCTGCTCCAGTCTTTAAGGTGTCGATTGAAGAGGCATCTATCATTAAGTACACGATCAATTCATTCCTTGCTACAAAAGTCATGTTCTTTAACCAGATCTTTCAGGTCTGTCAAGAGAACGGGTTTGACTTTAACAAGGTTGCGAACGCAGTTGGCGCTGAACCACGTATCGGTAAGAGCCACACAAAGGTGCCAGGCTTTGACGGAAAGCTTGGCTTCGGCGGTGCCTGTTTTCCAAAAGATACCAAGGCATTCATTGATTACAGCGATAAGTTGAGCGTGCTGCGTGCTGTTGTAGATGCGAACAATAAAGTTCGCGCTGGTTACGACCTTGATGATCGAGAAAAAGTTCAAGGTGTGGTGTACAAGATCGCATAAACGATATATAATATTATGATGAATGTAAAACATGTCCGCGACCATTTCGTCCAAGCGCTATCTGACCAACAGTTCACGATAGATCGCACTGGTGCTAAAACCATCGAGCTCCTAGGTGCTTCGTTCATCGCTGATGAACCTGCAATCTTTGGTACTCCTAACTATGACTACATCCAGCGTGAGCTTCGATGGTACGCTGCTCAATCGACTAATGTCAACGATATTGAAGGTGATACTCCTCAAGCTTGGAAGATGACCGCTAATAAACACGGTGAGATCAACTCTAACTACGGCCACCTCATCTACTCTAAGCGATACTATAAGCAGTTTCAGCACGTAGTTGATGAGCTAAAAGAGAATCCTGACTCACGCCGCGCGTCTATGATCTATACTCGTCCGTCTATCTGGCATGAGTATCATGAGAATGGCAAGAACGACTTTATCTGCACTAACTCTGTAACGTATTATATTCGTAATAATAAAGTTCATTGTGTTGTTCAGATGCGTTCAAATGACGTAGTGTTTGGTTATAAGAACGACTATGCTTGGCAGCAGCACGTACTCAGCGCCGTTGCTCGGCACGTTCATCGCGATCCTGGTACTATTACTTGGCAGGTACAAAATCTTCATGTATATGAACGTCACTTCCATCTTGTGGAAGAGCAGGGTGAAGATCACCAAGATCTTTTTAGAGATGAGATTGCATTTATCTTCACGCCTTCTACCGTTGATGTCAATGTTAGCATCGATGATATAACTCCACAGCAGTGGAACACGGCTCATCTCCATCACCTGCAAAAGTCAATGGTGCAAAACGTACAAGAACACTCTGAACATTACTACGACACTGAAAGAAACAAGCCATCACAAGGATTTGTTGGATTTAACGGAACATCATATGACGACTTCAAATCTAACTTGGGACTCTAGATTTCTCAAATTAGCAAAACAAGTAGCAGAGTGGTCGAAAGATCCTTCTACAAAGATTGGAGCAGTTGCAGTTGGACCAAAGGGTAACGTATTAGCGCAAGGTTATAATGGATTTCCTCGAGGAATCTTTGATTACGAAGAGCGTTACAATAAGAGAGAAACGAAGTATAAGCTTGTAGTTCACGCTGAAATGAACGTGATCTATAATGCTACATATAATGGTGTATCTCTTGATGGTGCTTCTTTGTATGTAGCTGGTTTACCTATATGTAATGAGTGTGCCAAGGGTATCATACAAGTTGGTATCAGGCGAGTTATAATAGAAGAGGTGGTTGTACCACCGAAGTGGGAAGAGTCATGGCACTGGTCGAAACTGATGTTCAACGAAGCGGGAGTGGATGTTATGATGTTATCTTTGTCGGATTAAATCCAGCAAAGGTAAAGAACAGTACGTCAAAAGGATCTGCCTACGTTCGCTTCACGCAGTGGATGGACTCAATTGGAATCCATTACTATTCATTTGTAAATCTTTCTGGTGACCCAAACTGGGACTTTAGGTTTACAACGATTGATAAACAGTTTATAATAGACATCCTCAGTAAGCATGATAAGATTGTTTGCTGGGGTGATCGCGTAACAAGTTACGTTAAGCGACTAGGATTCGAATGCTTTACACTGCCACATCCATCGGGTCTAAATAGAAAAATCAATAATCATAAATACATTACACACACTTTAAACGAATGTAAGGATTTCATCAATGAAGACAATCATTGTACTTGGACGCGGCACTGAAGGCTGTGGCGTAACTCAATGCGCCATTCAGATGCAGAAAGTAACTGGTGCAACTATTCTATCAGCCAACGATAAGAAGTGGGGTAGAGCCAAAGGCCTAGACCTACAGCAGGTTGAAATGAACATGGGTAGCCAGTGGAAAGAGATGGCAGATCTCGTTAACGAGAACGATCTCTGTGTGGTCTACTCCATTCCATCTAAGTCCCATCCACAAGATTGTCAAGACAACTTTCTCAAGTTTCTTGACGCTGTAAAGATTCGTAAAGCCTTTATTAATGTAGACCACAAGGCTGCATCGATTGCTCGTAACGCAAACTTAAAAGAGGTGTCTGAAAAGGTTGACGTCATTATGACTCACAGCCTGCAGAACGACTTCAGCTCGTTTATGAGTAAGAACAAAGTAAAGACTCCTTTAACAAAGATGGGTCTGGGCTTTGACTACGATGGCCACCGAGCAAAGTACTGGCGTCCTATTCAAGAGCAGCAGCACAACATGGTGCGATGGATTGGTCGCACTGCAATGTGGAAAGGTCCTGCCTTGATGATTGACTTTCATGAGCAGGCACTGATGGAACATGGATTCATCACAGTGATGGAAGGCCTAGAGGCTTCTATTCAATATCCCTTGGTCTTGTATCGAGATAACAAGAACGAGAATCCAGTTGATCGTCGTAAGGTTGTCAACTACTTCCGTCCAGAAAAACAACACGGTGAGACTCAAAAGTTTTTGGAAGAGTTTCACGGCCAAGAAAAGACGGGCCAAGGCGCCTACTTATATCCCCAATACATAAATGATGAGGCCATGAAACGCATGGCTCTATCTGCGTTTGGTTCAGACCTGTATCACCTCAAGGCTGAAACATACGGCAACAACATCGAGAACTGTCATGCCGAATGCATTGCATCTGGCACAGTCCCTTTGTTTCATAAACACTTCTGCGACAACGTGATTCACGCCAAGCAGGGTAAACCGATTAGTCAATGCCAGTATTCAGGCACCATTGGTGTTGACTATACAAACTTTCAAGAGTGCCGAGAACTAATGGTAAAGTTAAGTAACGATCCGTCTATGAGAGATGATTGGCGTGAAATGGCTTTTGAATTTTGGAAGCAACACTCTGACGCTAAACCAGTTGTTGAAGATATTATTCAGAAGGCTGTGGATACCACTTCGACCCAACCACAAGGACTAGAGGAATTTTTTGCATGAAGATTTTAATCACCGGCGCTGCAGGAATGATTGGCTATCACTCTGCAATGCAGTTTAAAAAAGCAGGCCACAGCGTCATCGGCGTTGATAACTTCAATGACTATTATGAAGTTCAATTGAAGAAAGATCGAGCAAAGATCTTAAAAGATGAGTATGATGTTGAAGTACAGAACGTCGATATTCGAGATGTAGTGTGGGCAGACTCTACTCGAGATGTAGATGTAGTACTCCATCTGGCCGCGTACGCGAACCCACGCCACGCGCTCGCGGAGCCTCAGCCGTACATTGATACAAACATCACTGGCACTCAGCGCTTGGTGGAAGGTTGTGAAGCAACACAGACTCCTGTTGTATACGCTTCTAGCTCATGCGTAATGCATGGTCAACCTCTCCCTTGGAACGAGCATGATAAAGGTGCTCACCAGAACAATCCCTATGGCTGGTCGAAGTATGTTAATGAGTGTCAATTCTCTCACTCTAAAGTTCCAGCATCAGTTGGTCTAAGGTTCTTTACTGTGTATGGTCCTTATGGCCGGCCAGACATGGCGCTGTTTAAGTTCACTGATGGTATCGTGAATCAAACACCGATTGATGTGTTTAACTATGGTAACATGAAGCGAGACTTCACGTTTGTTGATGATATCGTTCAAGGCGTAGAGATCGTAGTGAACTCTCTGCTTGACGGCAAGATTGAAAAGACGCATGACATCTTCAACATCGGCTATGGCCAACAGGTTCAGCTCATGGACTTCATTCACCGCATTGAAGCCTGTGTTGGTAAGAAGGCTATCATGAACATGTTGCCGCCTCATCCCGCCGATACACCCGAGACTTGGTCTGACACGACCAAGCTTCAGAAACTGGGTTACATGCCTACTACATCGATTCATGACGGTGTGGCTAAGTTTGTTGAGTGGTACTTGGACTACTATCTTACCGCATGAATTACGCAAGCATCATCCCTCTGATTGGTGGAGAAACAATTGCGATGCAGCAGGTATTCGGGAAACGACCTGAGTACCTGCTCAGCTATGAAGCGTTCTCTGCTAATGATCGCCATCTCGTAGAATACTATAACAAAGAGGTGCCCTACTATGTCCTTGATAACAGATCTGATAATCGGTTTCCTAGTGTTGACGTGGTCAATACTGTTTGCCCCTGCGCTGGCCTTAGCAGTCTATCTCCTACTTCTAATAGCGATAGTCTTACTAACGACTGGATGGTTAACACTGCAGGCTATGTCCTGGAGTCTCTATCCCCTCGTGTTTTTTGGGGTGAGAACGCCCCACGACTCGCTTCGAAGATGGGCGCGCCAGTTGTAAACAGACTGAAGGATATCGCGAGTAAGAACGGATACACCTTCTCGATCTTTAAGACTAAATCTATACTTCACGGATTGAGCCAGGTTCGTGATCGTACATTTTATTTCTTTTGGAAAGGTAATACCGTACCTGTTTTCAAATATATAAAAAGAGAGCACGAAAAGATTGAGGAAACGATTCGTTCCGTGAAACGCGATCCAAGTGATCCAATGAGTGTCCTCGCTAACAAGCGTGTTCCATCAGAGAATCCGTACTATAAGTACGTACTAGAAGAGATCGAGGGTGGCATTACTCATCCAGAGTTTGTGCAACTTATCGATAAGACAACGAATCCAATGCACTATATTGAGGAAAAGAAAGTCTCTTACCTCGAGGTTGCAAAGTGGATGAAGACCCACGGCTTTGAGAAAGAATCTCTTCGCTGTGAAGTTGTCCACCGCAAGTTGTCAGAAGGTGGTAATGTAATGCGTAAGCTGGTAGAGATTCCTAAAGGACACATCGGCGCGTTTGTTGGTCACTTTCCTACTCAGCTCACTCATCCCGATGAAGATCGTTTTCTTACGATTAGAGAATGTCTGTCTATCATGAAGTTACCTACAGACTTTAACCTACAAGGTGGAGTCCGTAACATCAATCACATCTGTCAAAACGTACCAGTGTCGACTGCAAAAGACATGGCATGGAACGTACAGGAACACCTACTTGGAAATCTAGAAACAATAGAGACACCGTTCCTCATACAGGACAATAAGACACAAACCTACGAATACGACAAGCAGAGTTTACAACTTGATGATTTTATGGTATAATAGCACTTCAGTTGGAGAGCATTATGGCTAACTACGCTAATCGCACTTGTTATGAATGTGGTGTTAAGTTACCCCAGCCAGAGATGGTGAGAAAAGAGATCTCATACAACTCTGGTTCGTCTAACACCGGACTCGCTAATCGAACTATATTTGGCGCTTTTCTTGGAGATAAGCGAGCCGAAAGCACTGTTGGCAAGTGGCTGTTCAGTCCTAACAAGCGAGTGTATAAGCGTAAGAGAACAGTGTGGATGTGTAAGAGCTGTGCTGGTGAAGGCGGAGTGTTATCTTCAATTGGTGCACTGATCTTCTGGATTTTTGTGATTGCTTTTGTCGTGGGGTTGTTTAAATAGGAAATAACATGGGTATAATGGATAAACTGAAGAAGAACTCTAAGGTAGCTCATACCGAGGTTCTGTCTGAATCTAAGTTCTTCACCGAAAAAGATATGGTACCGACTGATGTACCTATGATTAACGTGGCGTTGTCTGGCCGCGTTGATGGTGGATTGGCACCAGGCCTGACCGTGTTGGCTGGTCCTTCTAAACACTTTAAGACATCCTTTGCACTGATCATGGCCAGTGCATATCTCAAGAAGTATCCTGAGTCTGTATTGCTGTTCTATGATTCGGAGTTTGGCTCGCCTCAAGATTACTTCAAGCAGTTTGGTATCGATACTTCTCGTGTACTGCACACTCCTATCACAAACGTTGAAGAACTCAAGTTTGATCTAATCGCTCAGCTTGAAGGTCTTGAGCGCGGTGATAAGGTTGTCGTGGTGATTGACTCTGTTGGTAACCTTGCTTCGAAGAAAGAACTTGAAGACGCAATCAATGAGAAGTCTGTGGCTGATATGAGTCGTGCTAAGGCTCTGAAAGGTTTGTTCCGCATGTGTACGCCTTACCTGAACATGAAGGACATTCCAATGATTGCAGTGAACCACACTTACAAAGAGATCGGCCTGTTTCCAAAGGACATTGTCTCTGGTGGCACTGGTATCTACTACTCAGCAGATAACATCTGGATCCTTGGCCGTCAGCAAGACAAGGTTGGCACTGAGATCCAAGGGTATCACTTCATCATTAACGTTGAGAAGTCTCGCTATGTAAAAGAAAAATCCAAGGTGCCGATCTCTGTATCTTGGGAAGGCGGTGTACAGAAGTGGTCTGGCCTATTGGACATCGCTTTAGACACTGGTTATGTTGCTAAGCCTAGCAACGGTTGGTATCAGCGAGTTGATCGAGCAACTGGTGAACTCGTTGACGGTAAGGTACGTGAAAAAGATACGTTGACCAAAGAGTTCTGGCAACCAATCTTTGATAACTCTGACTTCAAGCAGGCTCTTGAAAACAAGTTTACGATTGTTAGAGAGGCTATTGTAGATGTCGAATCTGATTGAGAACATAGACTATCAGCTCGTACCAGTTGAGGACATGCCTGATGCTTGGGCTGTCAGGATCCTCACCGGCGAGTTTATCGAAACAGTCATAGCGTATGGTGCTGTTTCGTTTAATGAAGTAAAAGATCACTTGTCATTTAACTTTGTTGTCGTTACTTCTCCAAACGATCAAGCTGTAACTGAAAATGAAGATCTTCAATTATTGGCTGGTAACATCTTGAACAGCATCATCGCAAATGGAATTGAAGACGGATCAGTAGAGTTTAAGGATAAGAATGCAGACGAATCTTGAACAAACAATCTTACGTAACATCCTCACGAATGAACAGTACATGCGGAAGGTTCTGCCTTTCGTAAAGCCTGAATACTTCGAGGGGATCTATCGTACGTTGTTCAAAGAGGCAGGTAAGTTTGTTGCTAAGTACAACAGACTACCTACAGCTGAGTCGTTTAAGATCGAGCTTGATCAGTCTGACAAGCTATCTAATGAACAGCACAACATGGCTGTCGATATCCTGCCGCATATCTTTTCTGATGAGAAGGTTGACGAGGAGTGGTTGATCGACACTACAGAGAAGTGGTGTCAGGACCGTGCTGTATACAACGCCATCATGGAATCTATCTCTATCATCGATGGCAAGCATGAGACTTTGACTAAGAACGCTTTACCTGACATCTTACAAAAGGCACTGGGTGTGGCTTTCGATGTAAATGTCGGTCACGACTATATCGAGAACGTGGAGAAGCGCTATGAGTTCTATCATACCGAAGAGGCGAGGATCCCTTTCGACCTTGAATACTTCAACAAGATCACGAAAGGCGGACTACCAAACAAGACACTTAATATTGCTCTTGCTGGCACCGGTGTTGGTAAGTCTCTTTTTATGTGTCACGTTGCTGCTTCTTGCCTAACACAGAATCATAACGTCCTTTATATTACTCTTGAAATGGCAGAGGAACGTATTGCTGAACGTATCGATGCGAATCTGCTAAATGTTGCCATTGACCAAATTGATAAGTTGTCGAAGGATATATTTACTACCAAGGTGGCTAATATATCTCGTCAAACGACCGGTAAGTTGATCATTAAGGAATATCCTACTGGTCAAGCTCACACCGGTCACTTCCGTGGTCTCTTGAATGAACTCAAGCTCAAAAAACAATTTGTGCCTGACATTATATTCATTGACTACTTAAATATCAGTGCCTCATCGAGAATGAAAGGAATGGGCGGTGCCATCAACTCGTACAACTACATCAAAGCGATTGCCGAAGAAATACGTGGCCTTGCTGTCGAATTTGACGTACCAATCGTATCTGCAACTCAAACAACAAGAAGCGGATACTCAAACTCAGACGTCGGACTTGAAGACACCAGCGAGTCCTTTGGCCTCCCAGCCACGGCAGACTTTATGTTCGCTCTTATCTCCACAGAAGAACTTGAGCAGCAAGGTCAGATGATGGTCAAGCAACTGAAGAATAGATATAATGATCCAACCTATCATAAAAGGTTTGTTATAGGAGTTGACAGATCAAAAATGAGACTTTATGATGTTGCTGAGACACAACAGACTTTGACTGACGATACGCCATTGTTTGATAGGTCTCAAGAAGCAAAGAGATCTAAGTTTGAAGGATTTAAGTTATGATAAAACACTTTACAGTCTGGACAAAAGACAACTGTGGTTACTGTGTAAGGGCCAAGCAATTGATTCTTATGCGTGGTCACCAATATCAAGAGAAGAAGGTAGCCAATGGTTACTATCAAATTGAAGACTTAGTTGAAGCTGTTCCTAATGCGAGAACATTTCCACAGATCATACTTGAAGGTGAAGTAATTGGTGGTTATGACGAGCTTGTAAAATACTTTGAGAAGCATCGTGACTGAAGAAGAACTGTTGGCAAGAGCTGAGTGGTTTAGTAATCGACTCGATGAGGTCATTCAGCTGGCAGACGACGAGCAGGATCTGAAGATCTTATCGTTTGTCATGATGAACAAGTCGTGTCATTCACTAGATATGATTGCGGGTGAAGAAGAGAGAAAGTTTCATTTTAGAGAGTTTTCATGAAAGCAAAATTAATTAGCGTTTCGAAACCCACAAGGGAGATGTACAGTGAAGGAATTGATAACGCGCAGGACCTTATCGCATTCTGCGCCAGGGTCTCCAATCCCAGTAATCAGCTCAATCTCGGCACGGCAGAAAAGCTCATCAGATACCTGGCCAAACACAAGCATTGGTCACCCTTTGAAATGGTTTCAGTTTGTGTCGAAGTCGAAACAACCCGAGACATCGCGCGTCAGCTATTACGACATCGTTCCTTTTCCTTCCAAGAGTTTTCCCAACGCTACGCCGATCCAACGAAAGATCTGGAATTCGTACATCGGGATGCACGTCTTCAAGACGAGAAAAATCGACAGAACAGTATAGAACTCGACATGACTGATGAACACCGTCGGCTATCTTACATGTGGGAGAATCTTCAGCGTGATCTGATCGAGAAAGCCAAGGATGTTTATACTTGGGCTATTAAAAATGGTATCGCTAAGGAGCAGGCAAGAGCCGTACTGCCAGAAGGCCTGACTATGTCCAGGCTGTATGTGAATGGAACCATCCGCTCGTGGATCCATTATATTGAGCTGAGGTCCGGCAATGGCACTCAGCTAGAGCATATCGAGCTGGCTCGAGCCTGTGCTTGTGCCATTCACGAGGCCTTCCCTATGATCGAGGAATACCTCCAGCCTCATGATTAATACTTTTTTATTAAAAGTAATACTTTTTTATTATAAAAATATAAACTTTTGATATATTTACTTTTCCTGAGAACTGATATAGAATACACTATATCAACAGTTAAAAAGGAAGGTAAAAATGATCAAGAACTTACTACTCGAGCTTTTCCCTGCGGTGCTCCTGGCTGCCCTCATCGGGATGCCTTTTGCCCTGTACTTCTTATTTGTGATGCAACCTTAATACTTTTGGATAAGAATGCAAAATGAATACTTTTGATATATTTACTTTTGCAATTCACTAGTATATAATTGATCTATCGATTGTTGGAAAGGACTCTCAAAATGGTTATCACTTGCCGCACTCAAATCTTCGAAAACTTCGGTTCGGTCGCTCAGCCCGACTGGAAAGCTCAAGGTATGCGTCTGTACGTGGTCCGTGACGTGTCCGAGTGGCCCGAGGACGCTGTGCTCGTCAAGACGTGGTTCGAGCATCAGGTTTGGACCGAGGAGGAAGGCTATGACGAGATCGTCATGGAGACTGGCGAGCTTGCCTCTACCGAGTACCTTGACGAGCTCGGCGGCCGCTACATTGATGTGACGAACGAGTTTCGTAACAACGAAGAGGCGTTCCGTGAAAAGTTTGCGTTTACCATCAACAGCTGGGAACTTGAGAAGATTTAAACCGCTATAAAGATTTCTTAAACTTTCTAGGAGTTTCTCCATGTCTTCAATTCAAACCCCCACCTGCCCGGCTTGCAAAGCCGAGATGAAACCCTACTATTACGTAGGGTACTACGAGGAGTTCTCGTGCTGGCGTTGCGAGTGCGAGGTCACTCCCGGCTCAGTCGTCCTGGCCGGCGGCTGGTCGAGTGGCACGGACGGAATGCCGGCTGAGGATTACCTCGCCTTAGAATAGGCGAGGCCCGCTTCGGCGGGTTTTCAATCAATAAAGGAGATAGGATATGATGTCAGCTAAGGAAAAAGCACTTGACAGCCAAAAGATTGCTGCGCAAGTAGCCTTGAATCGGCTCAGCTCGTGGGCTGCTGATTTCAAGATGGGTATTATTGATGACAAGCGTGTTGTCACTATCATGCGCGCCATTGTGGATGGCTTCGAGGGATTCAGTGACGAAGAGCGTGAAGTCGCTCTTGAGGAAGCTCTCGAGGACTGGGGCATTAACTATCAACTCTACATGATGCAGGAGAATGATGATGCGTGAAGCGACGATTCAACTTTTGGACATGGATTTTTCTCAACGAGATGCATTCACTCGACATGGTGGTGCATATGATCGAGGTAGTGCTGATGCATACTACGGTCGTGAGGCACAACCTCATCTCTTTACTGGTGATACATATAGGTCTACTCGCTTAGAAGAGTGTGACATGTCAGAGGAAGAGATCGCTGCATATTATCAAGGTTATTACGATCAGAATGAAAGAAAAGACTGGGGTACTTTAGAGTTACCATATTAATAGTTTACTTTTCTCGAGATCTGTGGTATAATATACATTCAAAACATGAGGAGGGGGTCGCCTCACTCCTTCTCGTGACGTGAACCGAGGCATTTCATTATGGAGTATTTTATGTCGAAACTTGCTAAACTTGAGTCTTATTTGGTTGACGGTGGCGTTGTTACCGCTAAACAAATCAAGAGCATGTTCAAGCTTGCTAACCCTACCGCTGCCGTGAGTGAGCTGCGCCGTAAAGGTGTATGCATCTACTCGAATCCGGCCACGTTGTACACTGGTGAGCAAACTACCAAGTACCGTGTTGGTAAGCCTTCGAAGGCAATGGTTGCTGCAGCCTTTGCTGCTGGTTTCGCAGCCTAAATCAGTGAGGGGCTTAGTCCCCTCTGTTCAACTCTTTAAAAGAAATTATATGATGAAATGTACTATGAAATTAACAGAGCTTCCTCGCTTTTCGAAATATAAAGAGAGTGATAAGGCTAAGCAATTTTTAAAACAATTTGGCGATAATCGATATGTCTTACTCAAAGATGTAACAGGTAATAAACCAACCGCGGTTGTTCCTGCATCTGGTTTTGCCACGCCTCTTGATCAACATGTATACCTTTACAAGCTTAAGCGTAGACTTGAAGCAACAAAATCTAAATACCATCATCAGAATGAATCAATTGAACTAGAATACGTTTTTTACTCGCATTACTCCTATGTTTAAAAGATACTATGACATCGACTGGAACAAAGTAATGAATGAGACTATTGTGGTGTACGATAAAGTGTACCTACAGTCTTATGTTACGCCTGCGCTCATTGAGCAGATGGAATATCTAGAGAAAGAAGTATCTCAAAGCGATTTGTCTGAAGCTAAAGACGTGTTGAAGAGGATTAAAAAGTGATCGATTATAAGTTCGATGAAGGTAGACACATAGGTGAGTTTAAGGATTATATCGACTCTACCTACAGCGGTCACTACTCAACCAATAAGTTTCAAGCAACTGAGTTTATTATTGACGGTGGACATGGTACAGGCTTTTGTATCGGTAACGTACTGAAGTACGCACAGCGTTATGGTAAAAAGGGCACCAGAGGTGATGCCCGTAAAGATCTAATGAAAGTGCTGCACTACGCTCTGATCCAGCTATACATACACGATAATGAATTGGATCAACTAAAAGAGGATAGCAGCGAACAACCAAGCGGTTCCGCCAAGCGCCGCACCAAGTAAACCAAGCGCTACACTATACTCTACAAAAGCCCTACGCCGGCGCATCTGTTCATAGATCATCCTTTCCCTCTGATCTTTGATGCGCCGGCGTTCCTTTATGAACTCCTCGTACGCACCGGGTGGTCCATACCACTGGAACATCTCACGGATCTCTTTCTCCATGACTAGGATCTTGTTGCGATACGCAACTGCCTCAAGCGCAGCCTTAGTGTCATCTTGAAACGTAAGCTTCTTGAATATAGAAGGCTTTGTTCTCTGACCAGCCCACTCTTGAACGTCGGATACATGGCCAGCCCACTTAGCAAGCTGACCAAACACTTCTTCAATATCACGTCCATGATTTACAAGGGTTTGTACACCCTTGAAGGCTGCAGACGCAGCAGCCATTGCAGTGATAGGATCTATCATAATACCTCCCTAGTTGGCTAGTGGATTATCCAAAGCCTCCTTGATTTTCTGGTCCATTTCTTTCTTGACTTCTTTAAGTCCTGTATCTACTTCTTTCTGTAGATCTCTCATCTCATTTCTCGCTACCTTCAAGTCAGCGTCAACTTGACGTTGCTGTTCTTTAGTTGAACGCTCTATACTTTCTACTACCTTCTCTACTCTACGAATATCACTCTTTAAATCATTTTTAATCTCATTTGTGTATTCTGTAGATTGTTGAACGTTGGCAGCAATGCCTTCCATCTTCTTGTCGACAGCAGTCAATCGCTCGTTGATACTACTGAGATCAGGAGCAACATATTCTTGGATCTGTTGCTTCATTTCCATATAATCTTTGTAAACTTCAAACGCACCATACAGCGAGCCAACGCCAGCTGATATGATTGCGAACGCTGCGCTGATAGTCATCGCAGTCATCTTGATACCGAACAGACGAAACTCTTTGTTCTTGAGACCTTCTATCTCTTGTTCAAAGTTTTCAATACCTTCGCCTAGATCTTTACTTGCCATCTTCCTTCTCTTTTTGTTTTGTTTGTTCTTTGAGTTGTCTTCCAATTGGAGTGTTCCTATTTGGTGGATAAGGAATTCCTTCTTTCGGTTTGGGTCTGTGTTTAAACCAGCTCATTGAACCTCCCTAGTTGTATTGTTGCCTCACCATCTCTCGGTGTAATCTATCAGAGCCAAGTCCTCTCATAGCTCTACGATTATCAACGTTGACCTGTCCTTTATAGATCTCTTTTGGTGCATAAAAAGAAGCGTCTGCTAACTGTGTTTGATATGCACCAAACCCTGCAGGTGTCTTTGCAAAACTATCCATGCTCACACCACCCGCTGCTGCTTCGTTTGGTTGCTTCTTTGCCTGCTGCTGTGTCGTTTGTTGTGTTGTTTGAGTAGTCTCTGTTTGTGTTGTCTGTGTATTGTTATTATTATCCTGACTCATAGTAACATTTGTTACTGGTGAGTCTTGAGTTGTAGATGATTGTTCAATCGTTGTCTCTGTTAGTGCAATATCCTCAACTCCAGATGATGAACCTGCAGGAACTTGTGATTCTGTAGATTGCATAATGCTTTGATTCACCACATTCATTACGTTTGTTAAATCAGTTGCTTGTCTCACTACCAACGCAATCAAGCTATAATCAATAGTGACTTTCTTTTCCTCTTTTTTCTCTTCAGCTACTTGCTTTTGTTCTACTGTTTCCTTTGGTGCATCACCAGGTATTGTCAATTCACCAGTAGTGGATACCTCAATGCCACCAGCATCAATTGTTGGTGTAGCTGCTACTGTAGTTTCCTCAGGTACACTTGAAGTGCTGGTATTACCATATTGTGTAACTTCAGGCACTCCCGTTGTATCTTCTGTAGTCGGTGTGGCTGATGCAGTGAGTTCGGCTAGTGCTGCAGCAAAACCAGAACACGTAGGAGAATAGAGTGGATTATCTACACATGGATCTACGGAGTAGTTCACTGATAACGTTACGTTCATGAACTCTGGACCATAATAACCAGCCCAGTTCCCGCTATCTCGACCAGTGATACTCAATCGAATCGAATCTGCCTGAGTTAAGCTGTAAGGGTTTGTATATGTTCTTGTGCCACTTGGAGTGATCCAATTTGGTATGTGATAACCATAATCATACTTGTCTGATTCAAGTATACCGCCATTTGAGCTCAATAAATCAACGTTGATATAAGCAATCGGATCATAACTACCAGGCTGATTTCCGTTGATGTTTGAGTTCTTTACGTGCCAGTGCCAGTTATATCCGTTCACTTGTAAACCGGTACCTGAGTTAGGTAACGCGTTTGAAAGTGCAAATGACTGACTCAGTGTCCCTTGTAGATAACTAAAGATGATCTGATTGCTACCTGCATATCCTTCAGTGCTCATTGCTGGACAAGGACCGCCAGAAGTTCCACCCCAAAATGCACCAGACGCAGTCGTATAACAACCAGTCCAGTTGTTGTTCTGGATTAAGTTGCCGGTTGAACTGACCTGTGCGTTAGAATACGACACCGAGCACAGCAGCAATGCCAAGCCCAATGCCAATCTTTTGGAAAGTGTCATCTTCTTTCTTTACTTCATGTTTAGGGATACGATCAGGGTGTGCTTCCCAAGCTAACTTGGCAGCGTTACCGATCATGCCTTCAAACGGACAGGGCGTACCAGCGTGCCACATTGCATCAAAGATTCTTCTGTCTTGACACATCGTCGCAACTGCTGCCACCTTCATACCCATGTCATACAATGTCTTAGCGTTCTTCAATCTCTCACAGTTCAAGTCTCTTACAGTTGAACCACCAGAGATGCCAAGGATCTGAGTCTGAACTGCACCACTTACACCAGTCGTACACAAGTCATTACCACCACCACTCATCATCGATGGTGCTACGGCTGTAGGAGGCGGAGACTTAACAGTTTGTTCTACCTTAGAGTCGTTGATGTTACGATTCGTCATGTCACCAGAGTTTACATTCTGATTGACATTAGTATTTGAATTCGTATTAGTACTTGTACTCGTACTTGTGTTTGTGTTGACATTCGTATTATTATTTGTATTAGTCGACGTTGCTGTGCTTGTAGACGTCGATGTATTGGTATTATTATTTGTGTTTGTCGCAGACGAAGTACTGTTCACCGTCGTGTTGTTGGTGTTAGTATTCGTGTTTGTGTTGGTATTTGTATTGGTGCTTGTGACAGTGCTCGTAGATGTGGAACTGTTGTTCGTATCTACGAGTGTTGTGCTATCATAGGTTTGAGCACTTACAGAAGCTGCAACACATAATATAGTCGCAGCGATGATTTTACGCACGATTTCCTCCGGTTATATTTATGAATATGATATAACATAACTGAAGGTGTTCAAGTCGCTTCCCAAGCTTCAATTCTATTTATAAATAATTTAAATGGATTTGCTAGCCTTCTGGAAACAATGGTACTTTGTCGGTGGATTCTCCACAGGCTTTCTTATTGCCTGTTGTCTGATAGGCATCATCTATCTACTGTTTAAGATTTACAGATGAGAAGAAAATATTTAATCTCTCTGTAACATAGTCTCCGATATATACGAATGTAAGGATGTCCTTACTAATGTTTAGGAGAAAAAATGAAATCAATCCTCGCAGTCCTTGCTGCTACAGTCACGATCACAGCACAGGCAGCAATCACTGGCGCTGGTGCGTCATTCCCGGCTCCGGTCTACTTCAAGTGGGCTGAGGCATATAAACAAGCGACTGGTAAAGAAGTTAATTATCAGTCAATCGGTTCGTCCGGTGGTATCAAACAGATCGTTAAGAAGACGGTCGACTTTGGTGCTTCGGATGTTGCACGTAAACAAGCTGACCTCGATAAGGATGGTCAAGTACAATTCCCCACAGTGATGGGTGGAGTTGTTGTCGTTGTCAATCTACCAGGCGTGGAGAAAAACCAGATCAATCTTACAACCGATCAAGTCGGTAAGTTGTTTGCAGGGAAGGTAAGCAACTGGAAAGATTTGGATTCTTCGTTGCCTGACCTACCTGTGACAGTTGCACACAGAGCTGATGGTTCTGGTACGACTGCAATCTTCACAACCTACCTTGCAGAGAACGCCAAAGACTTTCATCTGAAAGCTGGTAAGTCTGTTAAGTGGGAAGGTAACACTGTTGGTGGTAAGGGTAATGCCGGTGTTGCGGCTATGGTCTCTAAGATCAAAGGAGCAGTCGGCTATGTGGAATATGCTTTTGCTAAACAAAACAATCTTACGACAACTACTCTCAATGGAGTAGCACCAAGTGCCGATACGTTCAAGTCAGGTGACTGGGACATCACTGCACAGACATTCATTATTGTATACCCCGATGGTAAGAATACAAAAGAGGTTTACAAGTTCTTTGAATGGTGTTATAATAATGACCAGATTGCAGAAGGTCTAGATTATGTTCCTCTGTCAGAAAAGACAAAGAACGAGTCAAGAAAACTTTGGCAATAAATAAATTATGGATCTGACGAGCAGTAATGTGTCGTCTTCACCGGATGCCTAGAGCGAGCAAACCCAGCTATCGGATCCTAAAACATGGCTCACCCCTCTGCCTAGTGTACGGGTGGGTTCTCTTATATTGCTGTATGAAGCAATGAGAAAGGTGTCTTGGACGGCGGTTCGATTCCGCCCACCTCCACCATAAGGGTACTAAGATAAGCTTGGTACTCGATGCATAGGGAACGCCTCCTCTGGTATCCTTATGATGGGGGTGTACTGGTTTCGACAGGGCAATGAGTAACAGAGTGGACAGCACGTCAGGCGATCGACGTTAATGAAGCGAAAACTATAAATGCCAATGATGAGGTATTTTTGATGGCAGCTTAGTGCTAGATGGGGATTCGCAGGTGTTCCTTATTACCCAAACACCTGCACTATCATTATAAATAGTTATATTATGGAAACAATAATCATAGCAATTATATTAGGTCTTGTATGGAGCCAAGTGATATCGCATTTTGGCGCTAGTATATTATTACACCGATATTATTGTCATAAACAATTTAAAGTGCCAAAATGGTTTGAATGGGTTGGTTTATCCATGTTAATGATTGCATGTATAAGAACACCAATAGGATGGATTGCATCTCATCGAATGCATCATGCATATTCAGACGGCCCTAAAGATCCTCATTCTGTAAAATACGTAGGATTCTGGAAAGTTTTATTTACTATGTGGGATATTCCAAAAATACCTATTAAATTTGCAAAGGATTTGTACCAAAATAAGACACTGGTATTTTTCCATAATAATTGGCTAAAAATATTGATCTTTGTTTGGATTATATCCTATCTAATCAGCCCATATTTTTTTATTTCGTTTGCTCTTACACCATTTATTTTTGCTAAAATAGGATTTGGTTTATTAAATACTGTTGGACATAAAAACGGTCCAAGTAATGTGCCGTGGTTGAATCTTTTTATTGCTGGGGAAGGCTATCATAAAAATCACCATGATAATGGTAAAAGAATTAGATTACATAAATTTGATACCGGTGGGTGGATAGCTGAAAAGGTATTTAAACCATGAAAAAACATGAATTGCCTTTAGTTGCTGAATTTGATTTAAAAATTGATCTACTAAGACTTAAAGAAGCATCAGACAATATAGCTTACACATATACTAATGTAATTGATGCAAATCCGGGATTATGTATGAATCATAAGGAACTCGTAAAAAATGTATATGATAATTTTGAACAAATTAATTTGACAACAGCATCTGAAATTTTATCATCAACAACTTCAATCAAAGAAAGATTAAAACGTAAAGAAGAACATCTATTTAATGTTCCAACCAAAAATTATACTAATAGTATTTTTGAAGAAATAGTAACACAATTAAAAGCACCTGCAAGTAGAGTTAGACTTACTAAATTAGCAGCTGGAAAGGAAATTCCTTTTCACGTTGATTATGATGTTAATTATGCTGTAAGATGTATTGTTCCAATTTACACAAATACAAAAGTAATCAATCAATTTAAAATTGCTGATAAAATTGAAAGTTATAATTTAGAAGCTGGTAAAGCTTATTTTTTGAATATAGGTTATCCACATAGAGTGCATAACAATTCAAATGAAGATAGAATTGCGTTAATGTTTAGTTTGGATGGAACAGATGATTTGGAATCATTTAGAAATAGCAGATGAAGTTCAAAATAAAGGCTATAAAGTTTTTAATGATATAGAATTTTCTGAACAACAATATATTGATTTTATGAAAGGCTTTGGTGAGTTAGAAGCACCAGGCCTTTTTATGAATCCAAAAAAATATCCTCAGTTGTTTATTGTTACCGGAATGAAAGATAAAGAAGGTAACAAAATTGGCATGTTTGGAGATGGCGAATTAGGTTGGCATTCAAATGGTAATAGCCGACATTTAATTGATAAAATTTTAATCAGTTTATATTGTGTACAAGGTGATCCTAATACTACACTAAGTGTATGCAATACCTCAGATCCATTTTACCATCTTTCCGAAGAAGAACAAGAATACTGGAAATCAATTACTATTCGTTTAAAATTTCAGAATGATACAATGTATCATTTGGATGAAGATGATCCTGAATTAGAATTCATGAGTAAAAATAAAGGTAGTATTCGTAAACTGGTTGATGTTCATCCCCATACCGGAAAGTATTATTTCTATTTCCCTTATCATTTTATTGTTAAAGCATGGGAAGGTAAAAGGCAAATCAATCATGAAAAAATGATTGAAAAATTGAAACCAATTATATTTAGAAGCAAATATCAATATCATCATATTTTTATGAAAGGTGATATGCTTTTAATGGATCAGTTTACTACACTACATAGAAGAACACCAGTGATGGGTAACAGACTTTTATGGAGAATTGCAGGGGATTATCAAAACGTATGCAAGGCGAACAAATCAAACGAAAGTTAAAAGCGTATCCTTGGGTTGATATTCCATGTCATAAAGATGTTTTGTTTCTATTAAAAGAACAAGATTTATCTCAGACATATTATAAACGTGGAAGCGGTAAAGCAACTCGTGATTTAGATAAAGTTGAAAAAGCACATCGAGAATGGGTTAATGATATTATAGACCTATCGGAGTTTCCTCATTGCTATTTTACTAATGGTATAACAGATGCAATTCATCTTTGGCGAATAATAGAAACCAGGCCTTGGCAAAAATTCGATGGCGATTATCAATATATAAATATAATAGGTTCTGAGAGTTCTATTTGTTATGACGCATCAGACATTGATTTAAATAAACCATTATATGTCTCAATTCCATCTGCTATTGATGGTAATATATTTGATTTAGATGACATTAGTGCTCCAGTTATTCTAGATTGCACATATGTAGGATCTACACAAATTAAAAAAATTAAAGTACCAAAAAACACAGAACAAGTGTTCTTTAGTTTCTCAAAAGGGTTTGGACTGATAGGACAGAGACTAGGCTTAATATATACAAAAGAGCCACACCCAATCTTAGATAGATTAAAAAAATTCGAAAACTGGAATTATGCAGGAGTAAAGACTATTGAATTATTGATTAATAATTTTAAAGTCGATACTATGTGGAATAGATATAGAAAAAGACAATTAAAGATTTGTAGTCAATATAATTTTGAACCATCTGATTGTTTCTTTCTAGCAACTACAAAAGATGCATATTATGCAAAACGGAGAAGGATGAAATTCAGCGACGATGCTCGTATTTGTATAACACCTCTATTTGATGATTACTTAAGTACAGAGAATAGTAAATGACTATACGAAGATTTAAATTACAATACGACATTAATAAATTTCGAGATGAAATAGATGCGCTATGGCCTTTAGAAAAATACGGGTTTCACGGTGAATTTCCTACTCCTAATGGAACATATTATCAAAATATAAGAGAAGGCGAAATGCCTTCACATTTAAGAAAAGCTATTGAAAATAGTATTGGTAAAGCAATAAAAGATTATTATTTTTTATGGGACTGGAGATGCTTAACTAAAGTTTTGTTAAAACACAGAGATGGTTGGGAAGATGCAAAGGGCAATCCAGATGGGATTTCAGAATTCGATAAACATGTATTTGAAGAAGATGCTGAAATAATAGGAGTTCCTCCTCTAACGGTTGTAGTAGCATTAGAAAACAATTTTAGAATTGATATTCAAGATAGTAAAACCAGTGAATGGAGAAGCGTAACATATGGTCCTGGAGATATAATATTTTTTAATAATGCAAAAGATCTTCATGGTGGTGAAGTATTAAATGATCCAGATAACATACCAAGGAGATCTCTTAATTGTTATGTTGGACATGACCAACTTGCTAATGATTTAACATTCTGGGATAACCCGGATTATGATAAACAATAATATCCCTTGGCCAGATATCCATATTAATAATGGAATAGGTAGAGTACCACTCAAAGAAAATTATGCCTTTGAAGATATGTGGTATCTTGATACACCTCAAGCTTTACCTATTTTTGAAAAACAAGCTGATATTATTATCGAACATCAATCAAAGGGAATAGTTGATATTGGATGTAGGCATGGACCTATCCTTGATATTTTATATAAAAGAGGATATACAAATTTCAAATATATGGGATTTGACACTTCTGAAGAACCTATCAGATTAGCTCAAGAAAAATGGACGAATTCTAATAATATAGAATTCCGTAATGAAAGTTGGGAAAATATGGAAACTTTCATTGTTGATTTTGATGTCGATCAAGTTATCTGGTCAGGAGTATTGTTATATAAGCCAGAAGATCATTTTAATTTTTTTAATAATATTACAAAAGATTTTTATAATGCACGTAATGCAATTATACAAGAACCTTGTAACGATCAAAAATATTGGGATGAAAGATTAATACTTAACACAATCTCTGAAGAATTTGAAATTTATAAAAAGGAATATAAATCATTTAAAGAGCATATAATCAATGCCGAAATATTTGCTGGACGTAGAATGATAATTGATATTGAATTATGAAAATTTGCGGAATAGCTTTTAGTTACAGTAAAAACTCTATGGCTTTTCGTGGATTAAGTTTGATGAACAATTATTTAAATTTTCAATGGTATTGCCAAGTAACAGATATTCCATTATGCAATAGTAATATTCCGGATGGTAATGTTCCTAAATCCGTAGAAAGATTATGGAATAATATGAATAAATGTGACGTATTTGTTTTCTCTATACCAGAAACAACCGGCCATTATTCAGCTGCATTTAAAAACGTAATGGATTGGTTTGTTGTTAAATCTCAATTTAATTCTGATCTTGGTCAGAAATATCCAATGTCAAATAAACCGGTTGTTGTAATAACATTTACGCCAGTTTATAAAAATGCTGGCGACAGACATTTTAATATGACTAAACATATATTGCAAGAAAAGCTTGGCGCAGATGTCATAGATATGATAGTTAAAAACGATTGTTGGCAACATGTTATACCAAATAACTTTGAATTTGTAGCTGAAGAATGTAAACAAATATTAAGTATACCCCTTGAAAATAAAATTATTGAAAAGCCAGACATGGCTAAAGAGGTAGATGATTGGCAAAAAAAATATAAGGAATGGAACAATAAATGGCAAAATTAGATACTACTGGATTGTTAATTTATAAAGACAATGATTTTAAACCATTTGAAATTGATGAAACCAAACGTTATGTAATGTGTGGAGTTCCTGGAGCATTTACGCCTGGATGTACAGAAAAACATCTTCCGGGATATGTACAAGCATTAAATCAATTTTATGAAAAAGGTATAGATCATATTATTTTCATGGGGGTAAATGACCCATGCGTAATGGATGCATGGAATAAGTTTCATGGTCATAAAGACATCATTGCGGTTGCTGATGCTGAAGCTGAGTTTACAAAAAGAATGGGATTTGATCATGATTATGGTCCTGGAATGGGTATTCGTTGCCGCCGCTTTGCTATTTTAATTGAAAACGGTGAAATGAAAAAAGAGATGCATATTCCATTTGCTCAAGGTGCGTTAGGGGAAATTTATTGATTGATGCCGTTGCCGAATATTTAGATATTGATTTAGAGATTGAAAAATATCATTTAATATTTGATCAAGTAAATCAAGGCTATAATACATTTGGTAAAACCGAATGGCATAGCTATTCATTAGAAGATAATATCACTGGAAAGGATTTACCGTTCTTAGAACTGTTTGAACCAATCCTTATTGAAATGCGCAATGTGCATCCTCATATACAAAAAAGATCTACTGGTTTTAATTATGCAAATTCTTTAGAAAAAGATTTGTTTATTCATACCGATGTAGATTATGATACAAAACACCCAAAACATTTTAATATGGTTATTCCCATATTTGGTAAAGCTATAATAAATTATTATGAAACCCGTGAAGAAGAGATTTGGTTACCAGAAAAAAATGCACATGGCTATGCATATTATCATGAATTTTATTTGCGTAATAAATCTGGCTATGAAGAATTTAAAAAGAAAAGAAAGATTGGTGAAATTATAGTAGAAGATAAGCCGGTTTTAATTGATACTAATCTAATGCATGGTGTTGAAATCCTTAAATCTCCTCGTTGTGCTTGGGTCACACGCTGGAATAATATTCCAGTTCACCATGATTTTTATACATGGAAATCTAGAGTAGAAAGAATATTAAAATGATGCGAGTTGTTCCGTATATAGAAAATGGAAAAAGACTGTATGTAAATGATGATTTATGTATGGATGCTTTTTTAAAAATGGAAATAGAAAGCCAAAAAGATAGACTATACAAAAATTATACTTTTAATAATTTAAAATTAAATGAAATGTATAATTTTAATTTTGTATTTGATAATGACAATCCTGTGTTAGCATCAGGATGCCAAGTATTTAATGAGAATGTAATTAGAGTTTTTAGTAGATATTATGTATTTGATGAATATAGAACCGATGGTAAAAAATTATTAGATAAATCAGATGACTTTATGGAATTAAAATATAGTCTTAATCTTATTAAAAAATTTCCATTAATAATATGGGCTAGAGATAAATCATCTGGTTTTTTTAAAAGACTTAAAGCCGAAAGATCTGATATATTCAAAAATTGGCAAATACACCATGAAAAAATAGAATTAAAATATAAAAACAATTTTCATAATATATTTTATATTGGTGACATTAGTCATTTACACAACCTACAATATGAAGTCTATAGTCAAAAGAAGCGTTAACAAAAGTATGCATTTTTGTGGTATCTATTAAATAATAATTCCCATTGGCTGGGCATCTAATTATTTCATCATCTATTACAAAAAAACATTTATCATTTGTTATAAGCGGTATATGTATTCTTTTCGTATAGTCTTGATGATATGAATAGCATGTTTTCGGCTTCATTTTCATAAGTCGAGTTCTATACATTTTTAATTCAGATATAATAGAATTTACATATGGTATATTGAATAAAAATTCAGTAAATTCATTTTCGCTATGATCTTTGTTTAATATACTTCCAGTTGCATAAAACGGATCTTTCATATTTTTTACTGTTTGTAAACCAATTTGATCATCGTAATCAGGTATTGAACTAAGTTCAAATAATATTTGATCTATATCTAACAACATATTGTTAATTCCATAACTCTATGTGGTTGTTTAATTATCCAATCAATAACACTAACACAATAATCCATAGAAAGTTTTGGCTCATTTACGTCCATTGATCTTTCATTATCAATATAACCAAAATTTATACAAGTCGTATTTATGCCAAGAGAAAATATATAATGATTAGCTTCTCTAAGAGCTTTCTTTTCTACAGCATAACGATTTCTAAAAGTATAATCACTTGCTCGTGATCCAATGTTAATTATTCTTTTTTTTAATTTTGCTGCTTTATATAACATTTCAACTTGTTGAAATCCATCATGTTTGCAATTAATGAATACATCACATTCCTCTAATGAATTACAATTACCATAATATTTTTGTATTACCTTACCCAACCCCCGTCTTGTGCCTGTGATAAAAAATTTCATAAATTAATACCTTTGATATATTTACTTTCTCGTTTCAATAGTATATAATACAACTTCCACTGTTAAAAAGGAGTTTGTTATGGTAGCAGCAGTTGAAACGATGGCCTTTGCTAGTGAAACCCCCTGGCATGGTCTCGGTGAGAAGGTCTCGAACGACTTGACCCCGAAACAGATGATGAAAAAAGCCGGGGTTGACTGGGAAGTTATTGAGGTCGAATCTTTCATCGAGTTCAACGACAAGAAAATCCCTACCGGTGACAAGTCGCTAGTTCGCTCGACTGATGGTAAAGTCTTGACCAACACTGGTCCTGGCTGGAAACCAGTTCAGAACGAGCAAGCATTTGAGTTCTTCTCTGAATATGTATACGCCGGTGACATGGAAATGCATACCGCTGGTTCGTTGAAAGACGGTCGGATGGTGTGGGCTTTGGCAAAAGTCAAAGAATCCTTTGAGCTCTTCAAGGGTGATGAGGTTGAGTCGTACCTCCTGTTCTCGAATCCACATCAGTACGGCAAGTGTATCGATGTTCGATTCACGCCGATCCGCGTAGTGTGTAACAACACGCTGACTCTTGCGCTCGAGGTTGAAGCTCAACGAGGTGTCCGCATTGGTCACCGCTCAGAGTTCGATCCTGACATGGTCAAGCAGCAGCTTGGTCTAGCTCATGAGAAGTTTGCTAAGTATCGTGAGATGGCTGAGTTCTTGGGCAGCAAGCAGTTCAAGATGGAAACTCTCATCAACTACTACAACGACGTCTTTCCTCGTACCACGGACAAGCGTGTGCAAGGCAAAGAGCTGTCTGTTGAGACTCTGTCTCGTCCGGCTCGCATGGCCTTCGATGTCCTTGAGTCACAGCCTGGATCTGAGTTTGCCAAGGGTTCTTGGTGGCAGGCCTTCAACTCAGTGACTTATGTCACTGACCACCTGCAGGGTCGTAGCCAAGAGACTCGACTCTACTCGAGCTGGTTTGGTGGCAATCAACTCCGTAAGAGGAACGCCATCAACACGGCGGTAGAGTACGCTGAGGCAGCCTAATCTGGCGGCTCACGAGAGGCCTCACGTGCCTCTCGTGTCTATTGGCCAATGGTATCCTATGGACTTAGGATCTCGAGGGCTCTCGTGCCCTTCTGCTGACCATCAAAAAGTAATACTTTAGTATTACAGACTGAAAAAAGTGAAAAAAAGTTCAAAATGAATACTTTTGATATATTTACTTTTCACGATAGCTGTGGTATTATCTATCTAACGTTGGAAAGGAACTGATATGATTTACAACTCTCTACTAGGCCAAACCCCAGTCGAAATCCCCACCGAGGCCCTCAGCACCTACATCACTCGTGATGCCGCTATCAAGGCTATCCTGTCTCTTGGTGGCATAAGTGCTCCTCTGACTCCAGAGGTTAATGCCCTTCGCAAGATTGTTCTCAGCTGCCGCCGCAAGATTGAGCGCAATGGTTGGTGGTGCAAACTTGTTCCAGTCAAGCGCGGTGACTGCAGTCAACCCATGAAAGAAATTTGCTAAGGAGATTATGATGGCTACGATTCATGAATTGGTCCTCAAGGACTATCCCATGCTGATGGAGGAGGTCATGTACCTCAACAAAGGTTTTGGTTGGTCTGGTTTTAATGATGCTCTTCGATTCATTGAAGAAAACTCAACACACTACGATCACCTCGCTCAAGAATTCAAGGAGTTTGTCTATGGAAACTAAAGTTCGTAAGTCACCGTGCTATCAGTGCACCGTCGATCTGAGCAATGAGGTCGACATGAAGTGGGTCAAAGAGGTTCGTGAGAAAACTGCTCTCGTCAACAAGTCGTTGCGTAAGATCGGTCAGACTCCTTTTCGTGTACGCTTGGCTCTTCGCGATCCTATCCGTAAAGTCACTTATTGGAACAAATGGACTAACAGGAAAAACAGCCGTGGTTACGATTTTGGTGGTAACGTCTATGGCGGTATCGCTAATGCCCGTAAAGCCGACGTCTATATCTATGAACGTCGAGTTTGATTAGTCTTATTATGTACGGGCAGGGGCGGGCAATCCGCCCCTTTTTTATTTTAAAAACATATAAATATAGAGTGTAATCAATGCCTTTCTTATTGGAGAACTATATGCCTGTTTCAATGTTCGGCTCAATGAGTCGCGCTGAATGGTTTAAATATGGTCCTAAAAGATTAGACACTCTTATTGATGTTATTAAAAGCGGTAATCCAGTGCCTAGTGTTTCAGGATTAAGTTTAGAAATTTTAGTCGACAAAAATAACATCAAAAGTGTCGAAGAGTTTAAATCTAGTGATGATAAGACTAAGACTTTTACTCTTAAATTAAAGAATGGCAATACGATTGAATCTAATATTATCGGAAAGTCTCCAATATTTGGAGGTAAAGGAGCTGGAGCTGGAGCGACGGGTGATACTTCAAAAGGTGAATCATTACAATGTTTATATTTAGAAGCTATGTTAAACGAGGGAGTTACAAAACCATTTATGCATTTTACTCCTAAATTACTAGAAAAATATTCTAAGGAAATTGATACTGATGTTTCATTTAAAGATATGATGTCATCTGAAGCACCTTGGCACTTTTCTGCTTATGTTACAGCAGCGCATTTAATCTCTAACAAATTTGTAAATAAAAATCAAAAATTTCATAGAGGTTCTACAATTATGAAAGCCATATACAAAGCTAAAAAGGTAGCATTAGCAAATGAAGGATTGCCTGATTTGACAGATGACAAATGGAATCCGGGTGACATATGGGCTGTTAAAAATGGTTTAGATCTGTCTAAAGCATTAAACACTACTTCAATAAAAAACTTAAATGCATCTTTAAAGAAAAAATTTCAGAGTAGAGAAATTGTCGGTATATCTCTTAAACAGGTAGATAGTTTAAAGAAATCAGCAAAGCATGAAATCTTGAATCTAGATGCAGTAGAACCTGATAAACATACTTTTACATCTGTAAAAATTCGTGGTACATCTTTTTGGTCAAATAAAAATGGTATGCTAATATATGATGGAACTAAAAAAGCAGATATTAGAGCTCCTAGTTCTATGGGAGCTATGAATATTGAGGTTCAAGGTAAAGGAGCAAGAGGCGGAAGAGCTGGTTATAGTATTGTTGAATATGCAGCAAAAACTTTTTTGAAAAAGAATCTTCCTTCTAATGCCCAATTAAAAACAGAAGCAACTGAGATCCATAAAAAGAAAAATAAAAGATCTATTGATAATCTTCGAATGATGGCTCAGAGTGTTGACTCTACTATAACTAAACAAGAATTTGATAATGGATTAAAAGAAGCTGCTTTAGATAAAGTTCATGCAAAACTCGGCGTAACTTATATCGCATACGCTCTAACAAAAAGCACAAAAGCTCAAAGAAACGATTTCATTTCATATATGATAAATTATGCAGGATCTAAATTAGAAACTTCATCGGTTTATGTTAAAGTGAGTGCTAAGTAAAGGAATAATCCAATGTACGGACGAAGCGCAGTAACAGAACAAAATATAAAATGGTATACTAACGGTGTAGATAACCTATATGTTACTGAAGGAACACAACCAGATGGCTATCACCGAGGCCGCACAGTTAAGAAAAGGAGGTAAAGCCGATTATGAATACATTTCAGCAGTTCGTAACAGAACAAAAGAATACTCATATGACGCACCTTTAGCTTGAGGACAAGGTCCTCTATGGTGGTGTGAATGGTACGCGTCAGGCAATCCTCGCATTGCGTTCACTCAGAGACATGTTGGCAGGAGTCCACGATGGAAAAGTTTCTGTTAAGTGGGATGGTGCTCCTGCTATTTTTGCTGGCATCGATCCTCGTGATGGTAAGTTTTTTGTGGCAAAAAAAGGAATTTTTAACAAGTCACCAAAGGTTTATAAATCAGACGCTGATATTGACGCTGATACTAGCGGTGATCTCGCTGATAAACTCAAGTCTGCTCTTAAGCATCTCCCCGCACTAGGCATCAAGGGTGTAGTGCAAGGTGACTTCTTGTTCTCTAAAGCAGATATAAGAAATGAAAAGATCAAAGGACAGCAGTATGTTACTTTTCATCCCAATACTATTGTTTATGCTGTGCCTGCGAATACACAGATGGCCAAGGACATCAAGTCAGCACAGATAGGTATTGTCTGGCACACCACATACACTGGTAACTCGTTTGAAACAATGAAAGCATCTTATGGCGTTGATGTGACTAAGTTTAACAAATCTACGAAGGTCTGGTCTCAGGACGCCATGCTGAAAGACATGACTCGTTACACAATGTCTAAACAGGACACTGACGAAGTCAATGAACACTTATCAAACGCAGGGAAGATATTCAACCAGATTGCATCTAGTACGCTCCGTGAGCTGGAAGCTAATCAAGTTCTTGCCGGGACTATTGAAACATTCAATAATACTTTTGTACGAAGAGGGGAAGTTGTCATTGACACGAACAAGCATGTCAATAATCTCATTCGTTACATCGCTAATAAGTATAAGGTGCAGATAGACAAGGCAAAGAGCGAGAGAGGCAAGGCTTCTCAAACTGCAAAGATGCAAGAGACGTTGAAATTCTTTTCGGCTACAAACAAAAAGAATCTCAAATTAATGTTCGATTTGCAAAAATCTTTGATTCTTGCTAAATTAAAAATTATAAATATATTACAGCGACTGTCAAGCACGGCTACTTTTCTTAAAACTAAGAATGGTTTTAAAGTAACGGGCCAGGAAGGATATGTTGCGATAGACACACTTGGTGGTGATGCAGTGAAAATTGTGGACCGTATGGAGTTCTCATACGCAAACTTTTCACCCGATATATTAAAAGGATGGGATAAACCAACGAGGAACTGATGTTAGACTTTAAAGACTTTATTGTCGCCGATTATCGTCCAGGCGAACCAGACATACTTAAGTACAGAGCTCAGCGTCGCCGTCGTTTAGGCGAAGAGGTTGAGCAGACTGATGAAGCATTGACCACAACGCAACGACTTGCTCGTAAGCGTCAGATGCAAAGAACCAAAGCCAAGATCAAGTTAGGCAGAGAGCGTGCCAAGCGTCGCTTTGCCTCGAAAGAGAAGCTGGAGAAGAGAGCAATTCGTCAAGCACGCATGATGATCTTCAAGAAGCTGACAAAAGACATTCCGAAAGACGAGCTGACATACGCTCGTAGAGCAGAGATTGAGAAGCGCTTGGAGAAACCAGCGCTCAAACAAAGGATTAAGATGATTGCTCGTAAGAATCTACCCAAGGTCCGTAAACAAGAGATCGAGAGAAAGAGAAGACAAAGCTAATGATTAGCTCTTTTAAATCGTACCTTGTCGAGGAAGAGAAAACTGTTTATTTTACCTTCGGTAGAATGAACCCTCCTACTATTGGTCATGAGAAACTTCTTAATTCCCTCGCCACTAAGTCTGGCAATAATCCTTACCGTGTTTTTCTTTCGCAGTCTCAAGACAAAGCTAAGAATCCTATTGGGTATAAAGACAAAGTAAAGTTTGCACGTAAGATGTTTCCTCGTCATGCTCGCTCGATTATGATGAATCCTAAGATCAAGACGTTCCTTGACGCTGCAGTTTCTCTGTATAACGAAGGCTTTAAGAATGTGGTCATGGTCGTAGGCGAAGATCGCGTCAATGAGTTTGATATCTTGTTGAGCAAGTATAACGGTAAAAAGATGCGGCACGGTTTCTTTAACTTTGCTCGCATTAACGTCGTATCTGCTGGCCAGCGTGATCCTGATGCAGAGGGAACAGAAGGCGCATCTGCTACAAAGCAGCGTCAACACGCAAAAGCAAAAGATTTCACTGGCTTCAGTCAAGGCTTGCCTAAGGGTGTAAGCAACGCTGATGCCAAAGCTCTGTTCAATGCCGTAAGAGTTGGCATGGGTCTGAAAGAAACCACAGACTTCACAACTCACGTCAAACTAGACACAGTGTCTGAGACGAGAGAGCAGTACGTTCAGGGAGATTTGTTTCAGGTTGGCGATCGAGTAGTTGTCATTGCGGACGACACGATCGCCACCGTTTCTCATCTGGGTTCTAACTACGTCATCATCGAGCAAGAAGGCTTGAAATTGCGTAAATGGTTACAGGATGTTGAGCTGTTAGAAAAAACCAGATCTCCTCAGGATCCTGATATCGGCGATCGTAAAGGTACACAGCCTAAAGCCTATCACTCTGGTTTGTCAAAGGCTACTAAGATCAAGAGAGACGCTCAGTTTAAAAAGCAGTCGAAGATGGATGATAATAATCCAAGGGCATATAAGCCTGCTCCTGGTGATAAGACAGCTAAGACAAAACCGAGTAAATATACGCTGAAGTTCAAGCAGATGTATGGTGAACAGATGTCAGCCACTGATATCGCTAAGAAAAGAATTGATCAAGAAAAGAAAGCCGATGCCAAACGTCATGATAGAATGATGGATAGAGCACGGACTAAGGATACTCAATCAATCAATAAGGCTACGAAATGATTACTTTCAAAGCGTATCTTAAAGAAGCTGAGTCTTGGGAAGCCGGTTACAAGCGCAGAGTTGTAAAGACTACCAGTGCTGATCATAAAGAAAAAGGTTACAACTGGAGAATCAAAGGTAAGGAACGCCCCGAGATCTCTATTAAGTTGTATAAGAGTAAGCCTTCTCAATCCGAGTTTAATAAGCAGATGAGAAGAGTTGCAGGACATGAGTTTGGTGGATAACATGATAACATTTAAGACATTCATCAGTGAAAGCGGTACCACAACGGCTTTGAAAAACAAAGCTGCTAAATCTGGTATTTCACTTGGTATTCTTCGCAAAGTTTACAACCGTGGTGTTGCCGCATGGCGCACCGGCCACAGACCTGGAACTACACCTGCACAATGGGGTATGGCTAGAGTCAACTCATATATTACAAAAGGCAAGACCTATCATACGGCAGATAAGGACCTAAGGAGTTAAAAATGTCACTCAAAGTATCACATGGAATCGGTGCATGGATTAAGGACTTCCAGAAATCAGATGCTCCCCAATTCAAAGGTAAATCAGATAAAGAGCGTAGAGATCAGGCCATTGCTGCTTATCTCTCTGCCAAGCGGGCCCAAAAAGAAGGTAAAGAAGAAACACCACCTTTTGATGGTCCGTATAAAAAAGTAAAGTCTGTTGTTCCTGGCAAACATGGTGAAGGTCCTTCTACCGCTAAGCATCTTGCTAAGCAAGGTATGAAACAGGCTGAGAAGAAGCCAGTAAAAGAAGGTCTTAAACCAGGTTGGATGCTCAAGAAAGATCCTGAGCTGGCAAAGAAATTAAAAGCTAAAATTGATCTTGCCAAGAAGCGCCAAGCCACCTATGGTGATAAGAGCGCTGGTAAATCCGTAGGTGAGGCTACTACTTTTGAAGTTGACATTGAAGGTTTGCCAAAGATGTACATCAAGGACAAGTCTCCTGGTGCCGTCAAAGCTAAGTTGCGTGGCATCGTCAAGCAACCTTCTATGATTCAAGGTGTTGATCGCGTGACCGATGCTGAGATGAAAAAGACATATCGTGATAAGGCACAAGGCCGTGATGAGGTTGATGAGGCTGTCAAACCTCGTCCAACAGATAGTGCTTTATACAAGACACTTGGTCCAACCAGGCATTATAATCAAGGTGTTGAGGCTTTGAAGAAGGCTCATGGTTTTACTGCTGCTCAAGCCAAAGGTCATATCAATCGTTTAATGACTCAGATCGCTAAGGCTGATAAGACACAAAAAGAATCTGTCAAAGAAGTATCTGGCGCAATGGCTCAACGCTATCACGACAAAGCCGCAAAGACACCTCTACCTGCTAATAAGAAGACTCCTGAGAAAGCACTCAAGAGATTTGCAGGTATGATGAAGGCTCAGGATAGAATCCATCGTGATGAGTTGAAGCGTATTGGAGGCCAGAAATGAGAAACATCTGGCAAAAATATGTTAATGAAGTAATGGACAAAGACTACGGTACTACCAAAGGTACCAAGTTGGCTAAATCCATGACACCCGGTCAGAATGAAGCTAAGGATGAAGATCCTGGTGAATATGATCAAGAAGGCGATATGGCCAAGACGCAGCTACGTACTATCGCTGACGCAGCCAAAGAGCTACATGACATGCTGAGCGATGATCAGAACATGCCAGAATGGTGTCAAAACAAAATTACAAAGGCACAGGATTATATTGATTCTGTCCGCGACTATCTTAAAGCAGAAAACGACGAGGATGACGAAGATGGAAAAGATTGAAAAGTTCAACAAGTTCCGTAGCGACATGATCGACGACATCTGCGAATGCACTAAGATGTATGAAGAGCTTGAGATTGAAGAGGCGACTTATCAAGGTAAGTCGGTAAAGCTTAACGATCCGGTAAGGTCTTCAGATGGAAAAAAGAAGTTCCATGTTTATGTCCGAAATGATAAGGGCAATATTGTCAAGGTTGGATTCGGTGATCCCAACATGGAAATTAAACGTGATGATCCTGCTCGTCGGGCTTCATTTAGGGCTCGCCATAATTGCGATAATCCTGGCCCCAAGTGGAAAGCAAGATACTGGAGCTGCTATCAGTGGCGCGCCGGTGCAAAGGTCGACAACTGATGACAACGCTAGAAGAACACGCAGCGAATGAAAATTCGCGCCTAGATAGAATTGAAAGTAAGATAGATAGATTATCTGATGCTGTAGTTGCCATTGCAAGAGCCGAAGAGAAGTTGGCAAGCTTGCAAGGCGACCACACAAAGCTATATGATAGGATGAACAGGTTTTCAGAGAAGCTAGATCATATCGAAGCTTCTGTGAACAAGAACGAGTCTGCAGTGAAGTTGATTAACTTCCTGTTGGGCACAATCGTAGTTGCCGTGGCCGGCGCACTAGCCACGATGTGGCTTAACTAAGGAGTAAAAATGAAAAAACTAAGCGAATATACATCGAAAGATGGTAAGTTCGTGCACCAAGCGAAGGCCGGCAGATACGGCGGCTCTAAGCCTGATGTACAGAAACCTCTGAGAGCACCAAAGAATAAGGACCTTGACAAACTTAAGGACAATGAGAAGAAGCCAGAATTGGCTGATGAGAGTTATGGCGCTCAATATAGAAATCCTGGCCTTGAAAAGCTAGCAGCCAAGAAAAGACAAGAAAAAGAAATGGCAGCCAAACAGAAAAAAGAAGGTGTTGATGAGAAGTTGGTTGGTAACCAACACAAGATCGATGCTAACAAAGATGGCAAGATCACGTCGCATGATTTCAAGAAGCTTCGTAAGCAAAAAGGTGAGACCGCTATCATGGATCCTAAGTTGAATATGGAAGTCGTGAAGTCGGCTGACAAAGAGCCGGAAGCTTATACAGATCCCAGAACCGGTAAGATTAAATACCGTATGGTCGCTAAGGATAGGGATATGATTAAACAAGAGTCTACAATTCGTCAGAAGTTGTTGTCGATCTTTGAGAAGAAAGATCCTCATACAAAAGGTGCTGTGTCAGATCCTATGGGTAGCAACATTAAGGGTGCCGGTGCACAGAAGATGGTTGATGACAATAAGGATGATGGTAGATATAAGGACCTGGAAAAGCAATCTCACGATGATGCTTCGAAAGCTGGACGCGTAGGCCCTAACGCTAAGGCTCGTCCTAACGACAACAAGCAAGGCGACAAGAAGATCATTAATCCCGTTGATGATGTCACCAAGAAAGCTGGTGGATCTGCCGAAGTTAAAGAAGAGTCCATCATGGACAAGGTGATCGCTTATCTAAGAAAGTAAATCATGCAACAATTGAATGAAGCACCTCGTAATAACAAGAGCTTGGAGGAAATGACTAAGGCTGAACTCCAAGCTCTTGCTGAACAGTTTGGTATGAAACTCGAACCTAACTTGTCTCGTGGTCAGATGATCGCAGAAGTAGAAGAGATTCAGATTCTGAATAAGATGTACGGTTAATGATTCATGAATTGACTGAAGAGAACTTGTTTCTCTACGCTGCAAAGCATTATTATAATCCTAAGTTCACCGATGTTGAAGAGTTTAAAGAAGACTTAAATAGATTCAAGTATATTAAAAGACTCTTTAATAGATATCTTCAAGATGGTGACTTAGCTGATCGATTAATCATGAATCACTTGATCGTAGTATCTAACGTGTTCGGTATTGAACCGATGCTGAAGATGTTAGAGTTAAAGTTAGATGATAAGCACTGGCCTGTCATAAAGCCCTTTCTTATCTTCTTAAAGTATATCACTAACGAACAGTACATCGATGTGCCGTTAGATAAAGTTGTTGTTGAGAGGTTAAGAGAAGTACATGGGAATCGTTAAGAGAGCTGCGGATCTAGCATACACAATCAGGTTTGTTACCCTGATGGCTACTCCTTTCGAGAACATGGACGCCTACAAGCTCGGTGTCATCGATAGGGAAGGCAATCGAATTAGATCTGTTAAATTAGACAGTGACGAAAAGAAGAGCTCCTACACACCTTTTATTCGTCTAGCAGTAAATCTCAAACGATTAGTGTCAAACATTCCCGGTGGTGGAACTCGTTTAGGAAGTCTTGCTTCAGCTCTGTTTCTCATTAAAGAGAACTATAATCTAGAAGATAAAAACATCAGTAAGATCTTAGAGAAGTTTGATATTGAACCTCTTGATTTTATCACTGAAAGATCTGAATGGTTTGTTACAAAGGATGATATGTTGAGTCCTGGCATTTATAGACTAGGTGCTAGGAAGATGATAAACACTACGTATGATTTTGTTTGTAATCCAAAAGATATGATACGTGTTCATGAAGACTGCTATCCTTCAGGTGATGTGTTTGGAATAAATATATACAAAGCCACACACATGCCGACTAAGCAAGAAATCTTCATCACCGCAACAGAGATCTACAAATGAAAGAACAATCACAAGGTCTATGGGCAAACATCTGGGCCAAGCGCCGCAGAGGTGAACGTATGCGTAAGAAAGGCGAAAAGGGTGCACCTTCCGCTAAAGATATTAAGTCGGCTCAAGAAAGCATGATGACTGCAGCCGATGCTGGTATTCCTCATGACACCAAGACGATGGGTCCTAGATTTAAGACTACAGTCATGCATGATCGTAGGCGTAAGAAGAACGCTATGCCAGTTCTTTTGAAAAGATTTCGTAAGTACATTGAGGACAACAACATAGGATAACATTATGTTTGGTGCAGGACAGATCATCAAGATCGTCGCTATATTAATTATTGTTTTAGTTATAGCAGGTGGAATTTATTACATCACCGATCTCAAAGCAGCCTTAGTCACTTCTCAGATGAATGAGCAGAAGTTAGAAGAAGGCATAGAAGCTCAGAACAGATTACTCGAGTCGATGAAGGCTGACATCGAGGCAATTCAAAAGACGAACGAAGAGCTTCGTAAAGAGAATGAACAACAAAAGAAAGATGTAGACGCATTGGCGAAGAAGTTCGACAAGCGTGACCTTGGCGTGTTTGCTATTGCTAATACAGCCAAACTACAAGAATTGATCGAACGTGGTACAAAGAACGCACTACGTTGTTTAGAAATTGCAACTGGCTCTCCCTTGACTGAGGAAGAAAAGAATGCAGCCACACCATTAGAGGCCAACCGTGAATGCCCGGCACTTATTAATCCTAACTATTCCTCTGCTAATTAGTGGCTGTGGTACTCTGTGGCCAAGTGCTCCGGAGGTCAAGCAGGTACAGATACAAACCAAAGCGGTTGAGCGTACGCGTCTCAATTTAAAAGAGCCTGAGCCTCTCAAGGCTCGTGAGATCAAGTTCATCATTATTACTAAAGAGAACTTTGAAACTGTAATGAAGGACCTTGTTGATAAAAACATGGATCCTGTCGTATTTGCACTTACCGATGACGGTTATCAACAGCTATCACTTACTATTGCTGAGATTAGAAATATACTTGCAACTCAACGATCTATCATCACTCGATACAAAGAATATTATGAGCCAGAAGTGAAAAAAGATAGTGTACAAGATCAGTGATTTGATATATAATACTACTTCCAGATAAATTTACACGACCCCATACGGGCGTAAGGGGATACTATGCCTATACACTTGTCGAGAGACAGAGATGACCTATTGACTGAATATGCAATAGGGATGCTCAAAGACTTCTATATGAATGATTATGAGAAGTCTCCCCAGGAAGCTTTCTCGAGAGCTTCACAAGCTTGGTCTAAATACAAAGGTCAGGCTGATGATGAACTAGCTCAAAGACTATATGATTATGTAAGTAAGAAGTGGTTCATGTTTGCTAGTCCGGTGTTATCAAATGCACCGAATGGATCTAAGAAAGATAAGGGTCTTCCTATCTCTTGTTTCCTCACTTATGTACCAGACACACTCGAAGGATTGATCTCTCATTCAAGTGAACTGCGTTGGTTGTCCGTCTTTGGTGGTGGCGTCGGTGGCCACTGGTCAGACGTACGTTCTGTGACTGACAAGGCTCCTGGTCCTATTCCTTTCTTGCACACTGTCGATGCAGACATGATTGCATACAGACAAGGTAAGACACGTAAGGGATCGTACGCTGCATACATGGACATCTCTCACCCTGACGTGGTTGAGTTCATGAACCTGCGTATTCCGACAGGTGACGTACAGCGTAAGGCATTGAACCTACACAACGCCATCAACATCACCGACGACTTCATGAAAGCTGTAGTTGCCGGTGAGATGTGGCAGTTAAAAGATCCACACGACGGCAAGGTCACTGAGGAGATCAGTGCACGTAAGTTGTGGGAACGTATCCTTGAGATTCGGTTCCGCACCGGTGAACCTTACTTGAACTTTATTGACCGTGCAAACGAGCACTTGCCACAACCTTTGAAAGATTTAGGATTAAAGATTCATGGCTCGAACCTTTGTAATGAAATTCATCTACCTACCAGTCCTGATCGCACTGCGGTCTGTTGCCTATCTTCTCTTAACCTTGAGTTCTATGAGGATTGGAAGCATACGACCATTGTCGAAGACCTCATCACTATGCTGGACAATGTACTCGAATATTTTATCGAGAACGCTCCAGATGAAATTTCCAGAGCGCGCTACTCAGCTCAAAGAGAGCGTTCAATTGGTCTCGGAACAATGGGATTCCATTCCCTACTACAAAGCCAGCACGTGGCTTGGGAATCAGAACTCGCAAGAGAGATCAACGAAGTAGTATTCAAGACAATCAATGAGAGAGCGGTGAAGCAGACGATGCAACTAGCTCAAGAACGCGGTGAGTATCCAGATGGTATAGGATCTGGTCGCCGCAACGCCCACCTCTTGGCTATCGCCCCCAATGCATCGTCTGCTATCATCCTTGGTGCATCACCTTCGATTGAACCTAACAAGGCAAATGCATACACTCATCGTACACGTGCAGGTTCATTCCTTGTCAAGAACAGATACCTTGAGAGAGTACTTGATCAGCATAGAGAAAACAACGAATCGAATTGGACAAGCATTATTACAAATAAAGGATCGGTACAGCACTTGCCGTTCCTTACAGAAGGTGAAAAGGCGATATTTAAGACTGCTGACGAACTCAACCAAGAATGGGTAGTTCAGCATCCGGCCGACAGGCAGAAGTACATCTGTCAGGGTCAGTCGGTTAACCTGTTCTTCCCGTCTGGTGCATCGCGTTCCTATGTGAACAAGGTACACATCAAGGCGTGGAAAGAAGGACTTAAGGGTTTATATTATCTGAGAACTGAATCGAAGGCAAGGGCCGAGAACGTCTCAGAGAAGGTTGAACGCGTTGCGTTGCAAGACGACAACCGCACTATTGTATATGGTAAGATGGATTGCCCGTGGTGCGCAAGAGCCAAAGAGGAACTTGCAGTGCGTGGTATTCCTTTTGACTATATCGATCTACAAGAGATCGGCAAGACTGCGAAGGAGGTCACAGGTCGTGATGTGAAGACCGTACCGCAGATCTATGTCGAAGGTAAATACGTTGGTGGTTATGAACAACTAATGGAACATTTAAACAACACACAGACACAAGAGTTGGCAATGGCTGACGGTGATGAGTGTAAGGCATGCGAGGGATAAATGTCACTATTCAAACAATCAAGAACATACAAGCCGTTCATGTATCCTTGGGCGGTAGAACTAGCAAAAAAACATGAAGAGATTCACTGGGTTGAAGATGAGGCTGAACTTTCAGAAGACGTACAGGACTGGCGCACTAAGCTTTCTTCTGATGAGAAAGAATTTATCACACAGGTTCTACGTCTCTTTACTCAGTCCGATGTACAGGTTGGCGAGAACTATCATGAGTTCTTGATCCCCAAGTTCAAGAACAATGAGGTCAGAAACATGTTGTCGTCTTTCGCTGCAAGAGAGACGGTACATCAGAGAGCTTATGCCCTATTGAACGATACTCTGGGTTTGCCTGATGAGGAGTATCATAAGTTCCTCGAATACAAGGCGATGGCTGACAAGATCGACTTCATGTCTGAAGGTAAGATCGTTACGCAGACAGACCTGGCACTAACACTAGCTCAATCGGTGTTTAACGAAGGAATGTCATTGTTCTCATCATTTGTTATGTTGTTGAACTTCCAGCGCTTCGGTAAGATGAAGGGTATGGGTACAATCGTTGAGTGGTCGATTCGTGATGAGACGATTCACGTACAAGGCAACGCTAAGTTGTTCCGCACTATGTGTGACGAGCATCCTCGTATCGTAAACGACGAGCTCAAGTCGAAGATCTACGAGATGGCCAAGCGTGCAGTTGAACTTGAAGACAAGTTTGTACAACTGGCATTTAATGGTTCTGACGTACAAGGTCTGACAAGAGATGAGGTAAAACTCTATATCCGTCACATCGCTGACCGTCGTCTGTTGCAACTCGGCCTGAAGCCAAAGTTCAAGGTAAAAGACAATCCACTGCCTTGGTTGGATTGGGTGCTCAACGGTGCTTCTCATGATAACTTCTTTGAGAAGCGTGTTACAGAATACTCGGTCACTGGTATGGAGGGTGACTGGGGTTGGGAAGATGAAAGGCTTGCAGCATGACAGAATATCGTATAGAGTGCGAAGAGTGCAATAATGTATCAACCGTCCTAACACAATATACAATTGATGAACCACAGTTCTGCCCTATGTGTGGTCGTAGGGCAGAGCCAGAAGAGATAGACGAGGAAGACGATTACGATGATACTTGATATACTCATTCAGATTGTAGTGATTTGGCTAGCCGTTCAGACAGGAGCATACTTACAGAGATTGAAGGATGAACTAGAAGATGAAATGGATGAAGAGCCTGGCAAGGTTGACTCTATCACTGCCATCGTTGAGTATCATGACGGTACCATGTACGCTTGGGAGTCCGAACATCATGACTTCCTAGGCCAAGGTAAAACCCTTGAACAACTAGAAGATCACATTGAAAAGAGATGCAAAGAACTCTATACACAAGATGTAAGAGTTCGCATGACAACCGAAGATCCAACTCTCATAAAGAACTTTGCCACGCGTAATACATAATTACATGTGGACATATAATGGCAAAGAGTTAACCGAAACACCAGAAGAGTATCAGGGATTCGTCTACTGTATCACAGAGCTTGATACAGGAATGATGTATATCGGTAAGAAGTTCTTTTGGAAACCAAAGATCCTACCAAAGAATAAGACACGAAAGCGTAGAGTGCGTACTCGTGTCGAGTCTGACTGGAGGGATTACTACGGCTCAAACAAACTCGTCATCCAACTCGTTGAAGAGAAGGGACGGGATAACTATAAGCGTGAGATCTTACGTATGTGTAAGACCAGAGGAGAGTGTGCCTACTATGAGGCTAAGCTCCAGTTCGAACATGATGTATTATTAAATCCAAAGTATTACAATGAGTTTATTGGTTGTAAGATTAACGCCTCTCACCTTAAAAATTAATGGTTTACAAGCTCGAGAATCTATGGTATAATCTCTATACTATGGCAGGCTGGGATATACTATGCTAATTTATGATTACAATGGAATTGCTCTTGGATCGATCATCGTAAATCGTGATCTAAATCAAGACTTGATTCGACACATGATTCTCAACACGATTCGCATGTATCGTGTAAAGTTTCCAAGAAAAGAATACGGTGAAGTTGTTATTGCATGTGATGGTGCAAACAACTGGCGTCGTGGCGCGTTTCCTCAATACAAAGCGAATCGCCGTAAGAGTCGTGATAAGTCAGACTTCGATTGGAACGAAGCTTTCCGTATTCTTAATGAGGTGCGTGAAGAAATTCGCGAATCTTTTCCTTATAAGGTTGTCCATATAGAAGGTTGCGAGGCAGATGACGTCATTGGTACTCTCGTTGCAAACACTCAAGAGTTTGGCCAATACGAAAACGTAATGATCATCTCAGCCGATAGGGACTTTGCTCAGCTGCAGCGTTTTGATAACGTTCGCCAGTTCAGTCCTTTAACTAAGAAGTTTATCGATGAAAAGAATCCTAAGCTTCGACTCATAGAACATATTATCAAGGGTGATGCTGGTGATGGCGTACCTAACATTCTATCTAATGACGATGTATTTGTTGAGGGTCTTCGTCAGACTCCTGTCAGTAAGAAAAAGATGGAAGCCATAATGGCTGACCTTGAAGAAGACGAGTTGTTATATGCTGCCTCTTGGTATCGTAACTATCAACGCAATCGTCTACTCATTGATCTGACCTATACACCTGAACATCTTAAAGAAAATATTCTCAAAGAGTTTGAGAAAGATCCTGTCGGAAAGGGTTCTCTTGTCTTACCGTATTTGATAAATAAAAAGTGTAAGATGCTAATTGAAGTTGCAGCGGAGTTTAATTGATATGGCAAACCTACTTATTCATGAAGTAATTGATCTTGTAAACAAAAAAAAGTCTAAAGCAGACAAAGTAAAAGTCCTAAAGGAAAATGAATCCTGGGCACTTAAGGACATCATCCGAGGTTCTATGGACTCTACAGTCAAGTGGAACCTACCGGTTGGTACTCCTCCATACACCCCAAACAAGCCAGAAAGTACGCCAACAAACTTGTTGCGTGAAAACGTAAAGTTTAAGTACTTTGTGCAAGGCGGTCCTGGTACTAAGATGCCGTCTTTTAAAAGAGAGCAGATGTTTATCGGCCTGATTGAAGGTATTCATCCAGAAGATGCTAAGTTAGTTATCGATATGATAGCTAAGAATCCACCAAAGGGCTTGACGCGACCACTAGTAAAGGAGGCATTTCCAGGTCTACTTCGTGATGAGTAACATCAACCATTAACAGGAGACCAATACATGGTATTGAATCAACTCGACAGACTAAAAAAAGATTACGCTGAACTCGAAATATACACAAAGCGCCTGCAGAAACGAGGCGATATCGAAAAGATGAAGCGAATGCAGCAAAAGAAAGATTTTATTAGTCAACGAATTGAGGCAAGTCAATTACATTAACGGTCTAAAATAGGAGTGTACAATCCCCATGTTCTATGGTATAATAATCATGTTCATGGGGATTTTTAATTATGAATATCTTTGTACTTGATACTGATCCAGTAAAAGCAGCTCAGTTGCAGTGTGATAAGCACGTCGTCAAGATGATTGTCGAGTCTGCGCAGATGCTATCGACGGCACATCGTATCCTTGACGGAGACGTGTTCCTTGGTCCGTCTAAGTCTGGCCTACGCACAGTCAAGCAGTGGCGGCATCCGGATCCTGAATTGGATCATAAACTTTACAAAGCGGTCCACGTGAAACATCCATGTACCATCTGGACCATGGAGTCTGCCTGTAACTATGAGTGGCACTATCAACACTTCATGGCTCTCTGTGCCGAGTACTCGTATCGATATGGACGTCCTGGACCGTTAGACTACTCGCGCTATTCTCATGATGTTAAGATGCATGATACTGAGTGTAAGCTTGGCCATGTGCTCAAGCAACATCCAAAGAATATAAGTAATAGAGGTCTGACACCATTTGCTCTTGCAATGAAGTCAAACCCCGAGTGCATGTTCGATGATCCTGTCAAATCGTATCGTGCGTTTTACAAAACTAAACTTGCCAGGTTCTCTATGAAGTGGACCTGTAGGGAGATGCCGGAGTGGTTCCATGAACACAAAGTTGAATCAGTTGTTGGTTAAATTAAGTTGGATATGTAAAGAGATAGCGGCCGCTGAGAAAGATGGCTGCAGCGAAGAGACCGTTGCTTGGCTCAAAGAACGTATGAAACTAATAGAACAAGAGATTGTGGAATCAGATGCCAACCTACACGCTTAAAGATATCAAGAACCAAGAAGTATGGGACATCCGGTGCTCATACGACGACCTGCAAAAGATGCTTGATGAGAATCAAGATATCGTTCAAGTCATGACTGCGCCTGCACTAGTCTCAGGCGTAAGGAGCAATATTTCTCGAGCGGGCAGTGAGTGGAGAGATCTACTCGGTAAAGTGAAAAAAACATCTGGCCGAGGGAACACTATTAATGACTAGTGCGAAAGTTAGAGACACAGATCTTTACGAATTTGATGCCATCACTGTAAATCAGAAAAAAGTTTTTGATGCATGGGATGATGGCGACAATATAGTGATGGTTGGTTCTGCAGGAACCGGTAAGACCTTCATTGCGCTTTATCTAGCTCTTGAAGAGATACTAGATAAATCAACGGTGTATGATCGGATAGTCATCATCCGGTCAGTTGTACCAGTTCGTGACATGGGCTTTCTCCCGGGTACAGTCGAGGAAAAGAAGTCCCAGTACGAGACTCCGTATAAGTACATATGTGAGGAGCTTTTCAGAGATGGCGCTGCGTATAGCAAACTCAAGAACAACAAACAGATTGATTTTGAGACAACATCCTTTATACGTGGCACTACGTTTCAACGCACCATCATTATCGTTGATGAGATGCAGAACCTAAATTTCCATGAGCTCGATTCAGTGATGACACGGGTAGGCGATCATTGCCGTATCATCTTCTGTGGAGACTATCTCCAATCAGATTTTAAACACGATGATGAACGCGACGGCGTTATGAAGTTTCTTCGTATCGTCGACCAGCTAAAGTATTTTTCAGTCGTGACGTTTGGCTGGGACGACATCGTTCGATCAGGTTTGGTCCGCGATTACATCATGACAAAGGAAATGTTAGGTGTCAAATGAAAATCATCATGGCCGTATTGGCCTCACTCGCCATCTTAGGTATGGCAGATTCAGCAAAAGCACAAGCTCCAGCAATTGTACCGGAGTGTATGCCCGCTGAGAAGTTCCCAAAGTTTCTCAAAAAATCTGGTGAAAAGATCGTTGCGATCGGCAAAAGCTTCAGACATTTGAGACAATCAGGTCAAGAATTTACTACCGAAATGTATATCACTGTCAATCCTAAAGATAAGCAGTGGTCGTTCTTTGAAAATCTTGAAGGTAACATGTGTGCTCTTGCTTATGGTGTAAACTTTAAATCTTTTGTTGACTTGAAAAAATATTACTAATGCCCTTTATACATGAACACATTGATCTCGGTTATGATGACCTTAAAGCTGAGACTACTGACAATGGCAGACGATACGTTGACCCAGATGGGAATACTTACCCTTCTGTTACTACAGTACTTAGCATACTAACAGAAGACGCCATACGCGCCTGGAAGGCTCGTGTGGGCGACGAGGAGGCTAACAGAGTTGGTGGCCGTGCATCTGCGCGCGGTACTTCGGTTCACTCAATTATAGAAAGGTATCTAAAGAATGAAGATACAAGCGATTTCCTCCCTCACATCAGGCAAAGCCTGGCAAACGTTAAGCCGATACTTGACAACCGTATCGGGAAGATCTACGGCATCGAGAGTCCTCTTTACTCTCGCCATCTCGGCCTGGCTGGTCGTTGTGATTGCGTGGCTGAGTTCGACAGTGTTCCGTCTATTATAGACTTCAAGACATCTAAGCGAGTCAAAGAGAAAGACAAGATCTCTAACTACTTCGCTCAGATGTCTGCGTACGCTATCATGTGGGAGGAGCGTACTGGGATGCCAATTATAAATACAGTTGTAATCATGGACGTCGATGACCATGAGCCTCTGGTATTCAAAGAACACCGTGATAATTATACTAATCTCTTGACTGATACAATTAAAGAATACAACAGGAGGCAATTGTTTCACAAATAACAGGGAGATAGTATGGCTACAGAAAAGAAAACCGTGACGATTGACGAAGAAGCAGTCGCTGGTATGGATACGAATGGAGACGGTCACGTCTCTGCCGAAGAATATAAGATGAATCTTGAGTTTAGGCGGAAAGAATTGGAAGACAAAGATGCACAGCGTGATGCCATTCGTAAGATGGCTTGGTTCTCGCTGATTGGTTTATTGGTATATCCAATTGGTATTGCTCTTACATCTTTGCTTGGCATGGATAAGGCAGCAACGCTGATTGCAGATATTGCACCAACATACTTTGCATCTATTGCTGTTTTGGTTTCAGCCTTCTTTGGTGCTGATGCCCTTTCAAAGAAAAACGGTAAATAATGTTTACAGCGGGAATGCTTATTGTTCTCGCTTTCACGGTTTGGTGGTTGATTGACTATCACTTTCGTTATGGTTTTAGGAACTTGATACATGATGTACAGCTGGGAAAAAAAGTGTTATAATTATATTAAGTACTCAGGGATTTGGATTGGGATTGTGCTCAATCCATTTCACTGGAAGTTAAAGTATCAAACAAAAGCAGTTGAGTTTCCTGACTGCGACAACTTATTTGATAACTGTTTGTACGTTGGTCCAGTTTGGATTCGCGTAATCATCGATGATGGGCGTTGGTAATGAAAAGAATGATATATCAGGTTTACGTCGGTAAACCAAGCAAACTATACGATCACTGCACGGCTTCTGTGGCCGCATACTGTAGTAGACACGGTATAGACTACACAATACAAAAGACTCCAATCTTAAAGATCAAACCTGACGTATTCGCTACGAATCGCAGTAAAGAGTCGTATGAGAAGCACGGTGGCTTCTTACCGATCTTTGAGAAAGAGAACGCGTTCGGATACTTCCCTGAGTATGATCAGATCGCGATTGTAGACGCTGACATCTACATTCGTTCTGATGCGCCAAACATTTTCGAAGAGCTTGAAGAAGAGACAGAGTTTGCCGGTGTTGTAGAGCGTGAGATGCCTATCACGCATCAGTACGCTCAGAAGATCATCAATTACTCTCGCATGCAGTATCACAACCTGCACATCAACAAAGTTGCTAACTTTCAACCTAACCCACTAGGTTATGAGTTCTATAACATGGGCCTGATGGTGATGCAGTGTCATATTAAGAAGTACTTTAAGCCAGGTGAATCGCCTCACCAGTTTATTTCACGCCCAGAGTTTAAAGACTTTGTTGATGGTCAAGGCGCTTGGAAATGGTCTACTGATCAGACCCTACTCAATACTTGGGTAAGAAAAGAGAAGATGAGACAGCATCACCTCGATTGGAAATGGAACGCGCTGTATAAAGGTGTGAGAGATGATAAGCTACCTGAAGCATACTTTGTACACTTTTTCTTAAAAGATCTTTTGCCTGAACGAGGTGAGAACGTACAACAGTTAATGAAACTGATATGAAATTTTTGATTTCATGGCCACGGCCTGAAGGTGAAGATCTGATTCAATACTTTGAAGGAGCTCAGAAGAAAAGCTCTGAGATAGCAAAGCGACCGTATCTTCATGATAAAGACCTGTACGCAGTTCCTTCTTTCTATCACACATTAGAAAAAGTGTTAGATGATATGGGTGTACCTCATGATAGGTTATATAGAAAGAGGTATAAGAGGATAGCCGCTCCAAACAAAGACGCAGTGGTGTTGTGTTATCACGCTCATTCAGACATCATAGAAAACAATGTGTGGTACGTACACACCTCTTCATTGGCTGGATACTTCACGGTTGATCGTAGAGGTTTTGCTGGATTCAGTGAACCAGCACATAACAAAAGCTTCTTTGAAGAAAGCAAAGGAGTAGACTTAGATCAAGCTAGAGAGTTCTTTGATAAGTTCTCTAAAGATTTTATTGAGTCCAGCTCAAGCAGAAACTTTCAACCTAAAGAAGATCTATCAATTGATGAACCCTATATCTTTATTGCTGGCCAACTTAGCTATGACTCTGTAGTCACTCAGCTCTGTCACATTAGACCTCCTCAAGAATACTATAACGAGATCGCAAAGGTTGCAAAGTGCAAGGTTGTGTATAAGAAACATCCAGCCGACGGCTTAAACAATAAGAAGAACGATCTAAAAAAACCAAATTATCCTAACGTTATAGAATATAATGGCTCTATACATAAAAGCTATTCAAGGAGCGCTTGGCGTATTTGTAATTAACTCCGGTGTGGGGTTTGAGGCTCTGCTACATAAGAAGAGAGTGTTTACGGCCGGTGAGTGTGACTATAAGTATATTACAGAGATCATAAATGACAACAGCCAAGTAGCTGCAAAGATGAAGACTCTAGGTAAACCTATTGATGAAGAGTCGATCATTAAATATATGTACTACTTGATAAATGAAGTTTATGTTGATACGAGCTCTTATGACTCAATTCGTAAAAAAGTGGAACGCATTATTAGAATGAATGGTAAATGAAAGTAATTGTACTTGGTGGTGATGGATTCTGTGGTTGGCCTACATCGTTAAAGCTAGCCAAGCGTGGTCATGATGTATTGATTCTAGATAACTTGTCGCGCAGAAGAATCGATGACGAGCTTCAGAGTAACTCGCTCACAAGAATCAGGGCCATACACGACAGGTGCCTTGCTGCAAACAGGATTGTAGGTAGCATAGACTGGCGCTTCTGTGATATCGCAAAGTCGTATGGCCAGTTAGTTCAGTGGGTAGAGATGTTTGAGCCTGACGCTATCGTTCACTTCGCTGAACAACGTGCAGCTCCGTACTCAATGATCTCAAACAAAGAGAGACGGTACACCGTAGACAACAACATCACTGCGACGAGTAACGTACTGAACGCAATCGTTGATGTAAATAAAGACATTCACTTAGTTCACCTAGGCACTATGGGTGTGTATGGATACTCGAAAGACTTTGGTGATATTCCAGAGGGATACCTAAACGTTAAGGTAAACTCGACTGAGAAAGACGTTGACATCCTGTATCCTACAAATCCTGGTAGCGTCTATCACATGACTAAGTCAATGGACCAGTTGTTGTTTCAGTTTTACAAGAAGAACTGGAACCTTAAGATCACTGACCTACACCAAGGTATCGTATGGGGTACAGAGACGGCAGAGACTAAACTTCATCCAGATCTAGTAAACAGATTTGATTATGACGGTATCTATGGAACTGTATTGAATAGATTTATCTCACAAGCAGCAGTCGGTGTTCCATTGACTGTATACGGCACAGGCGGTCAGAAGCGCGCCTTCATTCACATTGAAGACACAACCAACTGTGTATCACTTGCGGTAGAGAATCCAGCTGAGACTGAAAAAGTTCGTATCTTCAACCAAGTGTCAGAGGTTCGTAGCGTAAAGGAACTTGCAGAGATCATACATAATCAGTATGGATCAGAGATATTCTATCACGACAATCCAAGAAAAGAACTCGCCGAGAACGATCTCGCCGTAAGTAATGAAGGTCTGAGATCCTTAGGCTTTGATCCTATCCTGTTGAACCAGTGGCTGATCGATGACGTAAAGTTTATTGCAGCCGAGCTGAAGCAGAACTTTAACAAAGACAACATAATGACATCACCGAAGTGGTAATATGAACACCTTGATATATCAATGTTGGGACGGACCAGAGCGTCCTGGAAATCTCGCTGGAATCAAAGAGACTCAAGCATATGCCAAGCGAATCGGCTCTGAATACATGTATGAACATGATGCTAAGTTTAGAACAGATCTTGGATCTTATTCTCCTAACTTTGGTAAGCTTAAACCCGTATATGATAAACAGTTTGAAAAGTATGACTATGTGATGTACACAGACTGTGACGTCATTCCAGTTAAAGACTGCAGAGAAAACATCTTTGAATGGTTTGCATCTACTGGAGCTGAAGTTGGAATCTGTGAAGAGTGGAACGCACCACTTGCAAGAAAGAAGCACACCATCGGTGGTGGAATCAATAATGAGAACGATGAGAAGTGGGTAGGTATCGTACAGAAGAAGTGGCCTGTTGTCATGCCTAGGACTGTTGATGGCTTACCTAAAGTGTACAACACCGGTGTTCTCATGTTTTCTCGTGAAGGTTTACTCAAGGCAAGAGAAAGACTCTTTGACTTTGCAAAGTATGTCAACCTAGCGAGAGTGTTTAATCTTCCTGCGTTCTATGGCTGCGATCAACCTTACTTTCATGCCATGTTAGAGGTGTGTAAGTTTAACTGGATCACCATGCCTTACAAATGGAACAGCTCGGTTCACTACGATCCAGGTGTCAAGACTAAACCGAGGCCCGTGATTGACCTGAGAAAAGATGCCAACTTTGTGCACGTTCAACTCAACGGAGCAGACCATTGGGATGAAGATAAGATCTTGAGAGTAGTGAATGAGCCAGTGAGTGAGTGGAACCTATGAAGAACCTGATCCTTCAGTACTGGACTGGCAACATGCCTGAGTGGGCCAGACTTGCAATGGAGTCCATTAAGTTATACTCGAGTAAGATCGGTGCTGAGTATCAGCTAGTGAGCGGATGGCCTGTTGGAGAGTACAGAGGTGTAGTGTCACAGAAGATATGTCTAGTCAATGAAGAGTATGATGAGTATGATAATGTGCTGATGCTTGACACGGACATGGTTTACTCTGGCATTGTAGATGATGTGTTTCAGTATGAAGGTGTAGGTCGACTGCACTTGAAAGCAATGGGATCTAAGGAAGCAACTAAGCAAGGAAGGTACTGGCCTAATCTCTATAAGCAGGGTGCACCTTTATTCTTTGGTAACTTCGTCAAGTTAAATCGTGAGGAGAGAATCAAGCTTCGCGAGCACATGCCTTCAGAGCAGATGATTCGTGAAAACATGAGTAATCCAAACCTGTCTAGATTTAAGACTTCTAACCCGCCAAACGATGAACAGAACATGCACTATATGATTCATCATAGCGGTGCACTTAAGGATAAGGCTGAGCTCATGGTTCCACACGATAGGTTCTGTGATCTGCCTGAAGAAGCTCATCCAAAGGCAACGCTACTGCACTTCTGCAATCACAGAAAGAACTTCATCATTGATTATATTCGTAAGAATCATAAGTTAAAATTACTATGAAAAATATTATTCTTCAGCACTTTCATCCTATGCGTCCTAAAGTTATTGAGGAGATGGAGAAGCGCAAAGGTCTTCCTTTTATCGTTGAGAAGAGCATTGAAAACATTCGTAAGTACGCCGAGAAGCTAAGCGCAGAGTATAAGCTGCTCGATGGTGAGCCGTTTCAAAAAGGACTCAGAGCTCAGTGTCAGAAGTGTGCAGCGATCAATGAAGAGTATGATGACTATGACGTGGTGGTTGTACTAGACACTGATAAGTTTGTTACGACTACGTGCACTGAAAACGTGTTTGAGGCTAAAGGTATCGCGCCGTTTGACGATGTACATAGAAACAGACAGCTGCCTCAGTTTATTCAAGAGTTTCCACACTTAGGCAACAAGAACTATCCACTCTGGTCTGGCGCAATCTATGTCATGCCTCGAGACTTTCGTCAGTTAATGAGAGCACAGATCAACGATTCAATGCGTAAAGTCTTTGAGCTGATCAGTCCTCGTCCATACGTTGATGAAGGCATCTTCCATGTCTTGTGCCACAAGGCTAAGTTTAAGTTAGATAAGTACTTAGATGAGAAGTGGGATTATAGCAGCTACTTGCCTAATCCTGAGAAAGCAAACATGATTCACATTCGTCACCGACCAAAGAGTCGTGATGAGAACTATATGGATTTAGTGAAAGCAGGAATTATTGCGGAATGAAAAACTTAGAGAGAACTTGTCCTGTTGTCGTAAATGAACTGCGGGATCACGGCCATCAGATAAACGTAGTGTATGACATCGGAGCAAACGATGGAAGATGGTACAAAGACTGGAAGCCTCTTCTACCTAAAGCTCAGTTCATTATGTTTGAAGCAAATCCAAACAGCAAGCTGAGATACAGTATAGAGAAACATGAAAAACGTTTTCTTCAAGTGCTGTCTGATGCAGATGATAAAACAGTTCAGTTCTTTCTGGCAAACAATGGTAAAGAATCAACTGGTGATAGCTATTACAAAGAGTTGACTGCTAACTACTCTGAAGGAAAGTCAGTGTTGCTGAAGACTAAAACTCTCAACACGATGATCTCTGAAAACAACTTGCCTCTTCCAGACTTTATTAAGATGGACACTCAAGGTTCAGAGGTTGATATCATGAAGGGAGGGTCTGATGCGTTGAATCACGCTAAGGTTGCACTGATTGAAGTTTCAGTGATGCCTTATAACACCAACGCACCAATCTTTAACGATTACATAGATACAATGTACTCTTATGGTTTCATTCCTTCTGGAGTACACAACATTGCAATGAGAAAAGGCGTAGTGAACCAGATGGACATCGTCTTTACTAAGTCTGACATCAATAACGAGATTCATCAGCACAGAGACCGGTATAAAGGATTTGTATAATGCACGCATATGTAATCACAGTCGACGGCAATCTCATCTCTCAAAGTGCCGCGAACAACTGCATTGATTCTCATAAAAAATTTAAGCAAGACTTTCCTATTGAAAGATATAATGCAGTAAGGCCTGAACAAGTAGATGAAGAGTTTAAGTATCTTTCATTTGTTTGGACTTATCCTTGGGATGAACCGAGGACCGACTTTAAGAGTGGCTTAAAGCTCACTCCTTACAGGACTGCAGACCGCAAGAAGAGGATCGCTTGTTTTTTAAGTCACTATCAACTATGGCAAAGGTGTGTACTTAAAAAGAGGCCTATCCTAGTGCTTGAACACGATGCGCTATTTATTCGACCTTTTAACTACCAGTATACATTAGATTCAAAGTATGGTATAATTGGCATCAACAATCCGCTTGGCGCGACGCGTCGGGCTGATGTGTTTGACAGTCAGGTACAAACTATGCGAGGAGAGAACTTAGATGCTGATGGAGTTTTACCGGTACCAACTATTGATAACTTCGATATACCTCAAGGTCTGGCAGGGAATTCTGCCTACGTCATCAAGCCACACGGCGCAGAGGAACTCTTAGACGCGGTGAACGCTCACGGTGCGTGGCCAAACGACGCAATCATGTGCAAGCAGATCTTACCAAACGTACTAGGCGTTACAAAGAAGTACTACACAAAAGTGCAAGGCACTAGATCTACAACTACACTATGAACTTTAAAGCATTCGTCATTACAGTAAAAGACAACGAAAAGTCAGAGGAAGCAGCAGATAGGTGCATCAAGTCTGCTGTTCGATTTGATCTTGAAGTTGAGAAGCACTACGGATATAACGCAAAGGATGACGTTATAGCGGTTGCTAAGCAAGAAGGAATCCTGTCAATCGACCGGTTCAGGGCAAATGAGTACTCACGATTTCCAAACGTACTCGCTGCGTTTTTATCTCATAGGTCTCTGTGGAAGAAATCTCACCTTGAAGAGCAGCCAGTCATCATCTTTGAGCATGATGCGGTTGTAGTTGACGCTATTCCTTTTAACACGCCGTTTAAGCACCTAGTGTCTCTCGGCAAACCATCCTATGGTAAGTTCAACATTCCATCTGTCATTGGACTAGGTCCTCTAAAGTCTAAGCCGTACTTGCCTGGTGCTCATGCTTATATGCTCAAGCCTAGTGGAGCAAATATGCTTCTCAGAGCTGCGGTGCAGAAAGCTGAACCGACAGACATCTTTATCAACATGTATAACTTCCCTTGGCTCCAAGAGTACTATCCTTGGCCAGTTGAGGTGATAGATAATTTTTCGACGATTCAATACATCTATGGAAGCTATGCAAAGCACAGTTATGATGAGAACTATCAGATAGTATGATTTCAGTTGCATGCGTGTACTGGGGAAACAAGTTTCCTATTGAGTACGTTTATAATCTTAGATCTGCTGTAAAGAGAAACACAAGTGTTCCTCATGAATTTGTCGTGTTCTCTGACAGGCAGATACCAGACGTAAAGACAAAGATCCTTGACAAAGGACTAGAAGGTTGGTGGAACAAGCTTCAGATGTTCAACACTAAGTTTGCGTTGAACAAAGAGGTTGTTTACTTTGATCTCGATACACTCATCACCGGTAATATAGACTGGCTAATGAAGTATGAAACAACGTTTATGGGTATTGAAGACTTAGGATCTATAAACGCTCATCAGCCGCACTTGAAAGGAAGACTGCAGAGTGGAGTGATGAAGTGGAACTATCCTCTCGGTAAGTCTATCTGGGACATCTTTGTTCAGAACCAACATGTAATGGGAATGATTCGAGGAGACGGAGAGTTCTTAAACGAATACATACCAAAAGAGAGGAGAGAGCTGATTCAGCGAATCTTTCCGGGCAAGTTAAAGTCTTATAAGTATCAGGTCTATAAAGAAGGCGTGAAGGACACTGCAATCGTGTGCTTTCACGGGCGGCCTAGTATCATACAGGCGATGACTGAAACTGTACAGACGCCTAGAGCTAAGTTTGAGCCTAGAGAGTGGATCAAGGATTATTGGAAATGAAGAAGGTTGTTCATATAATTGGAAACGGAGACAGCGCCGACTTGTACAACAAGAAGCAGAGAGTCGGTCTTAAACTTACATGTAACATTGCTCCTTTTCCTGTACAAGGCGCGTATGCCACATGTATCGTTGACTTTAAGATGATGAGATCTATCACCAATGGTGAGATCGATGTGCCAGGCGAATGGGTACTAGGTTATCGTCCTAAGATCTGGATGGACCAACATCCTAACTTTTATATGAAGAGAGCTAATCAGATCAAAGAGTTCTTTACAAAGAAGCCAGACTACGCCAAGAACTACACTGATTTAAACTGTGGCCACATGGCTACTTACTACGCAATTCATAAGTTTAAACCAGATGAGATCGATCTATATGGGTTTGACTCTATCTTTGACATGAACTTGAGGAGCAGCTCGGACTTCTATCAAAACTCATCTCGTGATGCAAACAACAACGTCAGGCTCAACTCTAACTGGAGACCCATCTGGCAAAACATGTTCAATGAGTTTCAGAGCGTTAAGTTCGTGCTCCACCACTTCCATAAAGATATTAAATTTCCAATTAAAGAGAACGTTGAGATCATTTCATATGGTAAAAAGTAATACCATAGTATTATAATACTTTTGATATATTTACTTTCTCGAGAGTCTGTGGTACAATACTACCATATTCAATGCAATGGAGTAGCTTGTGACCCTCGAAATTATCGATTACTTTGCACTTGCCAAGTCTGCTGGTCTGACCGACCAGCAGGCTAAAAAGTACAAAGAATATGCATGGCGTAAGAAGCGTCAGATCAACATATGGGACTCCACCAACGGCCGTGACTCGCATCGTCAGCGCGTGTATGATGCTGAAGGTTCATGGGAAAACAAGCTTTACCGCGAGTACATGGATTCCTATCCGGAAGAGCATGCGGAGTATCGAGCATGGAGACGCTTTGAGACTCTTGAAGATGCTCAAAAGTTTGTCGATCGAATTACTAAGTCCAAGACTTGGAAAAAGCTTGATACTGATGACACATCTGAACATCAAAATTCTAAGCGATTGGCTGAACGGTCTAAGATTAAGCTTGAGTTCCTACCTAGGCACTCTAAGTTTTTTGGCTTAGCTATGATCCGTGAAGGCGTCATCAAGCTTAGCCGTGGTAGCGGTCTAAACAAGTCTGTGATCTTACACGAACTTGCACATATGGTCGGCTTCGGCAGCTACACTCACGGCATCAAGTTCCGCCAATGGCATGTAGCACTCGTCCGTCGATTCATGGGTCGTTATGAAGGCGATGAGTTGTACAAGGCCTACCGTAAGGCCGGTCTCAAGATGACAGTCAACTATAAAATCAAAACCCCACGTGAATGGCTAAAAGTCTCTACGCCAGTATATCTACGTGGCAAACAACGTAAGGTTGCAAAGTTATGATGGATAAGAAGCAATTTGTAATGAATCTTTATTATATGAATAAAGAGGAACGAGAAGCCATTGGTATGGTAGGATACTCAGGACCAGATGAGTATTATTCATACAATGCACCCTTTATCAATGAACTGTGGAAACAATATGAAGAGACGGGCAAATATCCATTTCGTACGCAAGATGGTGAGTGACGAATTGCGTGATACGCTTTTCTTTTGTACCGGCATTATCGCCGAAAAGACAAAGACTTCCGCCCATACGGAACTGAAGTCCGGAGACATCGTAGTGAAGGTCAACCATACTCGATCGATCAAGGTCAACGACGATCCTTGCACCTCAGTATGGGAGGCCAAGTACGTGATAGCTCAGAGAGCTGGTCTGGATCCAGTTTAAAAAGTAATACTTTTGGCAAGAGTCGTGGTATAGTCTATCTAACGGTTAAGTAAAAGGAATGACAAAATGAACTTTAGCAAAGCCACTGGCAAGCACCTGACTCTCGTCCGGCCTAACTCACGGCCGGCAGTGAAAACCGAGTGGGACGAGTTCTACTACGGTGTGATGGTCACTGCTGCTCTGGATCCGGAGAATGAAGTTACGTTTGGTGATTATGTCCGGAAACAAGACATCGTCGTTGGCATTGCAGCAGAGGACAACTTAGATTTTGGTCTGACTGACTGGGACTTTCTGCAGTTCGCTGTCGATGCTCACAACGCATTTCTTTTGCAGATATTGGGAGCGTGAAGATGCTTGTGAATTGTATCAGGATGAGATTAAAGCCTATATGTGGTTAAACGACTCATACGATGAAGAAGGTGGACAAAAAGGATGGGCAGAACGATGAACAAACGAATTATCAAACTGGGATTAGAATCAGGCATGCTGAACTATGTGGAGCACGAAACGCCACGCCACTATTTCCTATGCGGCAACGCTGATGAAGAATGTTTGAACAAGTTCGCCGAGTTGATTGTTCGGGAATGTGCTGAAATCGCTGGATGTAATGGACACGTCAGTGGGTTCGCTTTGGGCGATTTGATCAAACAACATTTCGGAGTTGAAGAATGAATAGTGTAGATGAAACTGTAAATTTTTATAATTGGATTGAACGATGAATGATAAATCTAAACCACTAAATCCAGAGAATGAAAAGATGATGAACGAGAAGGTGGATGAATATATTCGATCTTCTGAACAATGGTCTAAGTTATATGAAGAAAATCGCCGTCAGAATGATGCTGATGCTGAACTATTTTGGAGTCGCTTAACCTACACAGATAAGTGCAATGCGTTTCATTATGTGATTTCCAAGATCTTTGAAGGTGAAATCAAAGTAAAGGGAAGTTACCGATATGTTCTCTACGATATCTTTAAGTTTGGTCCAGACATGTATACTCGTGGGATGGATTGTGGGTTTATGGCTTTACACAATTCGATCATGACGGATGAATAATTCAACGAAGCAAATAAAATGATTGTTTGTAGTTGTAGACGAATAAGCGGCCGTGATTACGAATGTGCCGACGATCTAAAAAAACGTTTGCTAGAACCAGACTTTGATTGTAAAATATGCTTACAGTATGTAAAGACACTGGAATGCAATTGCAAAGATTGTAGTGAGGAACAAGCAGTAGATATTATTAATAAACAAAATGTGCAAGACCAATGAGTTATCCTGGACTGAATATCCGCAAACGATTGAAGATGGCTTGGTGGGTGTTTACTGGTAAAGGGGATGTGCTAATGTGGGAGGTTGAATAATGAATAACATCGAAGCAATGAAGCAGGCGCTGGGTGCGCTAGACGAAATACACGTTGGAAATATGACCCCACTGGCGGAAGAAGCGTGGAACAAAGCCATCACAGCCCTACACCAAGTCATTGAGCAGGCAGAGAAGCAGGAGCCTGTGGCGTGGATGTGTCCACATGACCCAGGGCGTGCAAACCAATCCTGGACGCTGGATGTGCAACACGATGAAAATGGCGAAGCCATGCTGGAATTCCCCCAGGACTTCCTGGAGTCCACGGGATGGCAGCCGGGTGATTGCATCCAATGGATCGATCGCGGTGATGGCAGTTGGGAGATCAAAAAGCGAGACACAGAATTCGTGCTGGTAGAAACCGTGCAGACATTCCGGCATCGCTATGTGGTGGAAGTGCCTCGGGGCAAATCCGATTGGGCCTTGGACACCGTGAGCATGAAAGAAGCAAAAGAATTCTCCCAGCAACATCTGGGTGAGACCATCGTGAGCCACCGTGTGATTGCCAGCGACGAAGTGTTGCGACTGTGCGACCAAGACAATGACTACTGTAAGAGTTGGTCAGAGGATAAAAAGTTCGACTCATTCGTGACAGAGTGGAAAAGTGGTGAGAGCAGTGTCAATGACGAAGTTTAGATATTCGACAAACTGGATGGGCATTGCAAATCTTGATTGGTATCGTAAAGAACATCTTGCTGATAAGGTTTTAAAGTATTTCGGAGTTGAAGAATGATGGTTAAGAAATACCGGAATCGTTATGGTAATCAGTATTGGTTCGAGAATATTGGGCCAGGGGAATATCTATTTCGCATAGAAGGTGATTCGATGAAGTGGTGCCGATGTGCTGGCCGCGACGGTCAACTCTCCATAAATATGAATGATTTAGGTATGTTTGATCCCAGAGGCGGCCCGTTTGTATCAGTCGGTGATGTTTGGCCTTTTGGTGCAATTAAACGGATTAAGTGTACTGAACAAGGTTTTGTTCTTGAGGTGTAATATGTACGTCAAAATTGGTCCGTATAAAAACTGGTTTGGTCCACATCAGTTGGCAGAGAAGCTGTGTTTTTGGACTAAGAAAGATGTAACTGATGAACATGGTTACAAAGACTATCCTGAGTATGTGTTCAAACTCGGTGAGTGGTTGGCCTATGGCAAGTGGCGTGGTGTAGATGATATTCCGCAGTCAAAAAAGAATCTGTTTACTAATGACGAACCTGAGACCTGGTTGTATCGTCTGATGCAATGGGTTGATAAGAAGAAGAAACGCAAGGTCAAGATTCGTATTGACAGGTACGATACGTGGTCGATGGATACAACTCTTGCATTGATCGTGTTGCCTATGCTCAAGCAGCTGAAAGAGACAAAGCATGGTTCTCCAATAGTTGATATGGAAGATGTGCCTGAACACATGCGAACAATTACTACTGAAGATTACGACGATCAAAAGACGTTTGACTTCTATAATGATCCAGAGTTGTGTAAACAAAACGTTCAATGCGATATTCATGACCGATGGAACTGGGTGATGGATGAAATGATCTGGGCATTTGAATGTCTTAATGATGATAATCGTTCGTTTGATTTAGATGATTTAGAAAACAAAAAGCGTATGAATAACGGACTTCGTTTGTTTGGTAAGTACTTTAGAGGATTGTGGGATTAAGATGTCCAATAAAATTTTTGATCTAGAGCAGTCAATCATGAATTGCTGGAACGTGGTAGAGGATATTAAGCTTCTATCTGAGGCTGTTCATGATAGACCCAAACCACTTACAGAAGACGAGCTATCTAATCTCTTGATCGGCCTTGAATCTTTATATCAATTAAAATTTGATAAGATGTGGGGACTGTTTGAAGAGGTGTGTAGAGAGTATCATTCTTTTAGAAAACAAGTTGAAGGTAAATGAAATGTGGAAAGTTGTAGCGTATCGTCCTGATGGCACGATGCTTGAGTTGACGTTTGATACTCGTGAGGCTGCGAGTGAGATGTATTCTATGCTAGCGGCAGACAACGAGTTCAGCTCGTATCGTATGGAAAGCCCGATTTTACACGCAGTCGAAAACGATGTATAATATACTCTATGGAATTTTTCAATGGATTCGTACTGACTGGGCAAGCAATCCATTCCGTTTTGCTGTTGAGCTTGTTGCTTGGGCTATTAGTATTGGGTGTTCAATTGCTATGGCAGTTACTGCACCTAATCCTCCGCTTCTTTACATGTATCCTGTATGGATTACTGGTTGCGCTTTGTATGCTTGGGCTGCTTATACTCGCAGGAGCTTTGGAATGCTCGCAAACTACATGCTCTTGGTTGGTATAGATACGGTAGGATTGACGCGGATCGTGATGCACCACTTTGGATAAGAACATCTGCCCATAGCTCAGCTAGGATAGAGCAACGGCCTTCTAAGCCGTCGGTCGGGCGTTCGAATCGCTCTGGGCAGGCCAATTTATATAAATAGTTTATGACTCGATAGGAGAGTACAATGAGTGAACCGACTATGAAAACTATTTCAGAGTACTGGTCAGACGATGGGACTCGTTCTTCAATTGTAATGAAGTACGAGACTAATTTTTTAGTTCATTTGATTAATGGTGACAATACACAATTAGTTGAATATAACAACCTGCAAGACGCCGAGAACAAAGCTGAGGACTGGGTACAAGGTGTGATTTAGTGGCAAAAGTAAAACAACCAGAAAAAGAAAGCATCGTTAAAGTTCATAAGAGAACGAGTCAAGGCGGTAAGGCCAAGCGTTCTTCAATGAACAAAGGACAGAAGCGAGGCTTTAAGTCGTATAGAGGACAGGGACGATGAGCGACGGTGGTAAGGGCAGTAAGCCTAGACCAATTCAAGATAGAAAGCAGTTCGACGAGAACTGGGAACGAATCTTTGGTAAGAAGAAGTAAATGGCAAAGCCGAGTTATCTAGATTCTGATGTGCCGACAATATATTATGATTCTGATGCCGGTGAAGTCATATCAGAGATCTCAAGTGTTCCAGCGGGAACAGTTGCGTATTTTAGTTTGTCTTCAGCTCCTACAGGCTGGTTGAAGTGCAACGGAGCAGCGGTATCGAGAACCACATACTCTGACTTATTTGCAGCTATTAGCACAACCTTTGGATCTGGTGACGGGTCTACCACGTTTAACTTACCTGACCTACGTGGAGAGTTTCTACGTGCCTTGGATGATGGGCGCGGGGTTGACTCGAGCCGCAGCCTCGGTTCGGCGCAAGCCTATGCCGTAGAAAGCCACCAGCACGCAGTACCAAGCGGCAGGTATTGGGTGACTGACATCATCGGCTACGACGGGACGATTGATGCATCGACGATCGCCAGTTACTACGATCGCACTATTGCAAATAACGCCGTGCAGGCTTATGGCGGCACCGAAACCCGACCGCGCAACGTAGCCCTACTTGCTTGCATCAAATACTAATTATGAAAACAAAACAAGTCATTCAATTAGATGCTGATGGTTACTTTAAAGGTTTAACCATTGCAGAAGAGTCACCTTTAGAGCCAGGAGTTTGGCTCATGCCAGGTAGGACGCTAGATGTTGCGGTTCCTACTATTCCAGATAATCATAAAGCTAAATGGCAAAATGGTCAATGGGTATTTGAAGAGATCGTAGTTGAATCTGAGCCTGAGCCAGAGTTACCTAGTGAACCAGATACTTATGACTGGAAAAGATTAAAAGCATATCCTACGATCGGCGATCAACTAGATGCGTTGTTTAAAGCTGGTGTATTTCCAGAGGATATGGCAGCAAAAATTCAGGCTGTGAAAGACAAGTATCCAAAGGAATAAAAGATGGAAGACGACATCTTTGACTTCGGCTTTACAGCCGTAGACGAGAACGAACTCGAAGCAGTTCAAAAGGCAGCGGCTACGGCTGAGACTGCATCCACGGCTTCGGCCGAGGTTCAGGCCAAGATCGACAAGTTGTATAACGCGATGGCACCGTTGCTCAACAACCTCAAGAAGAACCCTGAGAAAGAGTACATCTACTGGCCCAACCGGATCGAGAAGGTTGAGCAGTTTGAGTCCTACCTCCTCAAGATCTACCAGAGCTAGGCTCACGAGAGGGCACGAGAGACCCTCGATCTCAGCCGGCCATAGGATACTACCACCTGGATCTCCAGAGGGCACGTGAGCCCTTCTGTGCTGTAGTACTAAAGTATTACTTTTCTAGCTCGGGCAGGCTCGAGTAATACTTTCTTACATTTTTTCATTTTATTTGCAAAATGAATACTTTTGATATATTTACTTTCTCGCTCGTTGTGGTATAGTCTATCTAACGGTTAAACAAAAGGAGCTGTAATGACTGAGCAAGAATTCAAAGTATACGGTATGTCGACCGAGGCGATTGAGAAGGCCTTTATGGCAGACCGTGATCCTGACTTACGTGCCGCTAGTCTGCTGTCTGACGTGCAGGAGATGCTCGAGCTGATCGGTGGCGATGAGGCCTACCGTGAGCAGGCTCGTAAGACTCTGAACGTAGCCAAGTACATCATGTTCGAGATGATGGACCGTCGTGAGAACAAGGAGGTTGCATAATGAGCTATCCTACACGTGAGGTTATGATTATTAAGAGGCCCAATGTTGGACCTGATGATTGGAGGTACTATGTCTAAGATGTCGAGCGTGTATCAAACCATCTGTGAGTGCTATGCAGATGGCATGGAAGAGCGGGAGATCGCTGAGGTGCTTTCGCTTCAGTATGATATTGACTTAGACTTTGCTTATATCTTGATTGATGAGGTGTTAGATGAAGAAGAAAAGTACTGAAACTAAAGTCAAGGTGACCACACCCAAGCGACGTGGTCGTCCTTCGAAACGTGATCAGCAGGAGCTCGCCGATGACCTTCAATACTGGGGCGACTCTAAGAGCTATGCTCGCGACTACGTTGGCGATGTGGCCTTCCATACCACTCGATTCGATAACGATTGGAACTGACGTAGTAGGGATTGTTCTGCTCTCGTTGTTTACAATCCCTGCGTTTCTTGGTATAATCGCAGCATTCTTGTTAAATCTGTCTGAGAGGTGGTGACATGTCTGGTTATGTTATTATGAGTCGTGATTCTATAAATAGATCTACTAAGAAAAAGCAGGCTAAGAAGCCAGGTTGGAAGGAAGCTGAGGCTGAGTACAAGCTGTGGCTGATGAAGCACGGTGCTCATAAGTCTCAGAAGAAGAAACAGAAGCCAGAAGTGTATGTGCCACCTCGTGATTCGTACATCCGCGAAACTCCATATTATCCGAGCTTAGGCTCAGGCGCTGGATCTACAGCTAAGGTGAAGACTACAAAATACACTGGCGACTATTTTGTCGGCATAGCCACGATGCATAAATCTAACCTCGTTCCAGTTGGAAAGGATCAAGACGCACGTGACTATGCGACGATGAGAAGGAACTAAGTATGTTAACGTCAACAATCATTGCTCTTGCAATTACGCAGTCAGGTATTAACCTACCGCCACTGCCAAAAGAAGACGTGGTTTGTTTAGCTCAGAACATATATCATGAGGCACGCAATCAGAGTGAACGCGGACAGGTTGCTGTCACTCACGTGGTGCTTAACCGCATGAAGTCAGATCGTTATCCAAGCACCGCTTGTAAAGTCATTAAACAGGCGAGGTGGAAAGATGGTAAGATCATCAAGGACAAGTGTCAGTTCTCATGGTACTGTGACGGACGGCCAGACGTTAATCCTGAACGACCAAGAGATAGAGAGTCGTGGGTCAAAGCTCTGCAGGTTGCACTGGATTCTTACATGCTCTATCACCTTGGGTTTGATGTCACCGACGGAGCTACATACTATCATGCTAGCTATGTCAGACCGTGGTGGAGAAAACACTTTCAACGAGTAACTAGGATTGGTACACACATTTTCTATAAGAGAAAAGAAAAAATACAATCATAGCTGTTTACATTTGTCGTGAACTATGGTATAATGGCGATATCATTGGAGATGTAAATGGCCAAAACACGTAAACCTATGTCTAGACCAAAGACTGGTCTAAGAGGCGCGCCTACAGATTCCTTCACTTCTATGAAGCATTACTTCCACATGGACGTGGAGAAGAAGGCCTGTGGCGATGTATTCAAATCTTATATTAAAGCAAAGTTTCCTAAGAAAGATGTAGCGGCAATCCTGCTGAATCCTGAGTACTCGTTTAACATGTACTCACACTTCTCAGCAGTTGCCTATTGGCTCACACTTAATCTTGAAAAAGACTGGGTTGTTGAGACATATGAAAAAGGACTACACGAATATATTAAAGAACTGCTTGATCATGGTAAAGTTCTTGCTAAGAAGAAAGCAGAAGAAGAGAAGAAACCAAACAACGTCGTTCAATTCAATCCACGTGATAGACTGCAGCAGAAGGTCAACGTAACGATCATTGAAGACCTATATGCTCTAGAAGAAAAGTGGCTGGCTGGTGAAGACGCAGAGTTTGACATGTATGCATCCTTCAAGGCACATGTGCTACCAACCTCAACCATCTCTATGGTACTACCATTTGTTGAGTCTCAACTAAATGAGTATCAAGCCGTATGGGATAAAGAGGACAAGCAGATCGTTGAAGGTTATAGTCATCTGACTCGAAAGCAGATCAAGCATCGCCTTGATCAATATAAGAAGATGATCGATGATCTCAATCGATTGAAGGTGGCGACTAAAGCCGTACGACAACCAAGAGTCAAGAAGCCTAAGGCAATCGATAAGCAGATCGCCAAGGTGCAATTTAAGAGAGAAGATCACGACTTCAAGATCGCATCGGTGAATCCAGTAAAAGTTGTAGGTGCGTTTAGGTTGTATACGTTCAACACTAAGACAAGAACACTGAACGAGCTGGTCACTGAAGACGTCAACGGCTTTGAGATCTCAGGTACATCGATCAAGAACTTCGATCCTGGACTAAGTCGATCCGTCAAGCTTAGAAAGCCTGAAGAGTTTCTACAGGTTGTATTGAACAAGATGCCTAAGCAGATCGATATTGAATGGAAGAAGCTTACTACAAAGACTAGTGCTGCAAACGGTAGGCTTAATGTAGATACGGTACTATTGAAAGTGTTGAGTAAATGAACGAACGACTGAAAGAGATCGCAAAGGAAGCAATGGTGCACATGGTGGCCGAACACCGACTAGAAGACTTTGCTCATCGAATCGTGAGAGAGTGTGTTAAGGTCAATAGGCAGTACAGTTTCTATGAACGTGGTTGGATTGCGATGTATCAACACTTTGGTATGGACGCTACGGAGATCTTTAATGACAAAAAGTTATGATTGGATGCTTGATAAGAGTCGATCGACTAACTACTACTACGATATGAGTGATGGTCGTATTGTAGGACAAACGACAAACATCGTCCACACAGGCGTGTGGGTGGCAAAGGTCATCTATAATCACAATGAAGAAAAGTTTCTAGGTCAATATATCAATGAAGAATCCTCTATGATCGCAGTGAGGATGTATTGGGATACACAGAATAGGACACTATTAGAATGAGTGAGTTCTTAAACAAACAAAAGTTTTCAATGTTAATTGAAGAGACCGTGTTGAACGATAAGATCTCTTACATGGATGCTATTATTGAGGTATGTGAGAAGAATGGAATAGAACTGGAAGACGTTCGTAAGTTCATATCACCCGCCATCAAGGATAAGCTAGAGGCAGAAGCTCGTAACTTAAACTACTTGCCGAAGCTAAATTCACTTCCGTTTGATGATATATAATAGTATACATCATGGAAGTTTTGTGGTATAATACAGTAACATTTCAGCAATACAAAGGAAATACAAATGTCATTTGCAAATCTTAAACGCAACCGCGACCAGATCAACAAGCTTGTTCAAGCTGCAGAAAAAGTTGGTGGTGGTCAGACTGAACAGAAGTCCTATGCCGACGATCGCTTTTGGAAGCCTACGGTCGACAAAGCAGGCAACGGATACGCAGTCCTCCGATTCCTCCCCGCTCCTGAAGGTGAAGACCTACCTTGGGTTCGCTATTGGGATCACGGCTTTAAGGGTCCTACGGGTCTCTGGTACATCGAGAACAGCCTTACCTCTATTGGCCAAACCGATCCTGTTGGCGAGCTGAACAGCCGACTGTGGAACAGCGGTGTTGAGGCGGATAAGGAAGTTGCTCGTACTCAGAAGCGTCGCCTACACTATGTGTCCAACGTCTACGTGGTAAGTGACTCTGGTAACCCTGACAACGAGGGTAAGGTGTTCCTCTATAAGTTCGGTAAGAAGATCTTTGACAAGATCATGGACGTGATGCAGCCCGCTTTCCAAGACGAGACTCCAGTCAATCCTTTCGATCTGTGGGAAGGTGCCGACTTCAAGTTGAAGATCCGGAACGTTGAGGGCTATCGTAACTACGACAAGTCTGAGTTCTCTTCGCCTGCTGCTCTGGCTGATGATGACTCCAAGTTGGAGGCCATCTATGATAAGTGCTACTCTCTAGCAGAGTTCACTGATCCTAAGAACTATAAGACCTATGCCGAACTGAAGGCTAAGTTGATGCGTGTTCTAGGTCAAGAGGTTGAAGGCGGTGCTCCTACTCTTCAACAAGAAGCTCGTATGAATGAGCCTGTTGAGGCACCTGCACCTAAGCAGCCAGTCACCGCGGCCGACATGGACGACGATGACGATACGATGAGCTACTTTGCTAAGCTAGCGAACGACGATTAAAAGCAAAGACTCCATGCGTATGCTAGCATGAGAGTTACAGTCGTTCCATAAAGGTGGAAGACCCAAGCGGCCGTTACTAGTAATACAATTAGTGCGGCCGCAGTTATTTGGACTGAGCTTTTCTCCATGTACACGGTGATTGTTTATTCTTTGGCTCGCACTCAGTGCTTAGTGCTACATCAAAGATAGACTTGTTCATTACCTTGATGGAAAGTAAGGATCCCACTTATCCATCGGTGTAGGCGGATTCATTACTAACCCTTGGTTGCTAGTAGAAGAATAGTTTCTCACTGAGTTGTCAGAGTTATCCATCGAAACAACACTAGTGCCGCCACCAGCAAATCCACTAGAAGCATTAAGCTCCTTGATCACTGTAGATGGTAAGTTTCTACCTTGTGTATAGTTCAATTGGGCTGCAGCGCTTCTACTCATTCCTGCAGCAGCTGCTCTTTCTTGTGCTGTAGGTGGTCGTAATACAGTTTGAGGTGTTCTGAACATCATACGTTCGTATGGTTTGTTAATGTTCTCTAACCCCTTAAGATGTTTTTCTAATTGATACTCATACGGTAAAGCTTCAGGACCAACATCAACTTTAAAGCCAGGATAATCAGGATCATCTTGGTATTGCTTATCAGCTAATGTTTCAGTTCTATTTTTCTTCTGATCATCTTTAATTGCAAAGTACAAAGAACCAGCAATAAGTGCAGCTAATCCTAAAGGTGACAATACAGCTCCAGCTAGACCTGCAGCGGCCGCAGCACCTGCTTTGCCAAAGCCTAGTCCTAACATTTTAGCAGCTGTACCAGCCAAACCACTTAATCCTTTTAAAAGCATTCTAAACGTGGCGCCTGGAGCAAGAATAGCAGCTAGACCGCCTAGTGCCAGTGCAACATTCTTAAACTCATCTAAACTAGGCATCTCACCTTTAAGCGCTTTATTAATACCAGTGAGTGCACCGTTGATTGTAGTTGTGACACCTTCTAACATTTCTGGCATTGTTGGAATCTCAATTCCCATCTCTTTTAATCTTGCTCTAGCGTTTTCGCCAATGTCACTGAGCAACTTCTGATTTTCTTTAGTGAGCACAGCACCAATTGCAGCACCAATAATACCAAACCTCTTACCAAACAACAGACCAATTGCACCAAGCTTTGTTGATCTAAAAGCAGCATCTGCAAGTTCTTTACTTCCCGTTTCAGACTCAACGTAGTCTGCAATCTCTTGCGCCAATAGACCTAGTGCAACTGCAGGAACACCTCTCATCAGCAAACCTTTACCCAGCGCAGCTGCCGCACCAGCTATACCACCAAGACTTGCCAACTTACCAAAGCCGAGACTCGGCATGCTCATCTTTCCAACAGCACCTTTACCTGCAGCCATTGTTCTGCTGAACACCTTTGAGACGCTGGTGCCGAATCCTATTTTCTTAGACTCTCTATCAGCCTCTAGGTCGTCTAATCTCTTGCCGCTCTCGAGCTTATTGATTCTCGTAATGAACGAACCAATGTTAGAGCTGAGCTGACTTAGCGTTCCGTTCTGCTCTTGCAGTGTATCGTTAATATCACTTAAAGTTGTAGCTGTCATTTAAGTTCCTTGTTGCCTTGCCCTTTCGTTCTTTTCCTTAATGTCTTCAATTAGCATAATCAAGTAGATCTCTCTCTCCCAAGGGAACATCTCTTCGAGTTCTGTTAGAGAATAGTGAAAGTTCTGTAGTAGTTGAAAGTTCACTTTATAGAAGTTCTCTAAACTATCGTGAGAGAGACACACTAAAAAAAATCGTCGAGGCCCTCCAGTTTTCTTGTATTTTCATGACCACACTTTGTACACTTAAACTTCAAGTCATGTGTAAGTTTTGGTAAGTTCATTACAAATTCACTGATCTTCTCAAACTGAGTTGCCGTCAATGAATCGATGAACCTTTCAACCTCTTCTCTCGGTTCGTCTTCAATCATGATGTTTTCTTCACCGGACTGAATAGACTCTAGACATGATACGATCAGGTCAATCACGGCCTGAGTCGGAGAATCAGTGTCCATAAGCTTTGGATCTTTGATGAACATGTCATAGTCAGGATACTTCATCTTAATGGAAATGTCGTCAGTCACCTTGACAAGCATGTTCTTCTTTTCAACTTCAAGCTTGATCTCTTCAAGATTAAATGTAATCTCGTTTGGTGTGTCACACTCACTACACGCAATACTCAGGTCTGCCGTTTCACCTACAGACTTTGCCCTGATCTGAGTAAAGGCGTAGTCAACGTCAAACGTTGTCATCTTTTGTGGATTTACACCTTCAACACAGGCACCAATCGTGTCTAAGATCGATTGTATGATAGCTCTTCTATCTTTCGATTCAAACGCAATCATCAACACCTTCTGCTCTTTGACAAGGAAAGGCCTAAACCTTACTTTCTTTTGAGTCGAAGGTATGATCATCTCATACTTCGGTGTTGTGTTTAGTTGTGGTAACGCCATAATTTACTCCTTTTCACGTCAACCAAATAATTGTCCAGGATTAATGTCTAAAGTCAAGAAGTTTTGCGACGGAGACACTCTCTTCCAGTTTGTGTAAGACAACTGAACAGTCACTCTTACTAATCCGTCTTGTTCGTTTGTAAAGTCGATCTGTTGTATCGTAGTTGGAAACGCTTCTATCAGTTCAACGCTATACACAGAACCACCGCCTACACCTAGATTGATTCGGATAGGACCAATACCTTGAGATAAACCTATGATTGGCTTTCTCAACTGGTGAATCTTTACGGTCTTTGCATAGTCTTTCTTGTATCCAGGTTCATACGTATCGCTGCTGAACACTGTCTCCATCCATGCATCAAAGTAGTTCTTTACTCCGTAGTCGTTTAACAGATAGAAAGACATTGTGATGTCATCTACTGCGTAACCGTAACCAACCTTTTCAAAGACGTTGCCGATTCTTCTTTCATGAGTCATGATCTGCTTACCTGGCATGGTAACAGTTTCACATAGAATATTGAGCTCTCTAGAATTTGATTGAGGCGCGTCTGAAGTGATACCAGGAATAGACGGAATGAAGTTGGCAAACCTTCCAAGTATTCCTGAAAGAATTCCATTGGCAGAAAGTGTAGGCAGCTCAACTAAAAAGTTATTGTTACGAGCAAAGCCAAGCTTTGCGGAGGCTATGCCTTTTAGTTCGTCAATCGTTGGCATTAGATGATTATCCTTCTAGAATCTCTATAAACTCTCTGAGCATTAGTTTTCTTCCACATTGCTGTCGGTAGAAACGTAGCAATCTCCCACTCAGGAGCATAAACTTTGGCAATCCTACCCTTAACGTGTTTTGTAAGATAGTGCTTGAAACATGGTTCGTAGTATCTCAACTTACGCATTCTCTGAAGTATGTTGTATCGGATACGAAACCTTGTCGTCTCATCATACTTCTTGTTGTTAGTGATCTCCATCAGACCATCAAGCATCTTAGCTCTCAATACAGGTGAGAGGTAGTGTAGGTTCAAACCATAGAACCCACCTGGCGCTGGTCCAACGACAATCACCAACGGAAACCTGTCGTAGTACGGTAACTCTTCTTTCAACTTAGGATCGTAGAAGTACATGAACATGTTGCCGATCAGTGCGCGATTGACAACGGGTTGCATCAACTCCAACTCTTCCTCTTTCATGAGCTGTCGCTGGTTGATGTTACGCATTCTCGCTAGTTTCTTAGAGAACCACTCGCGAGACTCATTAGTGCGTGGAGTGATTCCAGCGCGAAATGCTTGCTGTTCTACTTTTTGAAATAGGTTACTCATGAAGAGTATTTATATGGATTTCTTGCGCTTAAACGCTGGAAGAGGCTTTAATGGTTTAATCCCCTTCTTCATTATGTTCATCTCTTGTAGTGTCTTCTCTGTCCAGACTTGAAATTCCCAGCCCCGATCTTTACAGTAACTCTCGGCGGCTTGCCACTTGCGCATGTTCTTTATGTATGTCAGACCTTCAGCGATGTATTGCTTGGTCCTACGTTGTCCTTTTGGTGGAGCAGTCTCTTTCTCAGGTTTAATCTCAACTAAGATCGTGCTGCCATTTGTAAACTTAATCTTAAGATCTGGGAAGTAACGGTGATACTTCTTGTCAACGTCGTAGTAATATGGAATGATTGTCTCTTCAGAACTCCATTCCTTAATCGACTGATTGTTGTCGCACCAGATAAAGCATAGTTTCTCCCAATGCGACCGGTAGACAACCTCCCTTGGATTGCCTCTGTACTTGTCTTTATTGACGACCGTGTACTTCCCAGAATACGCCATTAGCTCTCTTTTTTCCAGAGTGTCCAAGCGCCATAGATGATTGCAGCATAGGCTACAAACTTAGCGAGTGGACCAAGTGCTAGAAAAGAAACACCTGCACCAATGCAGATGATGCCGTCCCATGATGTTCTCTCTTTGAGTCTATTTAGTACCCATCCCATTATGCTTCTCCTACTTTGCAGTTACGCTTACGATGTCCGTTCCATGCAACAAAGCCACCAACACGGAGTGCTAAGTATGCAGCCCAGTTCAAGACATGGATACCGTTCTGTTCAATGTTGATATCACGGAACAGTTGATCGGCTTGTTTTTGTGTCATCGGCTCACTTGTATCTTTCTTGTTCTTCTTCAACAAGACAGTGTACTTATAGACATAGTCGTGTACTAAACCACCAGCAAGTAGAATACCAACGGGTGATAGCCACGATGCCAAGAACTTAGGCACCGATGCACCGTCAAACTGAAATCCAGCCGGAATCACATACTTCTCACCATTGACTTGGAAGTGCCAGTCCTCGGCGATCTCCCATTGGCGAACTTCCCAGAACCAACACCAAATAGATGCCCAAAAACCTCTACCATCCGTAGGAATACGAATTGGTTTCATGTGAGGCATCTCATCATACCTAAAGCCGACGATGTCTTCTTCTTGGTCAACACCAAATAAGTTTACGACCCAACCGACTATGATGAGTGCCAAGAAGGCACTTGCCATCCAATAGTCCAATAGTAATCCAACTACAGTTTCCACCATAATTTCCTCCCGTGGATATAAATATTGTTGTTATACCTCTATCTATAGGAAAAGCGCATGGCAGTACCAGACTATGAAGTCGGAGATCCTAAGTTTTTAGGAACATCACCTTTATTCTTTCCGCTTGAAAATCAAGATCGGTCTAAAGCAGTCGCGTCTTTTCAGGCCGTAGAGGTTGAACCACCCGCAGTCGATGATGTTCGTAAACTAACCAGAACATTGTTGAATACATCAAAGAAAATTACGAGTCTAAATAGAAGTGAAGCAACTGAAGAAGAAGAAGTTAATCCGTATGAAGTAGGCGGCGGACTTGATCAAACTGCTTCAGTAACTAACTATGCTCGGCTTAAACCAATAAAGTATAACGTGCTCAATGGTGAAAAGGCATCGCTCTATATTCCCATTGGTTTTGTTGTTAACGATACGATTGACTACCAGAATGCAGATCTAGGACAGTTAGGAATGACTGGTCTCAGAGCGCTGGAAGCTGGTGGAACACTGCGTGATGCAACGTCTAAAGTTGTAACTACCGGCATCAACGCAATGAAAGACGTCTTGTCGCCAGGTGGAAGTCTCAGCGGCATTGCTGCTCAGGTTGCTCTTTCACGTCTTGCAACTAAGATACCTCTTGGCGGAGGACCAGCTTTGCAGTCTGCTCTTCAGGTGTCATTAAACCCAAACACTCGCTCAATGTTTAGAGGTGTGATGCTCAGAGAGTTTGCGTTTCAGTTTAAACTAATTCCTACCTCTTCACAAGAAGCAAGAGAGATCAAAAAGATCATAAAGTTCTTTCGCAAGCATGCATATCCAGAGAGCATCGCTCTGGAAAACATTCCTGTCTTATACAAGTTTCCAAGCCTGTTTAAGATCAAGCTTCAGTATGATGGAAAAGACATTGGAAGCAGAATCAAGATGTCGTACTTAAGAAACGTTCAGGCCGTGTATGGAAGCACCGCCTCCAGTTATCACACTGACGGTGAGCCGACTGAGATTGATCTAACGCTCAACTTTGTTGAACACCGCGCTCTTGTACGTCAAGACATTGATGGCGGAAGCTATGACTCTAGACTCGGAACCGACGATGGCAGATACATGGACCAAGGAGATGGATTCTAAATGGCTTACTTTCAAAACTTTCCATCCACTCTATATAAGTTTGGAGATGAGAACTCGAGAACTCGTTTTCAAGATCTATCTGCATATGCACAGGTTGTTGATGATGTAAAAGACGTAGCATCTGCGTATTCAAAGTACACAATCTTAGAAGGTGAAAGACCCGATCAGCTGTCATTTAAACTGTATGGAAGTACAGATTACTACTGGACCTTCTATATGATGAACGACAACATCCGTGAGCAGGGCTGGCCTCTGTCTAACACTGATATTGTTGCTTTTGCTCAGAGTGAGCTTACTCTCACTACGCTTACAACAAGAACTGTATTGACAGATAAGTTCAAGATTGGTCAAACAGTTGAGGGTCAAGAATCTGGTGCAACTGGAACGATCGATCACCGTCACTTAGACCTAGGCCAATTGCTACTAAGCGGTGTAAGTGGTACATTCACTGCAGGAGAAAACATTAACTCAACGACAGATGAAGGTATTGAAGTTATTGTCTTAGAGTCATCTGCAAGTGAATACAACTCAGTGCATCACTATGAAGATGGAGACGGCGAGTGGACAGACATCGATCCTACCGTAGGTCCTGGTGCTTCTCTATCTGCAGTCACACACCTTGATCGTTACATTAGACTAAATAATGCATTGAAAGAAATAAAAGTTTTAAAGAGAGATGCACTGCTTCAGGTAGTAAGAGCATATAACGAGGCGATAGCAAGTTAAGATGGCAGAGACTGCAAATCAAGCGCACAATGCATCTGAACCTTTCATCTTTGAAAAGGTGACGATTGAGTCTGATCGTGCAGCTAATCTAAAGTATGACATTCAAAGTGTTGTTACAGACATAGAGATATACGAACACTTAGACAAACCATACCTCACCGGATCAATCGTCTTCGTTGATAGTGGTGGACTACTTACGTCTCTTGACTTGATCGGCGGCGAGAAGATTACAATCAACATTAAGAGCACCAGGCAGAACGCTAAGACAATAAAGAAGGTCTTCTATATTACACATATCTCTAACGCAATCAAAGTAAACGATGATAATGAAGTTATATCTCTACAGATCATTGAAGACATTGGTTACTTCTCAAACCTCATTAACCTAAGCAAGAGCTTTAAAGGTAAGTGTGAGGACATCATTTCACAGATCAGTAAGAGCTACTTGAACAAGGATATTGAGAAAGAAGGTGACGTCTATCAGAGTGCGATGAAGGTGATTACTCCTAACATTGGTCCATTAGAAGCTATGGCCTGGATAAAGAACAAGGCTACTGACACTCAGGGTTACCCTTTCTTCTTATACAGCACGTTTGTTGAAGACACAATTAAGTTCAGAAGTCTATCTTCAATGTTAGACAAGGTTGCAATGAACCCGTTCGCACCGTTTACTCACTGGGGAACAGGCGCTTCAGCGAGCAGTGACGCCACACGAAGAATCATTCAGTCTTACAACTACTCTAACGTTGAAAACATGTTTCAAATGATTAGTGACGGTGTGATTGGAAGTAAGAACTTATTCATCGACACCATTAACGGAACGCAGGAATCGTTTCAATTAGATGCCACAAACGATGTGTTGAAGAGCTATGAAACAACTTACAAAGTAAAGACTCTTCCATATGATAATCGGTTGAACTTAAACGGAACAGCATTAAATAAGTTAGAGAGCAGAACAATATCTCAGATTGGCGGGTCACAGGCATTTCAAAACACTACATCTTACAGTGAAGAAGCAAATAAGGACGGATACAAGAAGAGAACTGTTGCACGTGCATTCAATAAGTTTCTAACGAAAGCTCCGATTGATATTGTCGTTGACGGCTATGACTTTATAGACGGTGAATATAACACGACTATCGGTAACAAGATAAATGTTCAGTTTATCGACACGATTGGACCGACAGAAAAGATTGAAGACAAGATAGATCAAAAGAGATCTGGTGACTATCTGATATTTGCTGCTCGTCACATCTTTAAGAAAGAGAAGCACGACTTAGTTATGAGTTGTGTTAAGATAGGAAACGAGAAATGATACCACAGAGTCATGTAGATTACTATGGAGATCAAACTCGATGGTTCATTGGCGTGGTTGTTGATATTAAAGACCCGCTTCAGATGGGTAGGGTTAGAGTTCGCATTCATGGCGTTCACTCAGATAACACAACCGATATTCCAGACGCAGATCTTCCTTGGGCTCAGACCGTAGTGCCTGTCACTGAAGGCGGCAGCTCTGGCACTGGTACAAACGTAGGTATTCAGATCAAGGCTCAAGTGTTTGGCATGTTTCTTGATGGAAAAGCTTCACAGCTTCCATTGGTGCTCGGTTCAATTCCTAAGCTTGAGACAGTTTCAAATCCTGAAAAGAAACCTACTACGCTTGATGTTCAGCCTCCGTTGTCTCTAGAGACTAAAGACACGTTGTTAAAGGGTAACACTAACGTAGAGAAAGCATACAACTTCTTTATCAGTAAAGGGTTTACTCCTGTTCAAGCTGCAGGTATGATCGGTAACTTTATCGTTGAGTCTGGCCGTAGTTTAGATCCAACGATCATCAGCGGCGTAGAAGGTGAAGGCTCTCAGGGCATTGCGCAATGGAATCCTGCTGGAGGTAGACTGCAGGATCTAAAGAAGTTTGCTCAATCGATTGGTTATCCATACACTTCTCTGTATGCACAGCTTAACTTCGTAGTGTATGAACTTTATGGTAAAGAGCAGTCGGCAAGAAAAAGGCTTCAGTCTGCAACCAGTGTAGATGAGGCTGCATACCTTTTTGCAAAGTACTATGAAAGGCCTGCATCTAAGGATGGATTGCCTTTACACTTAGATAGAAGACAGGCCTCGGCTAAACAAGTTTACAAAGACTTTGAGTACACAGCATGACAATTTCAATAGATAAGTTAAATCAAACGCTTGCTGAAATTAATCTTGAATCTAAACTTGCAAGTTTAGTTCAGGTCGGTGATACTGCAATCGCAAATAGAACTACGCTTGAAGGTTCAACTCTTGGATTAAAGATAAGTAAAATTGCCGGTGGATTTCAGTCATTGACCATAACGACAGATGAAGGTGAAACTGTTACTGTAGAACCTACAGTTGCATTAATGACCAATGCAATTGATGGCGGTGGGATTAAAGTCACCAGAACATCAGGAAACAAATCTGAAATCACCACATTGACTGGTAAGACAACAGCCGATGGATTCTTGACAGTAGCTGTTACTCAAGGATCACCGAAAGGATTAGAGAAAACTATCGCTGCAACAGCTTCTTCTAATCCTGAAGCTATCAAGAAAAAGATGAAGCAAGTCTCTTCAAGTCCTGAAACTGTAGAGGTTCTAAAGATTAATACAGATACGGCAAGAGAAGTTACAAATGATCTTGAAAAAGTTATCAATAGAAATAGATATGAAGTAGGTAACCCATATGGATCGCTAAGTAATCCTTTCTCCGGCGCCGCTGGTCTTCCCTTTGCAAACATTTTAGGTAATGCGGCTGGACTGCTCAAGAGCGTGCTCAGAAAGACAAGTGCGTCTAACGCAACAACCAAGAACTTATCTCAACTTACATATAATGTTCCAAGCAGTTCAACACCAGTTGAAATCATTAAGAGTGATGGTTCAACGAATCTAACAGAGATTCTTGATAATGTTCTATTTACGTTATCAGACGTTCCCTTTGTAGTAGGTGAGAGTCCTGTTGCTTGGGCGGGTAGTAACACTTCTGAGTCTGAGTACAAGAACGTATTTACAAACGTGGATAAGGTTGAAGAGTTAGAGACTGAAATCAGAAAGGCGTTTAAGTTTAGACCCTTTACTGCTCTACTCGTTAGTTCATCAAACACTGGATTAAACCAAGATCTAGATGCAGCTACGATTCATAAAAAAGATACAGAGTATGTAAGAACCATATTGCCCGCTAGTCAACTATCTAGTTTTGGTGGAATACAAACACACTACGTCATTAGAAGAGACGGTACCATACAGAGAGGAAGACCTTTGCGTGTTCCTCTATATGCCGGCAGTGGTCTTCATGGCTGGGCAAAGAGAACAGTTTCTGTCATGTTCATTGGTGGAGTAAACAGTCTTGCTCCGTTTGAGGACGGTGCAGCAACGGCATATTCATCTGACTCTTATACCACCAAGCAGTGGGAGTCTTTTGGAATCTTGTGTAAAGCCTTTAGAGCTGCAGTGCCGGGTGGTGAGGCTCTTACTATCGATGAGTACAGCGGAACTGAAAAACCAAACGCACACTTTAGTGCGCGCGACTGGACCAATACAAAATTTGGTTGGGAAACTCAGTATGTTGGTAACAACGACTTAAAGAACAGGTGGGATAGAAATCTAGGACCAATGCAGCTGGATGAAATATCCAAACACTTGCCAGAAAAAGTTGCAAAGGCCACCTCTTCACTCAATAAAACTAAACCAGCGGTTCCTAAACCAGCTGTACAAGAGAAGACTGACGCCGAGAAAGAAGCCGATCAGAGATCTATCATCAATACTCAGAAAAATATTGACAAGAACGAGAGTCGCATTCTTCAACTTGAAAATGAGCTGGCAACTTTAAGAGGTGATCCTATTGCTAATGCATCTAGAATCTTAGAGATATCTGCACAGATCGTTGATCTAAAGTTAGAGAACTTTAACGCAGAAAAAACACTTGAAAATTTAAGAGTAAACAGACACGACAGTGTAACTTACAACCAGACACTGTTCAATCAGGCTCAGGCTGTTTATAGAGATGAAGGAACGGCCGCGGCTCGAGCCAGCTTGAAGCAAGCAGAGACTGCAGTAAGACAAGCTGTGAAGTCACAGCAAAAAGAGAATGAGAGATAATTATGGCTGACATCACCGAATTCATTCAACAAGACTATTCTAATGAAAAGCTTGATACAAAGGGATTTGAAGATCCGAGTAGAGAGTGGCCAAGACAGAGTTACTTAAACACGGCTTCAACTAATCAGGCTGCTCGTGGAATCAAGACAAATAAGGTATACACCGGTGGTGGATACAAGAACGTGTCTCTGGATCTAAAACCAGTTCAGCCTTCATCTTATCCTAATAACCAAGTTAGAGAAACTGTAAGCGGCCACATCACTGAGATCGATGATACGCCAGGTGCTGAGCGAATGTTGTTCAGACACCGTACTGGATCTGGTGTAGAGATGCGAGCAGACGGCACTGTTATCATCAGCTCTACAAACAATACGGTGAGAGTTACATGTTGTGATGAAAAAGTAATCGTAGATGGTGATGCTGAGATGATCTATAACGGTAACTTGAGTCTACAGGTTGCTGGTGACTTTGATCTTGTTGTTGGTGGTAACTTCAACATCACTACAGGTGGAAACAAGAACGAAGAGATTCGTGGTTCACATAAACAACAGGTCCGTAAAACACAAAAGACAATTGTCACTGAACACCAGTCAAACTTTGTAGGTGGCGTACAAACCGAAACTGTCTTAGGTAACTCTAACAAGATCGTCAAAGGTATCGACAAGAGCATCGTAGAAGGTGGTGTTGAAGTCTTTAGTGGCAATGACATCTTGATGACAGCTGAAGACACAGTCGTGATCAGTGCCGACAACGCAAACGTCATGGCAGACAACTTAACTGTCATCGGTGCGACAGGAACATTCGGCGGTGCAGGAATTACACATTACGGTAATACGTTTCATGGATCTTTAAACGGAGTTTCTACCGGAGCGCTAGTTGCTGGAGGTATTGGCCCTCCTGGAACACAAACAATTAGTTCAACTGTTCAGCCTACATCTGGTATCTTGAATGATATTCTACATAACAATAGCTTTGGGGTTCGTGAAGTGTCAGTCGATCCTGGTAATGTATTGAAGAGTTCTTTTGATAAGACAGAGAACTACGGCGGCATTGCCAGTAGAGAACTCACTGTTGAAGAGGTTAGGTCTAAACTGAGAGATGCTAACGCTTTGAACAACAGGAAGTTTATTGGTGCAATGATATCTGAAGGAAAATTAAATCCAAAGTATGCGCAACAGTCTCCTTCTAAGATTGGCAGAACTGCGTCTTTGAAATCAAATCCGGGTAGAGGCGTTAGACCAATCGGTAACAACGCTGACCTTACAAAGAGATTTACAACATGATTTACACACCTGATCCAGTATATAATCCAGAAAACCAAAGCGAAATCACCGCAAGGACAAAACTTGCACCGGGTATCGCTATGGCTAGGTTTCTTGGTGGTTACGGTGATAAGCAGACAATGAATCACATAACTGATACGACCGAAAGATTGAACCTGGCCAAGCAGTATTATCTTCAAGCACAAGTTATTCGAGTTGTATCTGAAGACACCAGCGGTATGTTTGATGACTATCGTCTTGTCGTGGCTGAAGGACTATACAGACCCTCGGCTGGAGAAACTTTAGACATAAACGGAACAAACTATTTTATGGCAAACGGCCAAGCAGTTGTGTATGAGTTGATAGACAACGATGGTGAAAATGCTTATGAAAAGACATTTGATCTTGCCGTTTTCTTAAAGGACAACATTGAATTTAAGAAGATGATTCTTGATTATGATTCATATGATCCAAGTGGTGCACTCAACGCTCAGATCGTTATGATCATGCCAAAGATCAGACATCCTTGGGCTGTAACATACGAAAACAAAATCGAAACACAGTTCAATAATTATGTACAGAGCACCAATGAACTCGTAGAAATTCTAGAAATTTAGAATAAATAGTAACTATGCCAGCAAAAGCCTTTTCCATCGAAGACGGAGATCTTCAAACAAAGTCAATCATTACTGCTCGTCAGAGGCAGTACAGTGATATTGATCTTACGTTCACGAACAAGACAACTGGCGACATCTATAAGAAGACAGATGCAGCCGCTGTTAAGCAGGCTGTAAAGAATCTCTTGTTGACAAACAGAACAGAGAGACCCTTTCAACCTTACTTTGGCGCAGACTTAAATAAGTTTCTGTTTTCTTTGTCATCTGAGTTTGATGAAGATGATGTGAAAGAAGAGATCGCGGCCGCGATTCAAAACTATGAGCCGAGAGCGCGCGTCAAAGATATAAAAGTTAATGTTACTCCAGATAGAAATGACGTTAGAGTGACTGTAGTTTTTCAAGTAATCAGTACGTCCGAGATCGTATCAATCGATGTATCGATAGCGAGGTTAAGATAAATGGCAACAACAATCCAATCGACAAACTTAGACTTTGTTGACATCAAGAGTCGATTAAAGACGTATCTTCAGGCACGGACTGAGTTCGCTGACTATGACTTTGACGCTTCAGGTTTGTCAAACATTCTAGACGTATTAGCTTACAATACTCACATTAATGGATTGATTGCAAACTTCGCACTCAACGAGTCTTTCTTAAACACTTCTCAACTTCGCTCTTCGGCTGTTTCACACGCTGAAGTGTTGGGTTACTTTCCGAGATCTAAGACTGCATCACAGGCTACAGTTAATCTTTCGATGACTGTGACTGACGCGAGTCGTCCAGCCACAATCACGCTTCCTGGATACACTACATCGTTCACTACATCGATTGAAGGCGTGACGTATACGTTTAGAACGATTGAAGACTATATCGCTACCGATGATGGATCTGGTGGATATGACTTCTTGAACAGTGATGGTGGAACTGGCATTCAGATATACGAAGGAACAAGAAAAACTAAGACGTTTATTGTCGGTGAATCAGAAGAGGATCAGGTCTATGTTATTCCTGATGATACGATTGACACAACGACAATGAAGGTTGAAGTGTATGATACAGTGTCTTCAAGCACGTTTACAACATACACTAACATTAACAGAGCCGTTAGGATTGACTCAACATCTACGATCTATCAGATCAAAGAAGTGCCTAACGGATATTATGAAGTCATCTTCGGTGATGGAAGTGTTCTAGGTCAGCAGCCTTCGGCTGGAAACAAGATCGTCATTACGTACATCTCTTCTTCTGCTGCAGATGCAAATGGAGGATCGACGTTCACTGCCACGTCTCAGGTTAATGTCTCTGATCTAGGTAACTATCCTCTCTCGGTGACAACCGTTGCCGCATCAGCCGGCGGTGATGACAAAGAGAGCATCTCTTCAATCAAGAGGAATGCAACCATCGCCTTTGCCTCTCAACAGAGAATGGTAACGGCTGAAGACTATAGAGCACAGATTCTAGCAAACTACTCATCTTATGTCTCAGACGTATCTGCCTGGGGTGGAAATGAAAACGAACCACCAGAGTATGGAAAGGTGTTTGTGAGCCTGAACTTTGTATCTGGTTTGACAGACGCTACAAAGCAGTCTGTTAAAGATCAGATCGTAACGAATCTAACAAACAACTTAGCTATCATGTCTATTGACACTAAGTTCTCGGATCCAGTTACTGCTTATCTTGAGGTAGTGACTACGTTTAACTTTGATCCAGATCTATCTTCTTTGTCAAAGAGAGCTATTGAAACGGAAGTTACAAACACGATCAATACACACTTTATAAACAACCTCAAGCAGTTTAATAAAGTGTTCCGTAGATCTTTGATGTTAAAAGACGTCGATAACACTTCTGTTGCTATTCTAGATTCTAGAGCAGATGTGAAGGTTCAACTTAGATTCACTCCTACTCTTGGAACAGCTCTGAACTACAGCTTGTATTTTCCAGTGGCAATCGCTGCACCAGATGACGTGAATCATCGTGTAACTTCTTCTACGTTTACATATGATGGTAGAACGTGTCTAATTCGTAACCTATTAAATTCTAATGACTTGCAGATTCAAACTTTGTCTGGAACAGTTGTTGAAACAAACGTTGGTTCTTATATCGCCTCAACTGGCACAATAACTCTTATTGCTTTTAACCCGACTGCTCTACCATCGGGCACACAGATAAAGATGTCAGTTGTTCCTGCAGATGAATCGACAATCAGACCGTTGAGAAACTATATCATTGACATCGACACTGCAGCGTCTACATCAATCGCATCGTTTGATTATCAGAACACTCGTACGACACTGGCATGACACATAAAGTACAAGACCTCAATCGACGTAACTTAAGCTTTTCAAAAAGCCGAGTACGCGAGCTCCTGCCTGAATACTTCGCCGAGAGTTATCCGAACATCATAACTTTCTTAGAGAAGTACTATGAGTATCTAGAAGACGAAAACATTGATTCGTTTAAGACTGAGGTTAATCAGATCTTTGTTGCGAGAGATCCTTACCAGGTTGACCTTGATAAGCTTGATTATATTCTTCAAGAGATCGGTAACGGATTAAAGACGGCTTCTTTCTTTGATAATCCTAGAATAATGACAGGTCTCCTGTCTAGGTTTTATCGAGTCAAGGGTTCTCTCAACTCAATTGAAGGATTCTTTCGTGGATTCTTTGGCCAAGAGGTCACAGTTGAATATCCTAAGAACAAGATGTTCATTGTCGGTCAATCTGAGATCGGTTATGAATCTCTTAAGTTCATTCAAAACAACGCGCTCTATCAGATCTTTTCGATCCTAATTAAGTCGCCTTTATCGACAACCGACTATAACGACTTGTACCTCAAGTTTGTACACCCAGCTGGATTTTATTATGCAGGTCAAGTTGAGATTGAAGGTGTCAAAGCGTTTGGCATAACTGTCGACAGCGGCGGTAGCGGTATAAGACCTGCAGCAGAAGGTGGGTTGATTCTTGCGTCTGAAGCTCCGTTTACAACGTTTCCAATCACGAACACTGCGTTTGATGTCGACAAAGCCTTTGCTACTCAAGCAGTTGAAGGAGATTCCTTCTTCACAATATCTGATTTTACGCAACTTACGGGATTGATAGACTCTGCGTCAGTCACATATCGCATGCGTCTTGATGATCCTATAAGTAACTATCAGGCTCTTACACCAACGCAGCTAGAGACTTACTACTCGTCTCTCAGCGAAATTATTTCACCGAACTCGTTTACGTTTGATGACAGTGATAGACAAGACAGTGCACTTACATCTGCACCAGACTTTGCTATGACGATCGAGACGATGGACAATGATATGTTCACTGTCTTGAATGATTCAATCGGAGATTCATTCTATTGATATAAATAGAATTTGATTTATCGTAACAGGTAACAACATGGCAAAACAATCAATCAGCACTGGAACAGCAGCGAACGACGGAACGGGAGATACGCTGCGTTCTGCTGGCACCAAGATCAACTCAAACTTCGATGAGGTGTATACCTACTTAGGTAAGCATCCATTTGAGACTATCACGGCAGATAGTGCAGCGTCTACAACCACTCCATTTACGATCTGTAACAAAGCTACTGCGCTTGCTGTTAGCCTCGCCGATGCAGATTCCGGTGGTCAGTTTAAAGTGTTTACAAACAAAGGTGCTGGTGTTGCAACGATCACTCCGGCAAGTTTTGCCCAAGGAACCACTGTAGCTCTAGATCAGTATGACGCAGTGACTCTCGTTTGGGATGAGAACAATTGGTATATCACCGGTCACTACGGTGCTACAGTAGCATAACAGGAATAAAAAATGGCAGCGATCATTACAGACAGTTTGAGAAAGTTAGTAGCAAACGCTCTGCTAACAGAGATTACCGACACCACAGACTCTGATCAATACTATATTGGTATTGGTAAGGCTGACGCCTATGATGACAGTGATATCACGGCAACTCCAATCAGAACTTTAAGAGAAGAGAGAATTGCTCGTGCAAACTTGCAGTCAGTTAAGAAAGTCACGGCGTCTGATGCAACCTTTGTTATTCCTCGCTACAACTGGACTTCTGGTACGATCTACAGCGGTTATAACGACAACGTTGCCGGACTTCCTTCAAACGCATACTACGTGCTGACTGAAGCAAATGAAGTTTATATCTGTATCCAACAAGGTAGAAACACAGCTGGTACTGCCGTTCAGTCAACAGTAGTTCCTAGCTATACAACAGCAGGTGTAGCTCAAACTGCAGTGTTTGAAACATCTGACGGATACAGATGGAAACTGATGTATTCCTTATCTGCTGTAAATATCAACAACTTTCTATCGGCAAACTATATGCCGATTGAATACATTACAGATTCTCCTAACGCAGTTGGTATCACGTCTCAAGCATCTCAACAATCATCTATTCAAGATGCCGCTGTAGCTGGTCAGATCGTTGGTGTTAGAATCACAGCTCAGGGGTCAGGATATACATCTGCTCCTACTGTAACGATCAGAGGAAACGGTACCGCCGCGGCGGCAACAGCTACAGTATCTGGTGGTAAGGTTGTAAAGATTGAAATGAACAACACTACTACCGCACTGGGTTCTGGCTACTCATATGCTAGTGTACACATTACTGGAGGTGGTGGTACAGGTGCTACGGCCGAACCTATCATCGGTCCGTTGAATGGAATCGGTTCTGATGCTAGAGATGAACTGAAGGCCACTTCACTTATGCTTACAGTGAAGCCTGACGGAGACGAAGGCGGCACGTTCCTGATTGATGATCAAGACTTCCGACAAATCGTTCTGTTTAAGAACCTTGAACAAAAAGACAGTGCTTCGGCTGGTCCTATCTTCACTGCTAATACAGGTAAAGCTCTCAGAGCTGTTGAAGTCTTGTCTGGTGCTGACCTTAATGTAGATGCATTGATGACAAAAGATTCAGCGTCTGCATATATAGATCATATCGATGGAAACACTGTTTTCTATCACCAGAACGAAAACACAGGATTTGGCACGTTTAATAACGGTGCGGTGACAGACGATCAAACTGGTTCAACCACTATTGTTGCTGCTGAAGATAGCGGCGGTACCGGTGCTCTAGTAGACGCATTCACCGGTCAAGTTTTGTATATTGAAAATAGAGCTAAAGTTATTCGCAGCTCTAGTCAATCAGAAGATATTAAGATTGTACTTACATTCTAAGGTAAAGATACATGGCAACAAACCTCTCTTCAACGACCTTTGCAAACACTTATAAAGACGACTATAAGGACAGCGACAACTACTATAGAATCCTCTTTAACAGTGGAAAGGCTCTTCAAGCTCGTGAACTGACACAGCTTCAAACTATTATTCAAAGCGAGATTGGTAGATTTGCGCGCAACATCTTTAAAGAAGGTTCTGTTGTCAGCACAGGCGATCCTACTCTAAACAACAAGTATGCATATATTCGCTTAGTGTCGGGTGTTGCCGATGGAGACCTTCCCGCGGTTGGTCAGACGTGGTACGATACGACAGATAACGTTAAGTTTAAGATTCTAAGAACTGCAACTCAGACAGATACTGGTGACAGAGCTACACTATATGTTCAATACATCTATACTAAAGACGCTACAGCTGGTGCAACTTCAATCGTTGTGGCAAACGGCCGTACGATCACAAACGGAACTGATTTACTGACAGTTGCCAGTAGTTCAGCTACCGGGTATGGTACTCTATTTTCTGTTCCAAAAGGAGAGTTCTTCACTAAGGAACACTTTGTTTTTGTTGAATCGCAAAGTATTCTTTTAAGCTACTACAGCGATACTCCTACGGCTGACGTTGGATTTAAAATCACTGAAGACATTGTAACTGTCGCTGATACTGATGCGCTGTATGATAATCAAGGCAGCACGCCAAACACTGCATCTCCAGGAGCTGATCGCTATAGAATTAGATTGACACTCATTGACAAGTCTGACGTTCAGTCAGATGAAAACTTCATCTTATTATGTAGAGTTGTTGATGGAAAGATCACCTGGAAAGCTGACGCTAAAAAGAGTTACAACACAATTAATGAAGTACTTGCTCAGAGAACAAAGGAAGAGTCTGGTAACTATACAGTTAGAGCCTTTAGAGCAAACTTCAAAGAGAAAGATTCAGATGAGTTGACTCTTACCGTAGAACCCGGTGTCGCATATGTTGAGGGATATCGTCTAGAAACTGGTTTAACTAACATAGATGTCAACAGATCTCAGATCACTCAGCAGGTAACAGGTAAAAGCGTTGTTCCTCAATACGGAAACTTTGTTGTTGCCGACAGCGCAAATGCTAGTTACGGTCTGCCTCCTATTCAGAACTTTGCACCAGTTAACCTTTATGATTCAATCAACGGCACTGGTAACATCATTGGTTCTGCTAGAGTTCGTGCAGCTCAGCGATATGGCACCGATATAAGATACTACTTGTTTGACGTTCAGATGAACTCAGGCAAGAACTTTACTGCGGTCGAGAGCTTTGGCGGTGGTCCAACAGATTTTGTAACCATTAAGCTAGAGAACGGTGTTGCAGTACTGCAAGAGACTGGAAACAACTCGCTGTTGTTCCCGCTTCCTGCACCTAGACCTACAAATACTGGTGTAACTGTTCTAACTAGCACAGGCCTGAAGGTACAAAGAAGATATACTTTTACTACAAGCAGCACTACGCATAGTCTTGACGCGCTTAAAGCCAGTGACGGCGCGAACTGGGGTGGATCGGCCTTAACATTTACCGATGCCGGTGATTGGATACTTTCGAAAGTAGACGGCACACCTACAGCACCTACCATTAACAGCGGTCTTGGAACAGGCACTGTTATCATTGGTGGATTGACAACTTCTACAGCATATGTGCTGTATGCATATGTTCATGTTTCAAATCCTGTTCAAAAGAACAAGACCCTCACTGCTGCATCTAAGTCTTTCTCTGCCTTTAACGGTGGGGCCGATTCAGATGGAACGTTGAACTGGCTAGAGTTGAACCATTCGGACGTGTTTAAAGTGAACTGGGTTAAGCTTGATGACTCAAACGGAAGAGACATCACGACTAGCTTCATCTTTGATAACGGACAACGAGATAACTTCTATAAGTTTGGTAGACTGATTCAAAAAGAAGGATTGAGCATTCCAACTAATAGAACTATTGTCACTAACTATGAGTACTTTGAGCACGGCACTGGTCACTTCTTTAGTGCAAACTCATATGGTGGTATAAACTATACACTGATTCCTTCTCACACGAAGAACAACGGTGAAACCATATCTTTGAGAGATGTGCTTGATTTTAGGCCTGCCTTTGATTCATCTGGTGGTTTTACTGAGACAAACGACGTTGTAACTCTTCTACCAGAAAACACAGATAACATTGGCGTAACTACGACACACTACTTGTCTAGAAAAGATAAGCTTGTTGTTCGTAGAAACGAAACTGATCTAAAAGCACCGACGGCCGAAGTAACTTATATTGAAGGACAACCTTCATTTAATCCGGTTGAACCGTTGGCTCCTGTTGGATCTATGACTCTTTACAAGTATGAGTTGAATCCATATACGCTTAGCGAATCAGACCTGTCCGTAGAGTATATCAATAACAAAGGATATACCATGCGAGACATTGGTAAGCTTGAAAAGAGAATTGACATCCTTGAAGAGCTTACAACATTGAACCTGCTTGAAGTAAACACAGCCAGTCTTTTGGTTGTCGACTCAGCTGGTAATCCTCGCACTAAGTCTGGCTTCTTAGCTGATAACTTTACAAGTCAAGATTTCTCAGAGATCAATACTCCTAGATACAGAGCTTCTATTGATCAAGCCGAGAACACGCTGAATCCTCCTTTCGTTTCAAAAGAAATTAGGTTGACGTTTGACTCGTCAAACTCGAACTATAGTAACGCGAACGTTCAGCGCACTGGAGATGTAGTCACTTTACAATATACTAATAAAAATATTGTAAATCAGAATCTCGCCACAGAAACGATTAACGTTAATCCGTTTGCAGTCATTGGTAATGAAGGTTACTTGACGCTGTCTCCAACTTCTGATAACTGGGTTGAAACCAGATATAGACAAGATAATATCATCGATGGCGGAGTCAGATCTAATCTAAACGCAGATCAGCTAAGACAAGCTTTGCGTAACGGTTGGACCGGCAGTAACGGTCAATTCGTTATCACTGGTGATAGAGTAATTAGAGAGACTGTTGGTGATACGGTTGTTGACGTTCAAACTGTCCCTTGGATGCGGTCTAAGAAAATTGCCTTCAAGGCTGTGAACGTTCGTCCTGATACTCAGTACTTTCCATATTTCAATGGAGTTGCAGTAGATAACTGGGTCAACGACGATTCGTTTGAGTTAAATCGTATTTCAGCTCAAACAACCACTTATGGTAACAGATACGCAAACGCAACTGCTCACCCTGATGGCAGCACGATCCTAACATCAAACTCTCAAGGTGTTGTTGAAGGAACGTTCTTTATTCCTTCAACCAACTCGTTGAAGTTTAGAACAGGTGCTGCAGAGTTTAAACTTCTTGATGTAACTGGTGGCAGTGATGATAATGCAGCCTCAATTGCCAGAGCAACATTCACGTCTGCCGGCGTTATAAACACTCGTCAAAAAACTGTTCGCGCTACAAGACAAGTGACGGGCAGCCAAGTATGGTTTGATCCTATTGCACAAAGCTTCTTAGTTGACGCTGGCGAATATCCAAGCGGAATGTTCCTGACACAAGCTGGTGTATTCTTTAGCAGCATCGACTCAGATGTACCTGTGACTCTTCAGATCGTTGCGATGGAGAATGGAATTCCGACTCAAAACGTCTTGAACGAAGCATCTGTTACAAAGATTCCTACAAACTTTATTAACAGCACAGATCTTTCGACAATTCAATCGAATGAAGAAGTCTTTACTTTCCTAGAACCAGTTTATCTGGAACCCGGTAGAGAGTACGCTATGGTACTTCTGGCCGAAAGTACAAAATACAACGTTTATGTCGCTAAGACATATGACTATGTGATTGGAACTACGTCTAAGAGAGTAAACAGACAGCCTACACTTGGTTCGTTCTTTGCATCTCAGAACTCTTCAACCTGGACACCAGACCAGACAAGAGACATGATGTTCAAGTTATACAGAGCTTCGTTTAATACAAACGCTCAAGCCGCATATCTTGAAAATGCAGACATGCCGTATGAGCTTCTCAGGCCGAATCCGCTAAGATTTGATAGCGGTGACTCTGACGTAACTTTCTCCTTTAATGGTCATGGCTTTGCTTTGAACGATAAGGTAAGAGTTATTCTGCCTAGTGACTTTGATGACAGCATTGCTGGTATTGTAGATTCTGCCATCGGTGGCGATTCAGACAACTCCTTGCACGGCATTAAAGTAATTACTGGTGTTGATTGGACTGGATTTAAGATTGGTGCCGGCTCTACAAAGGCAGGTAACGTAACAGCTTCTAGTTCATTGATCACGGGTGGTGAAGGCATTGTTGTTGAACAACAAGCACACTTTGATGAGTTTATACCTCTGATTGATACGCTTCAGCCAGATGGTACATCCATCATCTCTCAAGCTCAGTTCACTAGCACTTCATCGTATGGTGATGGAAGAAACACATCTCCAGTAAGAAGTAAAACTTCTACCTTTGTTTCACCACAGAGCTCAAGCAATAGATCTCAGCACATCACTTTGAATGAAGTCAACTATCGCGATGAGCCAGCAGTTATTCTTACATCTACCAATGAAGCAGTTGAACTTGGTGGCACTAAGAAGTCTGCTACTATTAGAATGACGTTATATTCTAACGACTCTGCAGTTTCTCCGGTGATCGATCTTCAAAGATCTTCGCTGATCGTGACTGAAAACGTCATTGATCAACAAGACTCAGCGACAGCTTCGAATGCGCCTCTGCACTATGTCGCTGAGACTCATCCATCAGCTGGTACAATTGCAGCGAGACACTTGACCAAGCAGATCACTCTGCAAGAACCTGCAGTTGGTTTGAAAGTGTTGCTCAGCGCCAATCGGCCGTCTGACGCAAACATCGAGGTATACTTCAAGACAGGTACCGGCGATGATGTTCTTGATGACAAGGCCTGGACTCAAGTCTCTGCAACGACAATTCTTCCTGCCGATGATGACAGAAAGACGTACAGAGAGTATGAGTATCTTGCTGGTGGAAACAATGGTACATTGGCATCATTTACAACCTATCAGATTAAGATTGTAATGACATCAACTAACAGCTCGCGGTCTCCGAAGATCAAGGATCTGAGGGTTATCGCTCTTGCAACCTAATGGCAAGTTTAATAAGAGTAGAAGGACATCCGGGTCTCGCAAGAGATCCGGTATCCGGCGCAATTATCAATATAAATAATGCAGAGATTGAAAGAGCTAAAAAGATAAAGAAGGCTTCTCAAAATAATCAAAAGAGGATTGACAAGCTTGAGCAAGATATTGGAGAGATCAAGAGTATCTTGTTGAAAATGCTAGAGGAAAAACATGGCAGTAACAACAATTAATTTATCAGATCCAGTATCAACTCTGGTAACAAAGACTAATACCATCTCTACTAACCTTGGAGACGCCGCTACGCTTGCGACAACAGCGACTAACCTTGTAGCAGCTATTAATGAAGTAAGAGCTCAGATCATTAATGTTGATGACTCCTCTGAAATCGTAGCGATTTCAAGAGGTGGCTTATCTGTTAACAATGATTCGGCCGACGCAAGCTTTTCTCTTTCTTATAGTTCAAGCACCGGCGTTATTAAACTAACGGCTATTCTTTCCAGTGATAGTGCAAATGGTATTGAATATAATTCTGGTGAAGGAAAGTTTAGTATCATACCTTCTGGCGTAACAGCGAGTAAGATTGCAGCAGGATCGATCACTAGTGCTAAGTTTAACAGCGCAACTTCTCTAATCATATACGACTCAACAGGATCTGCAGTTAAAACTCTGTATAGCCCAGGGAGCTAAACCATGGCAGTGAGAAGGCCCGTTATATGGGATACTGGCACTGGTGGAATTAAAGAGATGACTGCTGCGCAGTTAAACGCAGTCATTGCTCAGGTATCGTATCAATATAGTTTAAATCCATCAGTTACACTGTCTGTTGTTACGTCAGGTGGTAGTCTAGGTACTATCGATGATACACGTACTCAGGCAGGATCTTACAGTACATCTACTACTGCATATCCAAGTGAAGCTACTACAGCTGAGCCATCGACGGTGACAGTTAACTACTCTAAGATCGATGAGACCGTAGCTTCTGTTTCAGCACCAAGTCCAGCTTCAGGTAAAACCTTACCCATGTATTGGAGTGGCACTGGTTTGCAAGTAATGGCAGAAGAAGATTTTTATAATACAATCATTGAACCTGCAATTGATAACTTAGTGTCAGGTTCTACCGGTACTGCTCAAGGTGGTACGTACCAAATACACACTTCTACATCTCTGGCCGGAAATACTTTAGTAAGTGGTACTGCTGTATTTTCAGATACAAGAGCAGATACTTCATTATATACTGCAGGATCTATTCCAGAAACTCTAGACCAACCCACAACTATTACTAATTTCTATTTGTTTAGTATCGATGGTGCAGCTTCTTCTTATGTCTCACCTTTGGGTTTAAGAACAGCAGATAATCATTTGCAAACATACACCGAATCAGATTTCAATACAATGTTGCAGAACTATGTAAGATATGCTGCAGCAAACAGGACAAACTATAAGATTCGATATAGCTATACTACTGGAAACAATAGAGGTTCTGGTATGACAGATACGAAGCTTGATGGTGCCGGTAACTATCAAACGCGGTTTGTCAATGCAAACGATTATCGTGCGCAAGAGTTTCCAAACGGAACGGCTCAAACAATTAATACATACTACTTGAAAATAGGAAAAACGGCCTAGGAGAAAATAATGTACGATGACTTAAATTTTGTCACAGCGAGATTTAGTAATAACGATAGAACTACAGTTGAAGTCACTTGGGAAAACAAAGAAGGTGCTTTAGTAGTGACGTATCATGAAGCTGTTGAAGGCGATGTTGCTTGGGAGGAGATTCAAAAACTTATTGGTATCGACACTCTTCATGAAAATACATACAAATATATTAAGAATACACAATTAGAAATTAGAAATTTAGCTCTTAAAATTGCCAAGGATCAAAACCTGGTGGGCAATCTTGCCGAAATGGCTAAGCATATATTTAAAGAATTTGATCCTGAAAAAGATAAAGAAGATCTTTTTACTTATAAACTTAATTTATTTGCTGTTGATCTAATTAAAAACTGTAAGGATAAAACTTTAAAAAGTAAATTAAGAAAAGCTAAGACTATTATTGAAGCTACTTCTATTGCTTGTCAGATGGCAGAAAGTACTCTTGCCACCAACCAGAGCTCTGCATAATAGTGTGATTTTGATTGAATAAGTAAACTGAGTAATCCGTTTCATATCTTTCAGTTTTAAATGAGCAGTATCCATTATTAAACGTGTCTGGCTTATAAACCTCATATAAAAATTGATCCATACCTTTAGTATATCTTTTTAAAAATTCGGTAGAATCGTGATTAAAGAAATTAAAAATTCTAGATCTATCACCAGTCCAAGAAATAATTGATGAGTTTAATGGTGTGTGGAATGCTTTACGCCACCAAGCTTTACAAACTTTTATCCTATTATCATAGTTTAAAAATTGATTGCAATCACCTTTTATTAAGACATCTAGATCAAAATATAGATTTGTTCCATCGCGGTATCGGTCAAACATCAACAACTTATTAAACACTTGATGATTATAGACTGAATCTCTGATTACTACGAATTCATCGTACTTAACATTTGAGTAAACATCAATCATGTGCTTAAGATTATCTTCGTACCACTGACTAAACTTATCTCCAGTTCTAACGCAGATAATCCTTATCATATTTTTTTCCTGCACTGAAACAAACAAATTCTAGATAATTTATCCGGATCTGTAAATGATTCTAGGATATCATTATTGTATAGTTTCGTGTTGAGTATTTCACTTAAGGAAAAATTATGTAAGGAGTATTTTGATATATCGTCTATGAACTGCTTATAGACGTTATTTGCTCCTCCAGCTGCTTGCATGTTAGATGCCGAGTATTCCATTGGTATTGCTTTCCAGTAACAACACGGTTTTACAATTCCTTCTACGGTAATATGTAAAGATTTTGAATTGAAAAACGCACAAGATATTTCTGGTGGGTTGTCAAAATTTTTAACTAAATTAGAATATGATTTTAAAGTTCTGTGATCCCTTAATCTTCTAATTGTTGTTCTGTTAAAATCAATGAAATCTTGGTTTGAGTTACTTCCTGCTTGTTCTAGCATCTCTTCTTCCCCCTTCTCGTTTATGAAGTTTAAAACAGGACCATAAAAAAATCTTGTTGATTGAATGATTTCATGTTCTGTTGCACCATGGTCTTTACATATTTTTTTTATTTCCTCAACATGATCTTCATTGTGTTTAAACAAGACAGTAAATGTTTTTATTCGTGCCTTTGTTAGCGACAGAGTTTCCATATTTCTTAATATTTTATTAAGGTTGGTACCTCTTCTATATTTTTCATGCATTTCCTGATTAATGCCGTCAATATCAAATGTAACCTTTAACTTTTCACCGCATAAAATACCTAATTCCCACCAAAAATCTTCATCACGTATTGATCCATTTGTTGCAATTGATACTGTACCCCAACCATCTACCATATTTTCACAACAATACTTTATTATCTCATAAATTTCCGGATTCATTAATGGGTCGCCGTATGTACCAGAAAAATGAATATTATATAAGTGTCTTAAATCGGCCGGAGTAAAAAACTTCTTAAAATTTTCTAAGGACATGTGACTTGGTCTAGGTGCTTGTGGGTGTAAGCCTAAACCTTCTATATTTGTCCTTGCGCATTGCATACACTTTGCGTTGCAGTGAGTAGATATCTCTATAATCAATTGTAATTTTAAATCTGTATATAGTTTATGCCACATTATAAATCACCATATGATCTTTGAAATTCTTTGTTCACATGATGTAAAAAATGACCAGCAGCAGACACCTCTGGATGGTTTCTATCAATTAAAAAGTTCCAGGGTAAACCTATATTTTGATATGGCACTTGGTATCTTTCCACTAGATAACTGATATAAACTTCATTGTTTTGAAACCATAGCTTTGTTATATCGTCTGGATAAACATTGTCGTCTACCGCTTCATTAAACTTTTCATGTAATTCGTTCAATCTGTTTTTAAAATCTAGTTTTTGAATCGACTCTTTATTTCCAGCAACAACACCGGTGTTTGCAATGTCGTCATTACCATTAATGTCGTCTAAAAGCAACATAGCCTTTTTTGCACAGAGCTTTACGAACATATTCATCTTGTCGTAAGACTGATATTTTAACATCTTTGCAACTTTTAATCTATCGTCAGACCTATTTACAGAATAGTAACATATATGATTTAAATCCCAAGCTTCAAAAAAATTTACTGGAGTGTTTGGAATAACATCAAAGTCTAAGTAAAGCACTTCATCATAATCCTTTGATAGATCATCTAGAAGAATTAATTTTTCAAATTGAATGTGATCGTAGTTAGTCGTACTTGTGGTAAAGAGATTATATTCTGCGGCGCATGATTTGGCGTAGTTGCTCTGTGACTCCTCAAGTTTATTTTTAAACAACTTAAGTTGATTTTTCTTGAAGTCAGTAGCAGACTGATGTGGTTCAACCGTGTCAGTGTAAATGCTAAATACAATTCTTTTCATACCAGCTTTTTATGAGTTCAACCTTTTTTGTTATCGCATGGATAAATTTACTATCGTTTGAAATATAGTCCCACTTGTCCATCACGTAGTGCCAACCATCAATTAAGTTTTGTGTTGGCACGTTATTGGTTTTTATGTTGTGGCTAAACATAATTTCATTATCAAAGCCAAAGTTCTGCTGTATATGTTTTGGCCACATACTATCTTCTTCGTGTAATAAAAAATTTATCTTCTCAAGCTGTTCGTCAAAACCATTCCAATAATCTAACTTATTAGCATATTCAGCTGAAATTCCAACAACACCAGTATTGTAAATATCGTTTTCACCAGAGTAACCATTTTCAATTAAAAGTGCTTTTGTAGTCCAGTATTTTGATGCAGGTGCTCTGTTCGTTATTGAGATACCTCTTTCATTATTCTCTGCATCTGACTTTAACTTTGAGATCGATGTGTCTATTTCCTGGCGATTTGATAAGATTGCGATTCCGTTTTTAGTGATCTGCCATCTATCAAAAAAGTTTAGCTTTGTCACCGGAATTACATCTAAATCAATATAGAGTACTTCGTCATACGTTTCACATAACTTATACATCAAGTGTATCTTGTAATAATTTACAATGTTGTATGCTGTGATATACGGATAATTTTTGTTATAGTGAGCTTTAAACTTTAGCCAATCGTCATCATGTAAAAATATCTTATAATCAGCTTTTACAAGTTCTGCATATTTTTCATGCATTGACTTTAGCCAATCATAGTATTCGATATATACTAACTTAGTTCTTTCTGTTTTAGATAGAGTATCATTTTCATACGGTTTTTGCCAATCTAGCTCATCATTAGGAATGTCAATATATAGACTATAAACAACGCGTTTCATTATGGACTATCAAAAAATTCTTTCGGATATAGATTATATATGTAAAACTTATGAGGATGTGAGTTTGATTAGAGAAGTCATCAACTCAGTAAACTCAAACCAACTAAAGTGTAAGTCTTGGTTAGTAGATAAATGTGGAAAACACTTTGAGAAAAATCCAAGAATTCTTATTGCAGCAGGTTGGTTTGGGTTTGTCGGCCACTTAATTAAACAGCGATATCAAGCTGAGGTGACTTCATTTGATATGAATCCGTTATGTGCAAAGATCGGTAAGATCATGTTCCCTGAAGTGAAGTTCAGATCTAATTTCATAGAGAATCAAAGTTGTGCCGGATATGATGTAGTGATATGCACATCGTGCGAACACTTCGAAGACGAAGTCATTCATGACTTTCTTAAATCAAAAGATGAGGGCTCAGTTGTTATTTTACAGAGTAACAACTACTACTCAGTAGAAGATCACGTAAACTGTAAAGACTCTCTAGAATCATTTGTAAAATCATATAGCGAGAGTGTAGATGTTCTTAAATCATATGAATTAGATATGGGGCATTATACTCGCTATATGTTAGTAGGTTTCTAATTATTATAAATAAAGAGAGGCAGGGGCGTGATGGCGCGTCCGACAAAGAAATTACAGGGAGTATTTCATGGCCACCTACGAAGAGATCACTATTGATCAAGGTGCAGATGTCACTATTGAACTACACTTGGTTGACATCAACGGTGCAGCAAAAAACTTAACAGGCTATTCAGTCGCTGCAAAGATGAAGAAGAACTATAACAGCGATTCTTCTGACACAACGACGTTTACAACTGGAATCAATTCAGACGCCACTACTGGCATATGTACGCTGTCGCTCACAAATACTCAGACAGACGCATTGAAAGCTCCCGGAAAATATGTTTATGATGTAGAGATCTCTTACGTAGATAGCGATGCAAACACTATCATTGAAAGAGTTCTTGAAGGAAGAATCCAAGTAACGCCGTCAGTCACTAAGTGAGGTAGCAATGTCAATTAAAGTTTCCTCACTAGGAACAACTGTACTCGTTAAGAAGGTTGGCACTGAAAGTTCAACTTTCGTAAAGACAGTAAGAGTTGGTGTACCACGGGCTGCATACATCGCTACCACGACAGAAACGTTTAGTGGCATGCAAGATGTCAACGTTGCTGGTGCTCAGAACGGCGATATCCTTATCTATGACTCTGCATCACAGAAGTGGATAAACTCAACGTTTACAATCAAGCTCGATGCAGCAAATTTAGGTGGCACGGGTTTAACATACGACAGCGCAACAGATACTCTTCACATAGACAGCGCTGAGTTTAATACGTATTTCTTAAATCGAATCAGCACTAACCTGATTCCTATCGCCGACAGTACATATGATCTTGGCGATTCAAACTACAAGTGGAAAGACCTGTATCTTTCTGGAAGCACGATCTATCTTGGTAACATTAAACTCAAGGAAGAAGGCAGCACGTTTGTAGTTAGAGACAGCGGAAACAACGTTGTCGCTGTCAACCTAGATGGAAACACTACAGACGATTTGTCTGAAGGCAGCAACTTATATTATACCGACGCTCGTGTCCAGAATGTAGTTACTAAAACTTATGTTGATGGGTTAAATGTTAATGCTGATACTCTTGATGGTGTAAGTTCAGGAGCCTTCTTGAGAGGAGACGCATCTGATACTAAGACTTCAGGCGACTTAAGTTTTCTTGATAACGTAAAGCTAAAGTTTGGTAATTCTAATGATCTGCAAATATATCATAATGGAGTTTCGAACATTGTTGAAGATGTTGGAACTGGTGGATTAACTCTGCGTGGTAATAACGTATATCTTCAAGATGATGCGGCGGGCGGATATAACTTATTTGCTCAAGGTTTACACAACGCTGCTTTTGAGATATACTATGATGGGTCTAAGAAATTTGAAACAACTAGCACTGGAGTTACTGTAACGGGTCAAGTTACGGGTGATTCTGCTACGTTTGCGAATATCACAAGATCTGGTGCTACAAGTTATTCTGGATCATGGGGCTCTGCGACAGAGATTCCAGTTGTTACTGTCGATGCATCTGGTTTCATTGATTCAATCGGAACAACTACAGTTGCTGGTGTAACGTCGACGACATATGATTCTGCTACAGGTGTCTTTACGATCAACACTGCTGATGGTGGATCTTTTGCTACTACATTGCATGACTCTGATGATCGTATCGCAGAAATCAGAGGTGCATTGAGCGCTAGCGGAGATCTGACATATAATTCGTCTACCGGTCAATTTAGCTTTGATGTTGAATCAGTTTATACGAAAGCTAACTTTGATAGTGACTTAAGTTTGGCTCTTTCTACTGATGCTGTCACTACGACAGATCTGACTGAAGGCGATAATCTTTACTATACTACAGTAAGAGCCGATTCGGCTTTTGATGTAAGATTAGCTACAAAGACGACAACTGATCTAACAGAAGGCGATAACTTATACTACACGACTGATCGAGCAGATAGCGATGCAAAAAACGCGTTCTCTGGTGGTACTGGTGTTGATATCACAGCTGGTGTTGTTTCGATTGGTCAGGCTGTAGAGACAACATCGGACGTTACGTTTGCTAAGATCGAAGGTGACTCAGTATCGATCTCACAGATCGACTTCAACACTCTATACGCTGAGCACATCCCTTACAAAGAGGGTTCAGTCTGGTACGATCAGATTCACAAGACACTGAACTACTGGAGTGATGACTCAAACGTTGTTCACGAGATTGGTATCGAGGAACATCAGAGAGTCTACAACAACACTGGTTCTACGATCACAAAGGGTCAACCTCTTTACTTCAGCGGTAACTATAATCCAGGCGGTGGTGCCGTTGCTGTTCCTACAGTTGGTCTTGCAGACGCGACAGACGTCAACGCGTACAACGCTCAAGGTCTTGCTGCCGGTGACATTCAAAATAACTCGTATGGTTACTGTATAATCTCAGGTCAATTAGACAAAGTCAACACACAAGGTCTAAGTGCAGGTGCAAACTTCTTCGTTGGTTTAACACCTGGAGCGGTTCAAAACGCATCACCTGTATATCCTAATTACCCGATGTGTTTAGGTTGGGTTGTAAAGACCGGTGACTCAAATGGTGTGTTGCTTGTCAACCAACAGAACCACTCGGTAAACAGTTTCCGTGTACGCACATCTGCACACATTGGTTCGGATCTAATCGTTGGTGGTAACCTTACGGTTACCGGAACTCAGACTATCATATCAACCGAGAACGTTCAGATTGGTGGTAACATTCAATTCTTGAACGCTGGTAACACGATCGGTGAGGCTAACACAACTTTCGCTGGTAGTGGGCTGGACGACGCGTTCTTTGCTGGTCACTATAGCGGTGATAGCTCAACTAAGAGTTTTTATGTAAAGATCGATAGTGCAGGCGCTACCGATACGTTTGAGTGGGGCCATGACAGTACGGTCGGTCCTGTTGCTACTGGTATTGCGATCACCGGTTCAGAGCAGACACTGACAGCCGGAATCAAGATTGATTTCGGAGCTACAACTGGTCATACTTTAGGAGACGTTTGGGCAGGAACAGCAGCTGCAACAGAAACCGATACTGGTATATTTAGTAATAGAAATACTGGTGATGGAGGTGACGGTTATACTCATGTTGGCTTCTTCTTTGACGTGTCAGAGAATAAGTGGCGACTGCTTGATGCGTATGACTCTGAGCCAGAAGCACCTATTAACATCACAGCACCAAGCCTTTCGTATGGTACACTTGTACTTGATACTGTTGAAGGAAACTTGACAGGTAATGTAACAGGTAACGCTGATACAGCTACACAACTTGCAAATAATAGAGCTTTTTCTATTACAGGAGATATTACTGCAACTGGTGTAAACTTTAATGGTACTGGCAATGTAGCACTAAACGCTGCTATCACATCAGGTTCTATTGTTAATGATGATATCAATGACTCTGCCGCGATTGCTGATACTAAGCTCGCCACGATCAGTACGGCTGGTAAAGTTCTGAATAGCGCGACGTCTGCTACAGATGCAAATACTGCTTCAGCGATAGTCGCTCGCGATGCATCTGGCAACTTCAGCGCTGGTGTGATCACTGCTACGTTTAGCGGTAACTTAACTGGTAACGTCACTGGAAACGCGTCGACTGCAGACTCTGCGGCAGACGCTGGACAACTAAACGGCCAGACTGCAGCCTACTACTTGAACTATAATAACTTCACGAATACGCCTACTAACGTAAGCACTTTTGTGAATGATGCTAACTACTTAGACAGCACCACGGTTCAAGATGTAATCAACGCTTCTTACATTCAGTCTAATCAAACCACGTATAACACAAGTGACTTCTTAGATTCAACTACAGTATCTTTGGTGGTAGACGCTGCGTATGTACAAGCAAGACAGACAACATACTCGACGGCTGACTTTTTAGACTCTTACTATGCAACAGCTCTTATCGATTCTGCGTACATTGCATCGAGAGTTAGCGCTGGTACAGACTCTTCGACAGTTGTTGCACTCATTACGAGTACAGTTGATAATTCCTATGTTCAGTCTAGACAGATCACTTATAACACCAGTGATTTTCCGGATTCGGCTGGTGTTACAACCTTAGCTAACTCTGCAATATCTTCAGCAACTGGATCTTCAATCCTTGCCTATGATGCAAACTTACAGGGATTTGTTACTGCGTTTACACTACCGACGTCTGACGGTACGACTGGGCAAGTGTTACAGACGAATGGTTCTGGTACACTATCTTTTGTCGATCAGTCTGGTGGCGGACTGTCTAATGCAGCAGACTCTGGTTCCGGTGTTACTGTTAGCGGTGATCTCACGGTTCAAGGTAACATCTTTGCTGATAGCGACGTAACCGCTTCGAACTTCAACACAACATCTGATGCTCGTATCAAGACGAACGTTCGTACGATCTACGATGCGCTTGATAAGACGATGCAGCTTCGTGGTGTATACTTCGACAAGAACGGTAAGCCTGATATCGGTTTGATCGCTCAAGAAGTTGAAGAAGTCATGCCGATGGTCGTCAATACACTGAACGATGAGATGCAGACTAAGACTGTAAACTATGGTGGATTGGTTGGTCTGTTAGTTCAAGCAATCAAGAGTCAACAAGAGCAGATCGATGATCTGACAGACAAGGTCAATAAACTTTTAGATAAATAAGAGTAGAAACTAGCCGAGTTCAAGGGAGCGAAGATGGCAATCAAAGTATCAGGTACGACTGTTATCGACGACAGTCGCAACCTCACTAACGTCGGAAACATTAACGGTAAGTCGCCTACTATCATCGACTCATCCGGCGTCGCATCTTTTATAGAGAAAGGTTACATGGAGCTGCTTGGCTCTACCGCACCTGTCGGGGCGCAGTATCTTAAAATCTTTGATCACACTTTTAGTGCGGGAGACACTTGGTCTGCTAAGATCGAGTTGAACATGCGTCAGCAAAACACCGGCGGATCGACAGCTCCAGACTATCTTGTTTTATACTTTGATGGATATTGGAGTGGTAGCGGTAACTTGCCTGTTTTTAATCTATCATGCAATCATGGAGATTATGAATATTCAACTTTTAACTATTCAGACATAACTTCTCGTTATACAACATCTGGTAGGCTTCAAATCTTTGCTAGATCAAGTTCTACAGATTACTTGTGCTATGGAAGACTGATCAACTTAATTCAAGCGACAAACTCTGGTGGTACTTATGACCTAGTTCAATTACCATCATTGCAAACAGGAAATACGTGGCAGTCAACCACTGATCCAGATGGAATTGGCGGGACAACCGCCACCGGGGATTTAAGAGATATTTTAATTGACGGCATTACTGCAACGTCGGTTACTGCAACGACGGTTTCCTCAACTTATTTATACCCTACTTATTATTCTCGTCATAACGATCACATAGAAGCATATTTTGGAACAGGCAACGACACGTATTTCTATCACAATGGATCTAATTTAATTTTAGAACTGACAAGTTCAGCCACGAACGACTTTTATGTTACTACTGGTGGGTATGCTCGAATTCAATTTGATCGAAGTAATAATAGACTTTTAGCTGTTGGCTCTGGTTCAATTCGAGCTAATGAACTTGATACTACGAACGATACTACAAGTTCTGATTTTATAGTTCCTTTTGTAGGTACGACATCTTCTGGTGGCTCTGGTGACGTGTTGTCAAACTCTTCCTTGACGTTTAAACCATCAGACGGAACATTAAGTACAGACAGATTAGTAGTAGCAGACTCGGCGTATGGACCTGGTGGTATCGCACTCGGTGCTACAGGCGGTGGTACAGATCAGGTGTTCTTCATGAATCAAACACATATCACGACAGACTTCACGCTCGGAGACTCGAACAACGCAGGCACGTTCGGTCCTGTCACAGTTGACAGCGGTGTCACCGTCACGATTAACTCTGGGTCCAGATGGACTGTCGTTTAAAGGAATAGAATATGGGAGCTTCAATAGACGGCGGCACAGGTATCGTATCTCCAGGTACACTGAAGATTCAGTCTACAGCTGGTGGTACTTTTACGCTGTCAGCTAACTCAGCGAATAACGTCGCGTTATCTTTACCAGATTCAGATGGTACATTCATTACTTCATCTAGTTATGATTTTACAGATTTTTTAACTGATACAACACATGGAAGCAGACTTGTTGCTGGATACGTCACATTTAATTCAAGTGCGACAATTTCTCAATCATATAATGTATCTTCGGTGACTAAAGGTACCACAGGTGCATTTGCAATCACTTGGAGCACGGCAATGGCTGACGCTGATTATGGAGTTATTGTTACTACAGGTAAAACTGCAGGGTCATATACGGACACATCAGGTTGGTTGCTTTATGCTGGATGTGTCACTAGATCTACTACGGTTGCTTACATTTCACAATGGAAACCATCGTCTACTTGGTTAGAGGATACTAACGCGCTGACAACTGTTATAGCGTTTACTACTACATAGGAGAGATAGGTGGCACAGGTAATTGTTTTTACAAATGAGAACGGCGGTACTTCACTTGTCAGTGTTGCTAGTGGTGTTGATATCGCGTCTTATAAAGAATCACTAAATGAACCTACTGCTATAATAGTTGATCGTTCGTCTCTTCCTACTGATGAGGAGTTTTTTAATTCGTGGGAAATAAATGATTCTAATTTAGTATCTGTTAATATGGTTAAAGCAAAGAGTATTGCACATAACATAAGAAAAATGAAGAGAGAAGAAGAGTTTAAGCCTTATGATGATTTGATTTCGAAACGAATTCCTGGAACTGATTTTGATAATGTTGAAGCAGAAAGAATTAAAATACGAGCTAAATATGAAATCATGCAAAATGATATAGACAACGCGCTAAATACAGCCGAACTTAAATCTATTCTGGATCAATGATATGACAAAGATTGCACTCTCAACAAACCAAGCCGGACAAGGTAGTATCACCCTTGCGGCTCCTAACACGAACAGTGATAACACGTTCACGTTTCCTGACGCAACCGGCACTGCAATGTTGACAGACACCGGTGTGACTACGAGTCAGTTGCCGGCTGGTACTGTGTTGCAGGTTGTGAATAATGAACCATACACTACTACGACGTCTGGAACTTCGATTAGTGGAACTACCTATGCTGAGGTAACTGAATTATCAACAAGCATTACTAAAAAAGCGACTTCATCTAAAATCATTTGCATCTCTTCCGTTATGTACGGCGGTAATTACGGTCCTGCATGGTATAAGGCAAAGGCCGAGAGAAACGGTACGTTTGTATATGAAACAATGTTTTATGAGCATGTTACGTACGGCTCGGGCATTGAAAATAAACCGATATTTAATTTTAGTGATGACACAACTTCTATCAGTGCTGGCACAAATTTAACTTATAGATTTTATTTTGCATCTGAAAGTGCTAGCGGTGACATACGCATTAATTGGAGTGGAAATAGTTCAAATCGCACAACATCTAGTATCATGTTAATGGAGATCGCAGCATGAGTAAGATAGCAGTAACGAGTATCAAGCACGATGGATCTGCGGTAGATAACTTGACTTTGAGATCAGACGGTAACGTCGTGAACGGTGGAAACATCTACTACAACAGTAGGCACATCACGTCGGACGTCACGATCGTCGCTGACGCTAACGGTCTGTCGGCTGGAACGATATACATAGATTCAGGCGTCACGGTCACTATCGACTCTGACGCTGAGTGGAGTATCGTATGAGCGTATTAAAAGTTGGAGAAGTTCAGAATCAGACAGGCACGACGATCGTGTCGTCAGATGGGTATACGCGTTTGCCTGGTCAGATCATCGAGGTTTTAACTGGTGTATGCGATGGCAGTACCGCTACTGTTGGATCCGGAACGTACACGTTTGAAAATTCAGGGTCAGGAATGGCTCTTTCTACAACCTATCAAGACATCACTGGTTCTAGTATGACTTATACGCCGCCAACAGGAACTAGTAGAGTAGTGTACGAATTCTCACATCAATTGTCTTGGTCACAAGACCATGCTATCAGCCATTGGAGACTGTACATCGACGGAACAGAAGTAACTGATGCAAGACACTCTTTATCGGGTCGCTACCCTGAGCGTGTTGAGCATCACATGTGGGTGTTCTCTATTGGTTCTGCTAATTCAGCTACAGGAGCTCAATCATCTTGGACAACAGGCAAATTAATTAAATTGCAAGCGAGAGAATACGGTACTGGCAATGGAAATGACAAGGTTCACTACACAACATACTGGGATGGCACTTCTGGTGGTCAAATATCTAAACCAGTTTTAAGAATTACGGCGATAGCATAATGAGTACACTACAAGTCAGAAACATTCAGGGCGACGCAGCCTCAAGTAACACGATCACTGTCGTGAGTGGTCATACGCTGTATGCTCCAGGCCACGTGCTTCAGGTTGTGCAAAGCGAACAAACAATTGCTAGGTTTACCACAACATCAACGTCTTTTCAAGACAGTGGATTTTTTATAAACATTACACCATCATCATCGACAAGTAAGGTTTTGGTGCATGCAAATGTAACTACATTTGCTTCGGGCACTTATTCTCAATTAACGATTTATAGAGACTCTACTGATTTGTCAGACTGGACTAATGAAGGTTTTGTTATTGGAGGAAATACATACTGGACCGAAAACTCTTTAAAATATCTTGATTCACCAGCTACTACGTCACAGATTACCTATAAAATATATGCAAAATGTAATGCCGCTGGAACGATGTATGTTGGACGGAATGCATCTAGTGGTACAAACTGCCAAGTAACAATGCAAGCGATGGAGATCGCAGCATGACTTTAAAAAACAATTTAGGAGAAAAATCAAATGAAATATGATATCCCATCAGCCCTGCAGAGCTTAGCGCCAGGAGCTCAGTGGGTTCTTCGCGGTAACAAGTACGCAGGCCTAGAGTGGACGGACACCGAGCATCGCTGTCCGACAGAACAAGAGGTCACCGACAAGATCGCTGAGCTAGACGCAGCAGAACCGATGCGATTACTTAAGGTTGAGAGAGACAAGAGACTTACCGCTGTCGACTGGGAAGTCACCAGAGCTTACTCTAAAGGTGAGACTGTATCGGCAGACTTAGCGACCTATATGCAGGCTCTGAGAGATCTGCCAGAGACAGCTGAACCCACTGTGGATGAAGCTGGTGAACTCAACATGGATTCGGTTACTTGGCCGACCCGATAAGGAATCATTATGGTATCGACTCTTAAGGTTGATAAGATCGAAGGTAGAAGCGTTGCTGATACTATCGCTATTCCTGGACACGTGATTCAGGTTGTGCAATCAACTAGTGATACTGAAGTTTTGGTTAATGTTGCAGCAACATGGACATCGTTAATGACAGCTAATATTACTCCGAGTTCTAGTACCAGTAAAGTTTTGATTATGTGCAGTGCTGCATCTTTGCAAAGGAATTCGCAAACAATTGGGTACAGGATAAGCCGCGGTGCGAGTGTGCTCCAACTACAAGCTATGTATTCCGTCGATCCAACTTATCTTGCTGGAAATTCTTTGTCATTAAATTATTTAGATTCTCCTGCAACTTCTTCACTAGTGACTTATACATGGGAGGCATATAATCACACAGCAACAACTCCTTTGTATTGGAATTATGACAATTCCGATTTAGAAAGTACTAATGCTACTATGATTCTAATGGAGATCGCAGCGTAACATTCAAACTATTATAAATAGCCATAGAGGATTTATAAACCGGAGAACTCTATGGCTGTTACAAGCAGAGCGACTCTGATTGACTATTGCAAACGTAAGCTCGGTGATCCAGTCATTGAGATTAACGTCGATGAGGATCAAGTTGAAGATCGAATCGATGAAGCATTAGAATACTATCAAGAGTATCATTCAGACGCTACATTAAAGACGTATCTAAAGCATCAGATCACATCGACCGATGTGAGTAATGAGTACATCACTCTTTCTTCTGATATCATTCAAGTTGCGAAGATGTTTCCTCTGACATCTACGTTTGCAAACTCTCGCAACTTCTTTGACATTAAGTATCAGATGATGCTCAACGACATGCAGAACCTCGCGTCTTTCGTAGGTGATCTCTATTACTACGAGCAGATGCAGCAGTACTTGTCTCTACTCGAGATGAAGCTGAACGGTATGCCGCAAGTCCAGTTTTCACGTAGACAGAATCGTCTCTATATCTTCGGTGACTTTGCAGATGAAGATATTAAGGAAGGCGACTACATCATCGCAGAAGTTTATCAGACAATCAATCCTGAAACTCACACTTCTGTCTACAACGACAAGTGGTTAAAAGAATACGCAACCGCACTAATCAAGCAGCAGTGGGGCCAGAACCTAATCAAGTTTGAAGGCATGCAGATGCCTGGAGGAGTGACGCTGAACGGCAGACAGATCTACGACGACGCTGTTAACGAGATCGAGAAGCTCAGAGAGACGATTCGTCTTGAGCATGAAATGCCACCAGACTTCTTCGTAGGTTAAGATGAGAAATCAATACTTCTCCCAGAGCGTTCGAACAGAGCAAAAGCTGTACGAAGACATCATCATAGAGTCGTTAAAGATCTATGGTCAGGATGTCTACTATCTGCCACGTGACTTAGTTGGCGAAGACAAGATCTTTGGTGACGACGTTCCTTCACGTTTCAACTCTTCTTATAAGATTGAGATGTATGTTGAAAACACAGAAGGCTTTGACGGAGAAGGCGATCTCTTTACACGCTTTGGTGTAGAGATTCGTGACGAAGCTACGTTTGTCGTTTCACGAAGACGTTGGTCCGATGCAGTTGGCGCTTACGACAACGATATCACTGGTGACAGACCAAGAGAAGGTGACTTGATCTATCTTCCCCTCTCTAGATCCCTGTTTCAGATCAACCACGTGGAACACGAGCAACCGTTCTACCAACTCAGCAACCTGCCGACATACAAGATGCGTTGTCAGTTGTTTGAGTACAACGATGAAGATCTCGACACTGGTGTCAAGGAGATCGACGCAATCGAGCGAGATCACGCCTACACTTATATCCTTACACTTGGCGGCACAAGCCAATACATTACAATCGGTGAGACAGTCAGTCAGAATCTCGGCGGTGGCGTCACGATGTCCGGTGAGATCTCTAAGTGGTCAGACTCGGATCAGAAGCTTCATGTCATTCACGCGGGTGCAGACGATGGATTGTACCACGAGTTTGTATCAGGAACTAACGTCACGATTACAGGTGAGCCAGATAGACTTGCAGACTCTAGCTTCTCTGTCAGTGCTGTGACTGAGCTAAATAAGATATCTGAGAACGAACAGAACAGCGACTTCAGCACGATCTCTACAGACTTCTTAGACTTCACTGAAGAGAATCCGTTCGGTGATCCGGAGAACAACTAATGTTTGGAACGTACTTTTACCATGAGAAGATTCGTAAATGTGTGGCTATCTTTGGCCGCATGTTTAACAATCTCTATGTTCTTCGTAAGAACTCGTCTGGTGCAGTTATCAGTCAAGTCAAGGTGCCGTTGTCGTATGCACCAAAGTCTAAGTATCTAGATCGAATTCGTGAGAATCCAGATTTAGATAATGATACGAAGGTTGCAGTCAAGTTACCTCGTATGTCGTTTGAGATCACTGGTTTTGCCTATGATGCAACTCGGCAGCTTGCAAAGACAAGTAACTTTAACACGATCGGATCTTCGACTTCTATTCGTCAGAAGTTCTTTACGCCAGTTCCTTATACGATCAACTTTCAGCTCAACATCTATGCTAAGACACAGGACGATGCGTTGCAAGTCGTTGAACAGATCCTACCTTACTTTAATCCTCAATACTCGTTGACGATCAAGCCGTTTGCTACAGATTATCCTGACTTTAAAGAAGATATTCCTATTGCTATTCAGGGACTGACTTTTTCTGATGACTTCGACGGACAGCTTGAGACGCGAAGAACGATCATATATACATTAGACTTTGAAATGAAGATCAGCTTTCATGGCCCAATATCTAACTCTGGTATTGTTCGCAGCTCTATCACTAAGCTGTTCCAGATGGATAAAGGACTCTCTGACTCTGACCTTCAACTTGAAACTATCACAACTGTTCCGGATCCATTGACAACGTATGGTATGCCAGACAGTGACTTTGGTTTTAGTACAACAATTGACCTAAGCTTTGACGATAGCGCATAACGATGGACTCCGACAACGTAAAGACAGATTATGATTACTCGCGTGAAACATATTACGAGTTGATCGAAAAAGGCAAACAATCATTAGACCTCATGGTAGAAGTAGCTCGTGAATCTGAGCATCCACGAGCCTTTGAAGTCCTTGCTACTATGATCAAGAACATTAGTGATGTAAACGATCGGTTGATGGATCTGAACAAGAAAAACAAAGACATCAACAAGAAAGACGAAGACAAACCGAGACAGATTGAGAATCAACAGAACAATATATTCCTAGGATCCACAACCGACCTACAGAAACTACTACAGCAGCAACCGATCGATGTGACACCAAAAGAATAGGAGGTGTGTATGAAAGAAGCAGAAGAAGCTTTGACCCGTGTGATGAACCTTGACACATTCTTGGTACCGTTTGAGTTCCCAGAAGATTGGTGTTTTCATGGGCCGATTCCATTTGATCTTAAGATTGAAGACGGTCTTGCGATCGCAAAGGTGATTGCTCTCACCCAAGAAGAAGCTGAAGAGAAAGTGCTCAACTACTTTGATGAGGCTGCAGAATACTGGGAAGAGACCTGGGAATTCACTCCTGAAGATGAAGAAGATGATGAAGATGAGGATGACGACGTAGAAGATGCATAGTGAAACCTATCTCGGTAACGTCAGCGTTAAGAGAGATGGTGTAGTACAGCAGTGGACACAGGATCTAGTTCAGGAGTATGCCAAGTGCATGACAGATCCTGTCTACTTTGCCGAGCACTACATTAAAGTTATCTCACTCGACAAAGGCTTAGTACCGTTTAATCTCTACGAGTATCAGAAGAACATGTTCGGGCAGTTCAACTCGAACAGGTTTAATATCGTGCTTGCTTGTCGACAGTCTGGTAAGTCCATCTCAGCTTGTGCGTATCTCCTCTGGTTTGCCTTATTCCACTCAGAAAAACTCATCGTAGTACTCGCTAACAAAGGTGAGACAGCTCGAGAGATGCTTGGTCGCATCACACTTATGCTTGAGAACATCCCTTTCTTCTTGCAGCCTGGATGCAGGGCCTTAAACAAGGGATCGATCGAGTTCTCAAATAACTCTCGTATTCTCGCCAGAGCCACGTCTGGCTCATCGATTCGTGGTCTGTCAGTTAACCTATTGTATCTAGACGAGTTTGCGTTTGTGGAGCGCGCCACAGAGTTCTACACGTCGACCTATCCTGTAATTGCAGCAGGTAAAGACACAAAGGTGATTGTCACATCCACAGCCAATGGAATAGGAAACACTTTTCACAAGATATGGGAAGGTGCAGTTCAAGGGGTCAATGAGTACAAGCCGTTCCGAGTCGATTGGTGGGATGTACCAGGAAGAGATGAGGAGTGGAAGAAGCAGACGATCGCCAACACGTCTCAGCTTCAGTTTGATCAAGAATTCGGTAACTGCCTAAAAAACTATTCTCAAATCACTATTTGTATAAATAACATTATATACGAGATACAAATAGGGGATTTATATGACTCAATCAACACAAGAGGAGAGTGTGGTTTATCTGTTGAAGAGGAAATCAGACTCAGAGCCATACGTTGGTATCACGCTTAAGAGAAGATTCAAACAGAGGATGGGAGATCATAAAAGATCTAAAAAATTTAGGGGTATCGGATTTGATTACGAGATACTTGAAGAATCTACTGATAGATCTTATATTGAAAAACAAGAAGAGTATTGGATTCAGAAACTAGATACTTATAACAATGGATTGAATGAAAGTCCTAGTGGAAAAGGTTGGGGTCATAACTCATCGAACTTTACTACATTAGGATTTGTTTTCTCAGATGAATCTCGTAAAAGAATGAGTGAATCTGCTAAGAAAAGAGCAGATAAAGAAGGATTCGAAGTAAGATCTCAAAGAAGCAAGGATAACTATAAGAATCCTGAATATCTTGCAAAGCAGAAGAATGCTAAGAATGGTAAGAGACTTAGACCTCCTAAAATAAGTGATGAGCAAGTTGATAATATAAGAACCCATTATAAAAAAGAATATGATTCTTTGGTTGAACATTGTAAGAAAATAAACGAAGAAAGACATAAAAAGAATCCAAGTTGGAGAAAGACAAATCCTGGCATTGAGTTTGGTAAACTCTATCAAAATCAATATAATTGTTCAGGTAAAATGTTGGAGCTTATAGTATTATGGAAAACAAGAACCAAGATTCTACCAGCACTTTATGGGAAGAACTAACTGATTATCAGCAAAAATCCTATTTGAATAGAGTACATTATGCTATTGATATTGGGGAAATACCTCACGACACAAATATAGAACTAAAGGCGAAACAAATTTATGAAAATGAAAATCCTAACACCTAGTGGATTTCAGCCATTTGATGGTGTCGCAAGATATTGGCATGATAAATCTCTCAAATTTGTATTTGAAGACGGAGTAGTTGAATCTGCATACGATCATAGATTCATTGTCGACGATAAAGAAGTATTTGCTCGTGATGTTAGGATTGGTGACAATATTGGAAAGATTGTAAAAGATATTATTGAAATATCTGAAGGTGATTATTTTTATGATCCAGTAAATGTTTCGAATGGTAAGATCTATAATCACGATAATGGATTTGTTTCACATAACACGTTCTTTGGAACAGGAGATACTCTGATCAATACAGAGACGCTCATGGCTTTCAGAGCAAAGCCATACAAGAGACTACTTGAGAATAACAGTCTCTATGTTTACGAAGATACGACCAAAGGTCACGACTACATCATGACTGTAGACGTAAGTAAAGGGAGAGGTCAGGATTATTCTACGTTTACCGTGATCGATATTAGCTGTCGCCCTTTCGAGCAGGTTGCTGTTTATCGCAACAATACTATCTCTCCGATACTCTTCCCTAACATTATCTATAAGTATGCGAAACTCTACAATAATGCTTATGTTGTAATCGAGTCAAACGATCAAGGTGGTGTTGTGTGTAACGGGTTATACCATGAACTCGAGTATGAGAATGTTCACGTAGAGTCTGCAGTCAAAGCAAATGCGATCGGTGTCGAGATGACGCGTAAAGTTAAAAGACTTGGGTGTTCAGCGATTAAAGATATACTTGAGAACAACAAGTTAAACATCGTCGATGAGAACACCATTCTTGAGATCTCCACGTTTGAAGCCAGAGGCCAATCGTACGAGGCGAGTGACGGTAACCATGATGATCTGATGATGAACCTAGTGATGTTTGGTTACTTTGTGTCTACTCAATACTTTGCAGACATGACAGACATCAACCTGAAACAGATGTTATTTGATCAGAAAATGAGAGAGATTGAAGACGATATCGTTCCATTTGGTTTTATTGACGACGGTAGCCAACATATAGCTACGATAGAAAGACCTGGAGCCGGTGATTGGGCCATTGAGTATGACCCAAATCTATGAAATTATAAATAATAGAGAATTGAAAAACCACCGCATCATGACGTCATATCATTAACCAAAAAGGAAAAAAAGAATGGCACTTTCAACACCTTCTGAATCTCCTGCGGTTGTAGTTAAAGAGATCGACCTGACCGGTGGTGTTCCCAACGTTCAGTCGACGACTGGAGCAATCGTAGGCAATTTTAGATGGGGTCCGTTATCAGAGAGATCTCTCATTTCGAATGAAGCAGAGCTCGCTGAAACATTCGGTACACCATCAGACAGCGGAGCAGTCGACTTTATCACTGCAGCACAGTTTCTGTCCTATTCTAGCGCGCTTCAAGTCGTTAGAATGTCGCCTGAACTAGACAGCGCCAAGCAAGGTTTGCATGGCACTCTAGACGCAGCAACAAACTCGTGGTCGGCTCGCAATTCTACATCTGACTCAGCTGTAACAGTGTACACTGGAGACTCTGCATACAGCATTCAGATTGATAATGCAGAAACCTTTAGAGCTAACGAATCGACTCTCAGCGCAGCTATCACGGGTGGAGACTCTGGTCTATCAGATACTACAGCTAAGCTGATGTTCTCGGCTAGATATCCTGGCGCATTAGGTAACAGTCTTAAAGTTTCGGTTTGTCCTGCGCAGTCGGCCGACAGCTCCTCGGCTTGGACTAATTGGACATACGCATCTAGCTTTAACGCAGCTCCTATCACTTCTAACTTTGCTTCTGGTAAAAGCTCTAGCGGTGACTTGATGCAGGTTGCAGTTATCGACGAAGACGGTTTGATCACCGGAACAGCTGGTACAGTGCTTGAAACTTTTGAAGACATATCTGTCTTGAAGGACGCTAAAAACGACGAAGGTACAAGCATCTACGCTAAGGAAGTTATTAACAACCAGTCGCAATACATCTGGATGCATAACTTTACTCAAGAACAAGTAGATGGCGGTGCAGGTGCTGCTTCAGCTCTAAGCACTGCGTATGCCCCGATTGGAAATTCTAGAGCCGTCACTAACTACTCTTTGGTTAATGGTACAAACTCAGCTGCTTTGACTACATCTGAATACACAGCAGGCTTTGATCTGTTTGCAGATAAAGATCAAGTTGAGATTGACTTCTTGATTGCGCCTGGTATGACTTCTAGATCAGACCAGACAACTGTCACTAACGACGCTGTTGCTACAGTTGCCGCTCGTAAAGACGCTGTGGTTGTTAGCTCTGTTGCTAGAAACGACTTGTTGAACACGTCAAGCGATGCTACTCGTGTTACTAACATCACGACTACAGCTGCTACCTTTACTAAATCTTCGTATCTGGTTGTTGATGGTAACTACCTGAAAGTCTATGACAAGTACAATGATAAGTACATCTATGTTCCCTCTGCCTCTTCGGTTGCTGGTCTCATGGCTGCTACAGATTATAATCTGGCTCCGTGGTACTCGCCGGCTGGTTCGAGAAGAGGTAACTTGCTCGGCGTGACTTCTCTTGTCTTTAACCCGACCAAGGCTCAGCGTGATACGTTGTACAAGGCCGGTGTCAACCCGATCGCTAACATTCCTGGACAAGGTGTGTTGCTCTTCGGTGATAAGACCTTCTTGGGTCGTGTATCTGCATTCGATCGGATCAACGTCCGTCGTCTGTTCTTGGTACTCGAGAGAGCGATTGGTAGAGCCGCTGAACAAGTTCTGTTTGAGTTCAACGACGAATTTACTCGCGCTGAGTTCGTAAACATTGTAGAACCTGTTCTTCGTGAAGTTCAAGGTAGACGTGGTATTACAGACTTCCGTGTTGTCTGTGATGAGACTAACAACACCGCTGCTGTCGTCGACCGCAACGAGTTCATTGCTAGTATCTTCATCAAGCCTGCTCGGTCGATCAACTACGTGACCATTAACTTCGTGGCCGTCAGAACTGGCGTTGACTTCGAAGAAGTCGTCGGCACAGTTTAACTAGCGTCATAGGAGAAATAAAATGGCAATTTTAGGCGTTGACGATTTTAAGTCAAAACTCAGAGGTGGTGGCGCTAGACCTAATCTATTTTCGGTCACGATCAACTACCCTGGGTATGCAGGCGGCGACGCTGAGCTGACTTCGTTCTTGTGCGAAGGTGCTCAGCTTCCTGGTTCAACATTTGGTATCATCAGCGTTCCCTTTCGTGGACGTGTATTGAAGATGGCTGGTGACCGCACTTTCCCTGAGTGGACAATTACGGTTATCAACGACACCGACTTCAACGTACGTAACTCTATGGAGCGTTGGATGAATGGTATCAACAACCATGCTCAAAACACTGGTCTGGCAAGTCCTATCTCTTATGAGTCGGACCTGTTTGTTGACCAATTGGATCGCGAAGGTAACACTGTCAAGAGATACACCTTTAGAGGTGCTTTCCCTCAAGACATCAGTGCTATCGATCTCAGCTATGCTTCGACAGATGAGATTGAAAGGTTCCAGGTAACCTTTGCGTATCAGTATTTTGAGAGCCAACAGCCTCAGACTACTACTTAATATATAAGAGGAGGGGTGGATTAATTCCACCCCAATTCTAACAGGACAACTATAATGGCGGATAGATCGATTAAATTATTCGGCTGGGAAATTAAGAAGTCTGCGGATGAAGATCCGAAGAAGAAGCCTTCTATTGTTCCTGCACGAGACGACGACGGCGCAGGTTACGTCACAGCCGGTGGTGCGTATTTCGGCCAGTACTTGAACATGGATGGTGCCGATGCAAAGGACAACCATCAGTTGATCATGCAGTATCGCGGTGTTGCAACTCATCCAGAAGTTGACATGGCGATCGAAGACATTGTAAACGAATCAATATCTGCTTCGGAGCTTCAACAGAACATTGACATCAATCTAGATGCAGTTGAAGTATCAGACGCTATTAAGAAGCAGATCAAAGAAGAGTTTGATAACATCTATTCCATGCTTGACTTTAGTGAGTATGGGCACGACATCTTCAAGAGATGGTACATCGACGGTAGACTGTATCACCATCTCGTAGTTAACGAGTCAGCTTTGAAAGCTGGTATTCAAGAGATTCGTCCTATCGACGCGTCTAAGATTCGTAAAGTCAAACAGGTTAAGAAGAAGAAAGATCCTCAGACTGGTGTTGAACTCATTGAGAACGTTGAAGAGTTCTATGTGTTTCAAGACAAGCCAGGTGCACAGAACGGCGGTGTTAAGCTCACGAACGACTCAGTGAGTTATGTCACGTCTGGTTTGCTGGACGAGAGTCGTAAGAAGATCATCTCTTACATACACAAGGCGCTGAAGCCTATTAACCAATTAAGGATGATGGAAGACTCATTGGTCATCTATCGTCTTGCTCGTGCTCCTGAGCGTCGTATCTTCTATATCGACGTAGGTAACTTACCGCGTGGCAAGGCCGAGCAGTACATGAAAGACATCATGACGAAGTATAGAAATAAACTCGTCTATGATGCACAAACTGGCGAGATCAGAGATGATCGTAAACACATGTCAATGTTGGAAGACTTCTGGCTACCACGTAGAGAAGGCGGCAGAGGTACAGAGATCACTACGTTGCCCGGTGGTGAGAACCTTGGCCAGATCGATGACATCATCTATTTCCAGAAGAAACTCTATCGTTCATTGAACGTACCTATCAATCGTCTTGAGCAAGAGGCACAGTTCTCTCTTGGTAGATCGACTGAGATCAATCGTGACGAGTTGAAGTTTCAGAAGTTCATCGATCGTCTACGTAGAAGGTTTGCTCATCTGTTCTATGGTATCTTGAAGAAGCAGTTGATTCTCAAGGGCATCATCACTGAAGAAGACTGGAACGAGTGGAAGAACGATATCGCTATCGACTATGTTCGTGACAATCACTTCACTGAGTTACGTGACGCTGAACTGTTACGTGAACGTGTTCAGATGCTTGATCAGATGCAGAACTATGTTGGTGAATTCTTCTCGAAAGAGTACATATATAAGAACGTTCTGATGATGACTCAAGACGAGATCGATGATCTCAAGCAACAGATTCAAGATGAGAAGAGTTCTGGTGAAATCAGTGGCGACGAAGAAGAGCAATCTCAACAGCAGCCTGAGCCAGAGGATCAACAAGACTCTGCACCAGAGCCTACACAGCAAGAAGCTATTGACTACGAGTTAAAAGAACAAGAGCTTAAAGTCTTAGAAGGTATCGCACAAGTACTGAAGGGTTAACCGTGAAGCCCATTATCAATGAGGCCCTCATTGCGATAGCGATCAAGCAACTCAAAGAAGAGTTAGCTGATCTCAAGCAAAATCCACGTAGAGGTAGACCAGGTCCACAAGGTGAGCGGGGTATTCCCGGTCTCATCGGAGAAGAAGGACCGGCTGGACCTCGCGGTGTTCAAGGCCTAAAGGGTGATACTGGACCTGTTGGACCTGCAGGTCCTCAAGGCGAGCCAGGACTTATCGGTGAGCAAGGTCCTCAGGGTATTCAAGGCGAAGTCGGTCCACAAGGCATCCAAGGTGAAAGAGGATTAGATGGAAAAGATGGTCTGGACGGAAGAGATGGAAAAGATGGCGCAGTGGGTCCCGCTGGGCCACAAGGCGAACAAGGTATTCAAGGCGAACGTGGACCTCAAGGAGAAAGAGGACCAATCGGACTTCAAGGCGAAAGAGGAGCCCAAGGAGAACGAGGTGAGCAGGGAATTCAAGGTCTTCCAGGTAAGGACGGTTTAGACGGAAAGCCTGGTGAAAAGGGTGAGAGAGGTGAGCGCGGACCACAAGGTCTGCAAGGGCCAAAGGGTGATAAAGGTGACAAGGGTGATCGTGGTGATGTAGGTCCCCAAGGTCCTGCAGGTAAAGACGGTGTTGTGCCTGACATCGAACCTATCATCAAGAAGACTCAGGACGATTTCAATCGTTGGCGTGAGAACGTTAATAAATCACTTGCATCTCTAGGCGGTGGCGGTCTTGGTGAAAGAGACGTCATTGCAATTGCGCAACAGTATGGTGGTGGTGGAGCTCTTGATGAGCTGACAGATGTCACCATCAACACAAATAATCTTGCCAATGGCAATATTCTTCTTTGGGATTCTGCAAATCAATACTGGAAGAATGCCATTAATACAGGCGGATCATTCAGTGGAAGCTATAATGATCTCACAGATAAACCCTTAATATTAGATTCAAATGATGTAATCACTCTTATCGACTCTGATTACATCGCAGCACGTACTACAGCTGGCACAGACTCATCGGCTGTAAATGCTTTAATCGATTCTGCAATCGCTGCTTTAAGTATTCCTTCTAGCACAAGTGACATTTCTGAAGGTGATAAATTATTCTATACAAAAGCTAGAGTTGATTCTGATATCGCAGCATTGGTCGATTCTGATTATATCCAGGCAAGGCAATCGGCTGGTGGTGGTTCAGGCACTGTTGATTCAGCATACTTAAGTGCATTACAACAGGCGCTTGTTCCAGCAGAAGATAGCACATATAGTCTAGGTTCACCAACGAAGAAATGGAAAGACTTATATCTATCTGGTAACACCTTAAATCTTGGCACTGTTTCAATGTCAGTGAGTGCTGGCGGTGGTGTTCAATTTACATCGTCCGATGGCTCAGTCTCAAAAGCAGCGATATCGAATACAACTGTAGTACCTGGAACAACCGATTTAGACATGAGAGCTCCTGTTGGTGATACTGCTGCAGCCTTTGCTGAAACAGTTTTTGGTGATAAGAATACAGGTCCTTTTGGAGAAGATCTACAAACAAGATACGATAACCTAGAGCCGATTGGATCTATTGCATCTTTAGATTTAGGTGTACTTTGATTATAAATAGAGTATAAAGTTTTGGATAATAAACATGCCAACTAGTTTACAATTTAGACGCGGAACCGCAGTACAGAACGACTCATTTACCGGAGCGGCTGGTGAGTTGTCTATTGATCTTACAAATAAGACTATTCGCGTCCATGATGGTTCAACAGCTGGCGGTACGCGATTAGCTAAGTATTCAGAGATTGGCTCCGGCGGTGGAGGTGGTTCTGGTACTCTAGACTCTACCACAGTTCTAGGCGTTATCGATGGTGCATACATTCAATCAAATCAGATCACGTATAGCACTGCAGACTTTCCAGATTCTGCTGGTGTAATTTCTCTAATTGGTGCTAATGAGACGACTTATACAAATGTTTCTGAATTTGTAAACGACGCTAACTATCTTGACAGCACTACAGTTCAAGGTGTTATTAATAGCTCATACGTTCAATCAAATCAAACAACATATAATACGTCCGATTTCTTGGATTCTAGCAGTGTAACCAAAGTTGTTGATGCTGCATATGTTCAAGCAAGACAGACAACATATACAAATGTTAGTGAGTTCGTAAACGATGCAAACTATTTAGACTCTACAACTGTTCAAGGAGTAATCGATGCATCATATGTACAATCTAATCAGACGACATACAACACATCTGACTTCTTAGACTCTACCAGCGTTACAAACGTCGTAGACGCTGCATATGTTCAAGCAAGACAGACAACATATAATACCGCAGATTTCCCGGATTCGGCTGGTGTAACTACATTAGCTAACTCTGCAATATCTTCAGCAGTTGGTTCAACCGTTCAAGCTCAACTGGTATCTGGCACAAACATTAAGACTATTAATAGCCAATCACTACTTGGAAGTGGTGATATAACTATTACTAGTGGCAGCAACGCATTCTCTGTCATTGCAGTATCTGGTCAAGATAGCGTAGTGGCTGACTCGACAGGAGATACACTGACACTCGTTGCGGGTTCAGGTATCACAATCACAACAACGGCTGCTTCAGATCAAGTCACTATTGCTGCTACGGGCGGTGGCGGTGGTGCAAGTAATGCCCGTGCATTCACATACTCATTACTCTTTGGAGGTTAAATAATGACTGCCCCTAATCTATTAAGCATCGCTACAGCAAAGGGAGACACCGACGTCTTAGCTGTCACTACAACTCCGACAGACATTGTGTCTACTGTTGCGACTGGTTTGGTATATAAAGTTAACTTGTTAATGATTTCTAATGTCGATGGATCAAATGCTGCTGACATTACAGTTTCGTTGTACAGATCATCGACTGAGTACCGATTAATCAGGTCAGTTTCTGTCGCTGCTGGAACGTCATTTACGGCTTTAGATAGACCTTTGTATTTAAGAGAAGGTGACTCATTGAGGCTTACAGCTAGTGCAAATAATGATCTCGAAGCAGTCTGCTCTTATGAATACATGAATGAGTAATACTAATGGCGTTTATAAACTCTGGTAAAAAAGGTAAAAGAGCTAGTGACGTAAAAGGCGTCCTATCTACTGGTGAGCAATTTAACCAGCAAAATTATCTTATTCCTACTATTACCGGTTACTCTGTTACTGGAGATTCTGATTATGAAGCAGATGATCTAGCAGTAGACACCGCCGGTGGCCAGACTATTATACTCGCCGGAAGTGGTTTTAAATCCGGAGCTCAAGTTGTACTTGATGGTTCAACAATTGGGTCTGTAACTGTAACTGATAGCAGCATATCTTTTGAAGCGCCAGCTAAAACAGGTGGAACTTATACTGTATACGTAACCAATCCTAGTGGTGGCACCGCTGCTCTTACTCCTGGAATTTTATATTCTGGTACACCTACATGGTCTACCCCAGCAGCTGGCGCAGAGTTAGGACCTTATTATGAAACTACAAGCTATTTAGATTCGTTTGTAGCAACCAATTCTGATGATGGTTCTTCGCCTATTGTCTATAGTTTGTATGATGGAGCTTTTCCGACCGGTGCTACTTTAGATAGTAACGCTGGAACTTTATCTGGTACCGCACCTGTTGATGCTGGTAGTACCACATATTCATTTACAATCAAAGCGACCGATAGTGATCAGCAAGACACATTAAGATCATTTACTCTTACAGTGAATGCTGATGTAGTGACATGGTCTTCACCATCTCAAACTCAAAATTTAGCATTAAATAGTCAAATCTCACCGTTAACTCTACTTGCTACTAGCGCCGCTGGTTATGTTGTTTCTTATGCCGCAGATTCACTGCCAACTGGGTTGTCGTTGGCCGACGACAGTATCAGCGGAACACCAACTGTAGCAGGTTCTTCATATACAACACTAACAGCGACAGCTGCAACTACCGGTAGAACTGCAGACAGACTTATTACTTGGACGATCTCTGTAAGTGGAGATACAAATTTTGGTAATGTAAATTTCTTAATTCAAGCTGACACTAGTGGAGCCAGCACAAGCAATAGTAATATCACTGATGCTTCATCTAATGCGATTAGCTTTACCACACATGGTGATCCTAACTTAGGATCGTTATCTCCTTATGTTGATTCAGCCGGAGATATTCCATCCGGATATGACCCGGATAGTCATGCTGGATCTGTATATTTAGATGGAACTGGTGATACTTATAGTTCAACTGCTAGTAATACGCATAGACCTTCTGGCGATTTTACTATCGAATGCTGGATAAAACTTTATACGATTATAGATACGTCCGGTATTTTTACTATTGGCAATACTTCAAACAATAACGCCAATATTGCTGTGAGACCTAAATCTAGTGGAGGATTAGGTTTTTGGGTAAACGGGTTTAGTAGCGAAACTACAACAGCAGGAAGTCTTCTTTCAACAGATACATGGTATCACGTCGCTCTTGTTAGAAATGGTAGTACAAACACGCTATATCTAGATGGAACTTCTGTCGCCAGCAACTCAAACACTCCGTCATTCTCTGGAACAACTTATATTGCTATAGGTAGAAAATATGGAGATAATACTAGCATTGAATTGATGAAAGGCTACATGTCTGATTTCAGATATACTAAGAGTGCTGTATACACTAGTAGCTTTACACCTCCGACGACTGGTCTTTCAAGCGGTTCAGCTTATGTGCATCTTCCTTTAAACGATGCTCGATTGTATGACGGCTCAACAAAACATAACATCCTATTATTTGGAAGTCCTACAGTAGACACATCAATTAAGAAGTTCGGGACTGGATCAATAGATTTTGGTTCTTCCAGTTCAAATTACATTCATCTATATAATGGTGAACTTTCTAAAACTGGTACTACACTTCAAACAGGTACAGGAGATTTTACTCTAGAGTGGTGGATGTACTGTAATTCTGGGACTGGAAGATCTCTAAGAGTTGCACATAAAACTGGATACATAATTATAGCAGACACAACTAACACATATGGAGTGATGAACACGGTCGGTGCTGGTGATATTACAGTTGGTTACACTAACATCATCGATGCATCTAGTTCAATCACAGCACAAACATGGACATACTGCGCGCTTGTAAGAAGCAGTGGTACATACACATTATATCAAGGAACATCTGGTTCGGTAACTAATGTAGGAAGCAGTTCTACAGGCGGAACTGATAACTTTACTATTTCAGAGTGGGGTAGAACAGATCAAGGCCTTGCAATGAACGGATATCTAGACGATATTAGATTCACAAAGGGTGTTGCAAGGACTATTACATCTGTTCCTTCATCAGCCTTTATCGGTAATGAATAATTGAAACGCACTCAAACTAAGGAGTAAATAATGAGTGATATCAAAGACCTTATCCAACATGCTTTGGATCAAGATTATAATAAGGCAAGTGAAGTCTTTGGCCAAGTGATGAGTATCAAAACTCAAGAAGTTCTTGACCAAGCCAAGATTAAACTTGCAGGTCAGATCTACAACGGCGAAGAAGCCGACCAAGAAGAAGACGAAGAGCTCGCTGCCATGAGTGACGAGGAGCTTGACGCTGCGCTTGAAGGAGAAGACGATGAGTCTGAGGAAGATGAGGTATCTGAAGAGGAAGAAGATGAAGCCTCAGATGATGACGAAGAACAGTAAGTAGTCAAAAAATTACTTTTTATAAATAATTAGCAGAAATGTCAAGATATGAAAACTTTTCGTGACGTTCGAACAAAGAAAGAGAAACCTGTTTATTCTAAAAAAGTGGATGGGTTTCAAGTTGAGGTCCGTAAGAACTCTGGTAGATTTGAAGCGTATGTTGATGGCGACATGCTAGATGACTTCAAATCACAGAACGATGCAGTGAAGGCTGCTACGGAATTCATTAAACAGTACAGGGATTAAAGATGAAGCTTATTGCGGAATTTACTGATCAGCACCTTGAAGTGCTAACTGAAGCCAAAGAGGATGGTGGTAAGAAGTACTCCATCGAAGGTATCTTTGCTCAGGCTGAACAGCAAAACCGTAACGGTAGAATCTATCCCCGTGGAATTATGGAATCTGCTGTACAGAAGTATAATATAGAGCAGGTTGCAAAAGGTAGAGCTGTCGGAGAGCTGAACCATCCGGAAGGCCCAACAGTCAACCTTGATAAAGTTTCTCACAAGATCGAATCCTTGGATTGGCAAGGAAACGATGTTGTAGGAAAAGCCACTATCTTGGATACTCCAATGGGTAAGATCGTTCAAGGTCTACTCGAAGGCGGTGTACAACTAGGGGTTTCAACTCGTGGTATGGGTAGTCTTGAGCGGCGTGGTAACGTGAATGTAGTCAAAGACGACTTCCTTCTCAACGCGGTAGACATCGTGCAAGATCCATCAGCACCTGGAGCTTTCGTTAATGGAATTATGGAAGGTGTAGAGTGGGTCTGGAATAACGGTATCATCGAAGCCAGGACAATTGAAAAGATGGAGACTGAAATTAAGAAAGCTCCGCGGAAGGGTCTCTACGAGGCTCAGGTTCGTGAGTTCAAGAATTTCCTCTCGTTGCTCAAAATTAGAAAATAAGGAGTCTGATATGTCTGAGAAAGACTTGGATCAATCCGAGCTCCATGACGACAACGAAGTTATGGAAGCCGTACACGATCCTAAAAACGCTGAAGCTCAGTCAGTCGCTTCTGTCGATAAAGCAGGTGACGCCACCGGTGCAGCCAAAAAGCGCAAGGGTGACCAAACCAAACAGGATCCGATGCCTAAACTTCCTGGCACAAAAGCTGGCATGATCAATGCTGCTTACACCAAGATGTCTAGCATGAAGAAGGAAGACCTGGCTGCTTTGCTATCTAAAGTCATGGCCGAAGAGACCGAAGCCGAAGAACAAGAAGCCGTTGCTGAAAAAGCCGACTTTGAGTACCAAGCTGATTTCTCTGAAGACCTCAAGGCTTTGATAGAAGACGAAGCTACTCTGTCTGAAGAATTCAAAACAAAAGCTGAAATCATCTTTGAAGCCGCTATCAAGTCGAAGCTGGCAGAAGAGATCGACAGACTCGAAGAGAAGTACAACGAAGAGTTGGCTGAAGAAGTCAAAGCTACGAAGGAAGACCTCGTCGAGAAAGTTGACAGCTACCTAAACTACGTGGTTGAAAAGTGGATGGAAGACAACCAAGTCGCTATCCAATCTGGCCTCCGCGCTGAAATTGCTGAGAAGTTCATGAACGGTTTGAAAGACCTGTTCACCGAGTCTTACATCGAAGTGCCGGAAGCTAAGGTCGACCTAGTTGACGAACTCGCCGAAACTGTTGATGACCTTGAGCAGAAGCTCAATGCCACAACGGCTGACGCCATCAAGATGGCCGAGGAACTTGAGACCTACAAGCGTGATGCTATCATCCGCGAAGCCTCTCGTGATCTCGCCGAAACTCAAGTCGAGAAACTTAAGTCTTTGGTTGAAGACGTTGATTTTGAAGACGATGAAACTTTTGCTAAGAAAGTTCAAACTGTCAAGGAATCGTACTTCACGAAGAAGGCTGCTGAGTCTACACAAGAGATTCAAGAAGACGAAGACGGCGAAACACCTGTCGTTTCTTCTGGCTCGATGGCTCAATACCTCTCGGCACTCAAGAAAACCTCTGCCAAATAAGGGAGAATCCAAATGCAATCGTACGATAAACTCGTAGAAAAGTGGGCTCCGGTTCTGAACGAAGAGTCAGCCGGCGTCATTAAGGATGCACACCGTAGAGCTGTTACGGCTGCCATCCTTGAAAACCAAGAGAAAGCCTTCCGTGAGCAACGTGCTCAGTGGGGCATGTTGAGCGAAGCTCCGACAAACAGCGCCGTTGACGGCACAGTTTCCGGTGGTGGTGCTGCTGATAACTGGGATCCGGTCCTGATCGCCCTGGTTCGTCGCGCTATGCCTAACCTGATGGCCTATGACATCTGTGGCGTTCAGCCTATGTCTGGTCCTACCGGCTTGATCTTCGCCATGAAGAGCGTCTACAAGAGAACCAAAGCTGGTGTTTCGGTTGGCGATGAAGCTCTGTTTAACGAGCCTGCTGTTGGCTTCTCTGGTGACTCGAACGCTACTGCCAATGGCGGTACTTCTGGTCTCGAGAGCGTCAGTGACACCGACACTGACAGCTCGATCGTTGACTCTGGTGCCTCGTATATTCCCACCTTGGGCGACGCTTACACCACGACCGAAGCTGAAAACCTCGGCACGGCTTCTGAAGCCTTTGCTGAAATGGGTTTCACAATCGAGAAAGCCACTGTTACAGCTAAGAGCCGTGCTCTGAAAGCTGAGTACAGCTTGGAATTGGCTCAGGACTTGAAAGCAATTCATGGCCTGGACGCTGAAACCGAGTTGGCCAACATCCTGTCGACAGAGATTCTGGCTGAAATCAACCGTGAAGTTGTTCGCACGATCAACTCACAAGCCAAGATCGGTGCTCGTCAAGACGGCCTGCAAGTTAAGGGTATCTTTAACCTCTCGACCGACGCCGATGGCCGTTGGAGCGTTGAGAGGTTCAAGGGTCTGATCATGCAGATCGAGCGTGAAGCCAACACAATCGCTAAAGAGACCAGACGTGGTAAGGGCAACTTTATCATGTGCTCGAGCGATGTTGCTTCGGCCCTGGCAGCTTCGGGTATGTTGGACTATGCTCCGGCTATGGCTACCAACCTGCAAGTTGACGACACAGGCAACACCTTTGCTGGTGTCCTGAACGGTCGCACCCGTGTCTACATCGATCCGTATGCAACCGGTGATTACGTCACTGTTGGCTACAAGGGTACCAACCCCTACGACGCTGGTTTGTTCTACTGCCCGTACGTTCCTCTGACGATGGTTCGTGCTGTTGGTGAGGACACTTTCCAGCCGAAGATTGGCTTCAAGACCCGTTATGGCATGGCTTCGAACCCCTTCGTTGGTTCTTCGCCCGCCGACGGTCTGGCCACGGTTCGTACGAACCAATACTATCGTGTATTCCGCGTGGACAACATCCTCGCCTAATAAATGCGATAATAAAAGCCGGGACCACTCGGCCTTTCAAAGGACCCTTCGGGGTCCTTTTTTTTTGTGGTATAATCTGTATAAATAAGATCTATGGCACTCACTACAAACTTCAACTATCTACAACCTACTTCCTTCAAGCTTGTTCTTGACAGGAAGAATTATCCTAACCTCGAATTTTTCTGCCAGACCGTAACTCATCCTGGCATGATAATGAACGCAACTGAGTTGCCATACAAAAAAATCACGGGCATCCCCTTTCCTGGTGACAAGTTAACTTTCAACGAGTTATCTGCGAACATCATCCTCGACGAAGACATGAACGCCTACGCCGAGATGTATAACTGGATCCGCAGACTGTTGGATAACAACCTAAGATCACCGTTAAACAGAACCGCAACGGCGCCGCCTCACTACGCAGACATTACTTTACACATGTTGAGCAGTGCAAACGAGACCACAAAGCAGATTCGTTACAGAGACTGTGTACCAACAGCTCTAGGTGACATTCAGCTTGAATCAACAGACACTGGTACTACGTTCATCACCTTTAATGCGTCGTTCAGGTTCTCATATTTTGAACTGCTAAATATAAGCAAGACAACTGGAGCAATCTCAGAATCGTTTACTGTGACAACGACTACTGGACGAGTATCTTAATTTTTTATAATGGAGTTATATTATGATGGATCTTCAAACCATTCTAAGTGAGTGGGAGCAAGATTGTGTGATTAACGATATGAAGCTCGACGAAGCTTCTCGTGAATCTCCTAAACTACATGCCAAATACCTAGCACTTCTTTCAAACTATAAACTGATGCTCAAGCGAGCAGAGTTTAAACAAAAAGACCTGCTCAAAGACAAGTGGTTATACTATAACGGAAAGATGGACCAGGACACTTTAAAAGAAAAAGGCTGGAATCCTGATCCGTTTGATGGCCTAAAGATTCTCAAAGGCGAGATGGAATACTACTACGAGTCTGATCCTGAGATTCAAAAGTCTGAAGAGAAGATTCAGTACTATAAGACTGTGATAGATACTTTACAAGAGATCATAGATAATGTAAAGTGGCGCCATCAAAATATAAAGAACATCATCGAGTGGAAGAAGTTCCAATCAGGATCATGATTATATAAATGGAAAAAATCGCGGTTTATAAAATTAACCATGCAACCATGCTGGTTAGATGCGATAGCGGTGTAGCAGCTGAATTAAATGAATTCTTTTCATTTTTTGTTCCAGGTTATCGCTTCATGCCAGCGTATCGCAATAAAGTATGGGATGGAAAGATTCGTCTATTCAATGCAAGAAACAATTCTCTTCCAGTTGGTCTGTTTGATCACCTACTTAAGTTTTGTGAGCACAGAGATTACGACCTAGATCAGCTAGAGTCAGACTATGGTGTTCCGGACTCAGCTAATAAGGTTCATCCACAGGAGATCATGTCTTATGTTCAAAGTCTTAATCTGCCTTGGGCTATTCACGATTATCAGTTCGATGCAGTCTGTTCAGCAATCCACAGAAAACGAGGGATTCTCGTATCTCCAACTGGATCCGGCAAATCCCTCATTATATACACGTTGATTCGCTGGTACTTAGATAACTTTGATAAGAAAGTATTGGTGATTGTTCCTACCACATCATTGGTAGAGCAGATGTACGGTGACTTTAAAGAGTACGCAAGTAATGACGTATTTGATGCAGAAGGCGAGTGCCATAGGATCTATTCAGGTAAAGATAAGTTCTCAGAGTCTCGCGTTTATATCTCTACCTGGCAATCGATCTATAAGTTTCCGCATGATTGGTTTTCAGAGTTTGGTGCTGTGTTTGGTGACGAGTGCCACGGCTTCAAGTCTAAGTCTCTCACTACGATCATGGACAAGTGCAGTGAGGCTGAGTATCGGTTTGGTACAACAGGTACGTTAGACGGATCACAGACACATGAACTTGTATTGAATGGTTTGTTTGGTAGAACGTTTAAGGTTACCACCACTCGGTCATTGCAAGATAACGATACACTCGCTAAGTTAAACATCACTCGTTTAGTGTTGAATTATGATGAAAAGACTCGTAAGAATAACGTGGGCTTGACTTATCAAGATGAGATTGATTATATTGTAAGAAACGATAAGCGTAATAAACTTATTCGTAACCTAGCGTTAGACCAAAAAGGTAATACACTCGTCTTGTTTCAATATGTAGACAAACACGGTAAACCTCTGTTTGATCTTATCAGAGATAAGGCTGCTGAAGGCCGTAAGGTTTTCTTTGTTTCTGGCCAGACAGAGACGACAGATAGAGAGGCCATTCGTAAATTAACAGAGTCTCAGAAAGACGCGATCATTGTAGCTTCTCTAGGTACATTCTCGACAGGGATAAATATTAGAAACCTACATAATATTATATTTGCTTCTCCATCTAAGTCGCAGATACGAGTGTTACAAAGTATCGGCCGAGGATTGAGAAAGAGTGACGATGGACGTCCTACTCAACTATTCGATATCTCAGATGATATGTCTCATAAAGGAAGAAAAAACTTTTCTCTGCTTCATTCCTTTGAAAGGCTAAAGATGTATCAGAGCGAGAAGTTCGATTATAAAACTTACGGAATAGACATCGATGGAACTTAAACAGTTTAAACTTACAAATGATGATGAGATTATTTGTGAAGTCGTAAAATGGACAGACGATGGAGATATTATAGTGCAAAGTGCTCTGCGCATCGTACAAGGCGAAGATCCTATGCGAGGAGTTCGCTTTTATTTCTTTAGACCCTTTATGGTATTTCAAAGTAATATGCCTCAAAGGATTAACGCGTCTCATGTTATCGCAGAAGCTGATCCTACAGAAGAGATGATGGAGCACTATGCCGGTGCAATCAACGATGAGATAGATCGAGTAAAAGACAGGAAAACAGTTACAGAAGATGACATTGCAGAATACAGACAAAAGATCTTAGACTTGTTTAATCAAGATGATGAACCTATAACTGGAAAAAAACTAATTCACTAATGGCTTACCTCGTACATCCGCTTCCTGCCGTATCAGTTTACGTTCGTAAAGAATACTTGTATGACTTAGAAAAAGGTCACGGCGAGTACACGCCAGGAATCTGGATCTCAGTCAAGTCGACACAACACAAAGCTCTCTATTTTGAAACACTTCTTACTGATTACGGCGCTCTATATGACAAGCTTCCTATCTCTGCATTTGTTTGGAAGACTGATGTAGATCACTTTCTACCTCTTGATCACTTACAGATATGGGACTGTTTCGACTATCACCTCACCGTTATAGATAAACCTATATTGAATCGATGCGAGTTTTTCGGTAAAGATAAGAAGATGCATCCTGGATCATATCTGTTTACGATCGACAACGCTCACTCAGACAAGAGTATCTTGGACACAAACTTTTCTGAACATGATCCAGAGCACAAGTCTTTTAACATCATTCAGTTAGACAACGGCCAGTTTGCTGCGCAGCCAAATAATCGAGTTGTTTGGCGAGACAGCAGTCTAACAATTCCAAACTTAAAGCAACCTGACTTTAAAGTTTGTACACAAAACTATCAGGTAGAAGATACACCTAAGTGGTCATTAGGTGATACAGATGAATGGCAATACAAAACTGCTGAAGAAAAAATCTAGTATATCCCTGCCCCGGCCTGACAATAGGATTATACCATTTTTTTACGTAGTTGTAAACAACTATATGCACTGATGATTTGAGTTATAGCGAGTATACTTTTTGTTATACTTGTGGTATAATATACAATAAAAGGAGCGAACATGAATAAAAAAGAAAATGTTCATTACGTGAATAACGCAGATTTTTCCAATGCCGTTGTGGAATATGTAAAATCTGCCAATGAAGCTAAAGCCGAAAATAAAACAGTACCTATTGTACCTAACTATATTGCAGAGTGCTTTCTAAGAATCTCTGAAGGCTTGTCACACAAGTCTAATTTTATTCGCTACACCTATCGCGAAGAGATGGTAATGGATGCTGTTGAAAACTGTTTGAAAGCGATTCACAACTATGATCTATCGACTACTACTCGGACTGGCCGCCCTAATGCTTTTGCATACTTTACTCAGATCGCATGGTATGCCTTTTTGAGACGAATTGCAAAAGAGAAGAAGCAACAAGATATCAAGCTATCGTATCTTTCACGTGTAAATGTAGAAGAGATCTTAGGCTCAATTGATGAAGTGGATTTACAACAGACACAATATGTGGTAGAATCTTTGAGACAGCGGATCGATCGAGTCAAAGAGACTGATAAAGCTGTTAAGGAATATGGTAAGGTACAAAAGAAGAAACGCGTTAGAAGTGTTGATTCTGACTTAAGTGAATTTTTAGAATGAAGATTGCTTTTCTCAACGATACACACTGCGGCATCCGTAATTCGTCTGAAGTTTTTCTAGACAATCACGCAAACTTTTACGATAAGGTTTTCTTTCCCTATTTGTTAGAAAACAACATCACGCAGATCATTCACTTAGGTGACTACTACGATCACCGCAAGTTCGTGAACTTTAAGGCGATGAACCACAACAGGAAACACTTCCTTGAGCCTCTGCGCAAGCACGGCATCAAGATGGATATCATTCCTGGTAATCACGATACGTACTACAAGAACACTAATGACCTCAACTCGCTGAAAGAGTTGTTAGGTCACTATATGAATGAAGTACATATTGTGATGGAACCGTCTGAGCTAGAGTACGGTGGGTTAAAGATTGGTCTCATTCCCTGGATTAATCCTGAGAACTACGATAAGACGATGGAGTTTATTCGATCATGTAAGGCAGACATCATTGGTGCACACTTAGAGCTCAACGGCTTTGACCTGATGCGTGGTGTAAAGGCCACTGATGGCATGGATCATAAGTTGTTCTCTCGATTTGAGATGGTAATCTCTGGCCACTATCACGCTAAGTCTCAGAAAGATAACGTCTACTATCTTGGTAGCCAGATGGAGTTCTTCTGGTCAGACGCAGGCGATCCTAAGTACTTTCACGTCTTTGACACCGAGACTCGTGAATTCACTGCAATACGTAATCACTACACTTTATTTGAAAAAGTGGTGTACGACGATGAGAAAATGGATTATAATACTTTTGACGTATCGGTGTTCAACAACAAGTTTGTGAAGGTTATAGTCGCAAACAAGTCTGATGCCTTTGTGTTTGATAGGTTCATTGATAGGATTCAAAACCAAGACATTTATGAGCTCAAGATTGCCGAGGACTTCAGTGAGTTTGTCGGTGAAAAAGTAGATGATGAAAATATCTCGTTTGAAGATACTAGTGAATTGCTGAGTAGTTATGTAGACGCAGTTGACACTGAGCTTGATAAGGCTCGCATCAAGACTCAGATGCGTGAACTCATGACTGAAGCACAAACTTTAGAAGTTGCATGATAATTTTTAAAAAAGTACGTTATAAGAACTTTCTCTCTGCTGGAAACTCTTTTACAGAAATCAATCTAAACTCGACTCGATCTACTCTAGTGGTAGGTCAAAACGGCGCGGGTAAATCTACGATGCTTGACGCAATCTCGTTTGGATTGTTTGGTAAACCACACCGCAACATTAATAAACCACAACTGGTAAACTCAGTGAATGGTAAGCACTGTGTGGTTGAGATCGAGTTTACGATCGGCAAGAACGAGTTCAAAGTTCTACGTGGAATCAGTCCTGGTAAGTTTGAGATCTGGAAGAACGATCAGATGCTTAACCAGTCGTCTCATTCCAAAGAATATCAGAGGATCCTTGAGCAGAACATCCTCAAGCTAAATCACAAGTCCTTCCATCAGGTTGTCGTTCTTGGATCCTCTTCCTTTATTCCCTTTATGCAGCTTCCGGCTCACCATCGTAGAGAGGTGATCGAGGATCTGCTAGACATCAACATCTTCTCTAAGATGAACACGCTGCTGAAGGAGCAGACAAATTCATTAAAAGAAACTATTAGGCAGGTATCTTATGAAATTGACATCAACAGAACAAGGATGGAAAGTCAAGAGAAGTACATACGTGAAGTACAATCGCTTACCAAAGCTAATGTCGAGAGTAGAGAGCTCAAGATTCTTGCGAACACTGATTCGATCGAACAGCTTCAGTCACAAAACGAAACACTTGCAGAAAAGATCGAGTGGAACCAAGGATATGTGGATGAGCGACTACAAAAGCTTACCGACAAGCAGACGACGCTTGTCCAATATCAAGCTCAGTTTAAACAGCAGATGGCCAGTGTTGCCAAAGAGGCGAAGTTCTATGAAGAGCATGAGGATTGCCCGACGTGCTCCCAAGCTATCACTGATGATCTCAGGCAGCAAAAGCTTCATGACGCAAGGACAAAGGCAAAAGAACTCAAAGAGGCTATGGACCGCGCCGTTGCAGAGTCGAGTTCTGTTTCGGAAAGTCTTGCGCGAGTTAACGAGACCGTCGCCGAAGTCCAACGATACCAGAGTACACTACTATCTAACACTAAAGAGATCGGTAGGCTACAGGACGAGATTAACAGTCTCAGAGATGAGATTAGTGGCACAGCTGTAGCAGACTTAAAAGATGCAAAGGAAGAGCTAGAAGGTTATAAGTCAAATCAGCGTGATCTACAAGAACGTAAGCTTACGCTGAACGAGCAGCAGCAGTACAACACTGTGATCTCTGAGATGCTTAAGGACACGGGTATTAAGACAAAGATCATCAAGCAATACCTACCGGTTATAAACAAGCTGGTAAACCAGTACCTACAGGTTCTAGACTTCTTTGTTCACTTTGATCTTGATGAGTCTTTTCAAGAGACTATTCGTTCTCGTCATCGTGATGACTTTACGTATGATTCTTTCTCTGAAGGCGAGAAGCAACGTATCGACCTATCACTTCTCTTCACCTGGCGCCACGTAGCGAAGATGAAGAACTCAATTGCAACTAACTTATTGATACTAGATGAAACCTTTGATTCGAGTCTTGATGCTGACGGTGTTGAGAATCTACTTAAGATTCTATATACTTTACCTGACGACACGAATGTATTTGTCATCTCTCACAAGGGAGAGATTCTAGACGGTAAGTTTGAAAACAAGCTTGAGTTCTATAAGGACAAGAACTTTAGCAAATTAAAAGGTGTACAAGATCCTGAACTTGTGGTATAATATAGTTACATTCACACGGAGAATATTATGGAACTCAGTGACAACACTCTCACAGTCCTAAAGAACTTTTCATCAATCAATCAGAACCTTATGGTTCGCGAAGGTAAGACGATCAAGACGATCTCTGAAGCTCGTAACGTGCTGGCTACGGCCAACGTCACCGAAGAGTTTCCTAAAGACTTTGGCGTCTATGACCTGAGCGAGTTCATCAATGTTCTTGGTTTGGTAGACACTCCTCGTCTTACTTTTCAAGATGAGTGTGTGATCATCGGTGACTCGACCGGTCGATCGAAAGTCAAGTACTTCTTCTCTCCAGAAGAAACCTTGACCACGCCAAGTAAAGACATCAAGATGCCTGATGCAGACCTGAAGTTTGAGCTCACATCTGATACACTCAGCAAGCTCAAGCGAGCAGCATCTGCATTAGGACACAGCGAAGTCTCTATAACGGCACAGAACGGTGTTCTAAGCCTGGCTGTTGTTGATAGTCAGAACTCAACTTCGAACGCGTTCAGCATTGATGTACCAGCTACGTCTGTCCCAGAAGTTAACTTTAACTTCGTGATGAGCATTGTAAATCTTAAGATCATCGCAGGTGACTATGACGTTGGTATCTCATCTAAACTCATCTCTGAGTTTAAACACAAAGAACTAGATGTAACCTACTGGATTGCACTAGAAAAATCCTCAACATTTGGAGCATAACGTTATGGCAGAAGAGAAGACGGCACAGGATCAGGTAAATGAGCTGGCCAATCGAATTGGTCGCAGCACCGTCGCTGTGATCGATGCCATCACTCAGCGTGGTGGTTTTAAAGGTGAAGAGCTCACGACTATCGGTAACTTGCGTGATCAATGCACGCAGATCATTCAGTTGGTTGAGCAAGTTCAACAAGAAAAGGCTATGAATAGCTAATGAACCGTTACCAGCAGTTGATGATAATCACCGCCGAAGAGTGTGGTGAGTTAGTTCAACGCTGTAGTAAGATGGTTCGTCATGCAGAACGTGCAGCCGATGTCGACGAGAAACAAAGAATAAAGTTTGTTGAAGAGGTCGGCGACGTTCTCGGCATGATCATGTTAATCGTGGAACATGGTTATGCGACGATGCAAGAGTTGGAAGATAGAATTAAAGTGAAACACGATAAACTTAGAACATGGAGCGATCTATTCGATGGCGAATGATTTTTTATGGGTAGAAAAATACAGGCCACGCAAGGTGGCAGACACGATACTTCCACAAAATTTAAAAGACGTATTTCAGAAAGTAGTCGATGAAGGTACTGTACCTAATATGCTCTTTACTGGTACTAGTGGTCTTGGTAAAACTACTATTGCCCGCGCTATTTGTAATGAGCTTGATGTCGACTATATCATCATCAACGGATCAGAAGAAGGAAACATTGATACTCTGCGAGGAAAGATCAAGCAGTTCGCCTCGACAGTATCATTGTCAGGAGGTTATAAGGTAGTCATCCTTGATGAGGCAGACTATCTCAATCCACAATCAACACAACCGGCTCTTCGTGGTTTTATCGAAGAGTTCAGTAACAACTGCAGGTTCATTCTCACCTGTAACTTTAAGAACCGAATCATTGAACCTCTGCACTCTCGGTGTGGCGTGTATGAGTTCAATACGAGTAAAAAAGATCTTGCAGGTCTAGCCGCTCAGTTCATGAAGCGTATGAAACACATCCTCGAAGAGGAAGGTGTGTCGTATGAAGAGATGGCGGTCGCAGACCTGATCATGAAGTTTGCGCCTGACTGGCGTCGTGTTATCAATGAGTGCCAGCGTTATTCTCTCACTGGCTTTATTGATTCAGGCGTCACGAAGAATTTAACAAATGATAACTATGACGAGTTGTTCAAGCTTCTGAAAGAGAAAGACTTTAAGAAGATGAGGTCTTGGGTTGCTAACAATATAGATACAGATGCATCTGCAATTTTTAGAGCTATGTATGATAGAGCTCTTGTAAAAGTTAAGCCGGAATCGATTCCTCAGTTGATCTTGATTCTTGCTGACTATCAATATAAGAATGCTTTTGTTGCAGATCATGAATTAAATGTTGTTGCATGTTTAACGGAAGTCATGGCGAATGTTGAGTTTCTATAGATAATATAAAGGCCGGTTTAGCTCAGTGGTAGAGCAACCGCCTTGTAAGCGGTAGGTCGTCAGTTCAAATCCGACAACCGGCACCAAATAAAGAGAGTAAAATGTTTAAACAGACAGAAGTTGATACACTACTAAAAGAATATCATGTTAATTTAGCAGAGATTGTAGCATGTGATAGATTCTCTAAGTCTACACGATTGCTTGCTGCTAACTTAATGAAGAATCCTTATCACAGCGTGGGTGTGTATCTGCAAAACCTAAGTCCAGAAGAACTGAGTCACTTAGAATACTTGTCAGAGATTAAAGACAACCATCCGCATGTTGATGAGCTCATCATTCTTACTCTCATGCTACTGCAAGCCGAAGGTACTGCTTGTTCTAGCGAAGACGAATTCATTAATTACATTTCATCTTTTAAGATGATGATTGCGGGAACTACTCTTGCTCGTAAAGGAATGATTAAAGTAAATTACGAGAACCTGTCATTCAACGATGACATGGGTGATAAGATTGTGTTTGAACCAATAGAGGAGGACGAATAATGGGATATAACCTGTCACAAAGATCCATCGACAGAATGGACGGCGTAGATGAGAGATTGGTTGCATGTGTCAAGCGTGCAATTGAATTGTCTGAGATCGACTTCGGCGTTACACAAGGCCTGCGCACCATCGAAGAGCAAGAAGCTCTGGTTGCAAAGGGTGCCAGTAAGACCATGAAGTCCAAGCACATTGACGGCTTGGCTGTGGACTTGATGGCATATGTGAACGGCCGTGGTTGCTGGGAACTGAATGTTTATGATGAGATTGCCGACGCGATGAAAGCCGCAGCTCAAGAACTGGATGTTCCAATTCGCTGGGGTGCCGCGTGGCACATTTCTGATATCCGTGACTGGGAAGGCACTATGGAAGAAGCTATGAATGACTATGTCGACACTCGTCGTGGTCAAGGCAAAAGACCTTTCATTGATGCTCCTCACTTTGAGATCATGGAGTAACATAGGAGATCGTTATGATCGTAAAAGCATTGAAAGCTATGGCTAACGCTCTAGTTGGCAAGAAAGAAGAGAATGGTCCTCATCCTCTCGATGGTCCTACAAAGAGGGCCCTCTTTCCAAAGAGGGCTCAAGTTGAGGAACAAAAAGAACTACCGACGTTGAACGAAGCGTCTTGGCCTTTTCCAAAAGCTCGCCCTCAAGAACCGGCAAAACCTGCGGCTGAGCCTAAGCCAGCAAAGAAAACGCCTAAGCAAATCGCTGCTGAGAAGCGTAAGGCCGCTGCTAACGCAGACAAAGCTAGAGCAAAGAAGACTAAAAAGTAAAGGAAAATAAATGAAAAAAACAGTATTGGCCGTAGCCACAACACTCATCACGGCAACTGCTATGGCAGATGTAACTCCATTCGTCGCAGTGGAGCGTGAAGTAAACGCTGCTACCAACCGTGCCATTCTTGGTGTTGGTACCGACCTCGGTCCTGTTGGCGTTGAAGCCAAATACAGCCTAACCGCCCCGAACAACATGAAGTTCGAAGCTGAGAAGGTTGACGTTGACTTGGTTCTGCCTGTTGGTGACAACGTTGACGTATACATGAAGAACGAACTGACCAAGTCGTTCAAGCACCAAGCCACTGTGATTGGTGTACAACTAACATTCTAACTAGGAGTATTTTATGGATTTAAAAGGTAGCAAGACCGAGCTGTGTTTGAAAGAAGCCTTTGCAGGCGAATCGCAAGCCAACCGTCGTTATTTGTATTTTGCAAACCAAGCTGACGTGATGGGAGCACCTGACATCGCTGCTCTGTTCCGCAGTACCGCTGAGGGTGAAACTGGTCACGCTCATGGTCACATGGAATATCTCATTGAGATGAACTCCGGCGATCCCGCAACAGGTATGTCTGCCAAGACCGTAGAGGAAGCCCTAGAGTCTGCCATTCATGGTGAGACGCATGAGTATACCGACATGTATCCTGGCATGGCACGACAGGCTCGTGACGAAGGCTTCGACGAGATTGCTGATTGGTTTGAGACTTTGGCTAAGGCCGAACGTTCTCATGCCAACCGGTTTCGTAAAGCTTTGGATGCAGCAAAAGCCGAAGAATAAATAAACATGGACACCGTGTGAAGGTAAGAGAGGCGTCCAAATAAGTCCTCTCTTTTTTAGTCTCTTTTAGGAAGTGTTATGTCAAATGAACAAAGTAAATTCATCCATTCCAAGCGCCGCCACGACAATGAGACTCACGCCAACAAGCAAAGGCATATTGCAGAGGCTTATGGCTTTAAAGTCGACGAACCTCACCGATATAACAAACACCATTTTATGGACTGTGGCAATCCAGGATGCCCAATATGCAGCAACCCTAGGCGACTATATAAAGAACGGACCTACCAAGAAAAAAGGGATTTTCAAGAGAAACTCATAGAATGAAAAAACGTAACTACACACAAGACACAGTACACAAGTTAAGAGGCAGTATGCCGATTGAGCATACGATGGCCAAGCTTGGTGCTCAGAAGCTATGGGCGCTCCTTGAGAACGAACCGTACGTTAATACACTCGGTGCTTATACAGGACAACAGGCTGTACAACACGCAAAGGCTGGATTGAAGGCGATCTATCTTTCGGGTTGGCAAGTTGCTGCAGCAAACAACAGTGCAAACACTACATACCCAGACCAGAGTCTCTATCCAGTTGACTCTGTGCCTAAGGTAGTGAAAGGCATCAACAACGCTCTTCGTCGTGCAGATCAGATCGAATGGGCAGAAGGTAAGCTAGTCACTGATTACCTACTTCCAATCGTTGCAGACGCAGAGGCAGGATTTGGCGGCGCTCTCAACGCCTACGAGTTGATGTATCATATGATTGAGGCTGGCGCGGCTGGAGTTCACTTCGAGGATCAACTTGCAAGTGAAAAGAAATGTGGCCACTTGGGTGGCAAGGTTTTGGTACCGACTAGTCAGATGATTCGGACTCTGACTGCAGCACGGCTTGCAGCTGATGTTGCCGGTGTCAATACAGTTATTATGGCGAGAACAGATGCAGAAGCAGCAACACTTATCACATCAGATCACGACCTATTGGACAGGGAATTTATTATCAATGAACGTACTGAAGAAGGTTTTTACAAGTTTAAAAATGGCATTGATGCTTGTATTAGCAGAGGTCTTGCTTATGCCGATTACGCTGATCTCTTATGGTTCGAAACTAGTACGCCTGATCTGGCACAGGCTAGAAAATTCGCCGATGCTATACACGCTAAGTTTCCGGACCAAATGCTTGCTTATAACTGCAGTCCTAGTTTTAATTGGCGTAAGCATTTAACGAGAGAAGAGTGCGCAGGGTATCAGGTTGAACTTGGTAAGCTAGGTTATAAGTTTCAATTCATTACATTGGCCGGTTTCCACTTGGCTAACCTGGCCACGTTTAATCTTGCCGAAGCGTATGCTAAGGAAGGAATGGCGGCGTATAGTGATATGCAACAAGAAGAGTTTGCAGCACAGGAACGTGGCTTCACGACAGTCAGGCATCAGCGTGAGGTTGGTGTAGATTACTTTGACTTGATCAGCGAAGCCGTTGGTGCCACAAGCACGGTGGCTAACAAATCCTCTACGGAGGCTCATCAATTCTAATCATATGGCTTATTCAGAAAAAGTATTAGATCACTATGAGAACCCAAGAAATGTTGGGAATCTAGATAAGACTCGTAATGATGTCGGTACTGGCATGGTAGGTGCACCTGCATGTGGCGATGTGATGAAGCTTCAGATACAAGTAGCAGATGGTGTTATCACTGATGCCAAGTTCAAGACCTATGGCTGTGGTAGTGCAATTGCTTCTAGCTCACTTGTGACTGAATGGATAAAAGGCAGAACATTGGATCAAGCAACAGAGATCACTAAC